TGTGTTGTTTCCCCCTTTTTTTACAAAAAAAATATTAAACAAAAAGCCGTAACTTGTTTCATGGTGTGGATTATGCCGTAACACTTGCCACTTATCCGCAAAGGCACTTTTAAAGATGTGCAAACTTTTTGTGGATTTTTTTAACGAACCGTGTTAGAATTGACTTGTTGAGTGACAACCTAACACGGTTAGTCTTTAGGCTATGTATTCAAGGTAATCTTGTTCCGTAGCAAATAATATATAACTATTTGTTGCGGAAACATAGCCCATGTAGCCATTAGCTACATAATAACCCTTTACCATAGTATCCACCTACCCTTCTGGTAAAGTAAGTTTCAAGATTTTGGATTGCTTACAAAGAAGTTTAACACTTTGTCGTGTCCGTATCTCTTAACTTGGTTATATCTTATCACAATTAGTTGTGATTGTCAACAACTTTTTGATATTTTCTTGAAAGAATTTTCTGAATGAAAATTTGTTGTTGTTCTGTTGATGGTTATATCTTATCACAATATATTATGATTGTCAATAATAAATTTCAAAAAATTCGATAAAATCATATTCAAACATACGTTCTAGTACATTCTGCTCTAGTTGTTCGGATCTGATTATATCGAACAAACGTTCTAATAAAAACATACTCTAATATTGTACTATTATGGTATGTTTAAGGGTGTAGGGGTGGCAAAAACCAGATCCGCAGCTTGTTATTTTGGAAATCCATATAGCAGATTCTTTCACACACCAACTCAAAAATCCAAACCTTTAAAATCCCTTATTTTTCAAGCAAAACTTCAAATTTAGCCAAATTTATCCCATATCGTACCTCATATCGTAAAAACCCTTATTTTCCAACCATTTCACCCACTTCACACCCCAATTTTCAAAATTCCACTACACAAAAAATCACACCCTTAACGCAGCTTTCTTCCTTATTTATAAGCACTTTTACCGATAACCAGTTTTCACGAAAATTATCAATAATCGTGACATAAATTCTCAGACCATATCTAATTCAAAAATTCTAAAAAATCCCATATCTCATTTCTTACATCATTACCAAGCACTCACTCAACCAATCCCAACACCCCAATCCTTAGACTAAATCACACGAAATCGACTCAAATTTCAATCAAAACTACCTCAATGATAAATTGCATACCTAACAACCTAAAATCGAAAATCATCCTCATTTTCTTTAATTTACTCCCATACATAGTGGGGTACATTAAAACCATACAGAAATCATATCTCATATCTCACTACTACTCATAAAAAATACGGAAAAATAAATTTTAAGTAAAATAAAGTTCCAAACAGAGAATATATAACCATGAACCAATAAAATACATTCAACGAAAGGAATTAACACATGAACACATATTTAGTACCAACAACGGAAGAATTCGGAAATGTATACAAAAACATAATTGTAATTTATGCTGAATCAGAAAAAGAAGCGTATCAAAAAGCAATTTTTCAAAAAGGATTATCAGCACGTCATATTCAAGAATATACAGATAATCCTTATGAAACATTTTATAAAGAACTTAAGATTCCAGAAAAATTCTTTTCTATATCAAGAAAAAATGCTATACTAAAAGAAACTTTTCAGAAAGAAGGCATGGAATATATGGAACTTATAAAATTATATGATTATATGTATTGGGGAGATTATAATTCTCAAATTCAATCGCTTGCTGAAAAAGCTATAAAAGAGTCCTGGAATTTTGAAAATAAAAATGATAATGCAATTCTAAAAAATTATCTATTAAACACATTTTATCAATTACAGCGTGAACACAAAATCATTGAAACTGATGAATATTGTTTATTTAATACTGGTTTATTCACTGATCGTTATATACCAATTTATGCATATGGCGAATTAAATCAAAGATATTTAACTGATGATTCGGTACAAAAATGGTATTTTAAAGGATTTAAAGATGAATATGAATTAACATCTCTTGATGTTGATGCAGATTTTCCCGAAAGAGCAGATTATTTTCAGGATACTACTCTTCTAGTATTTGATTGGCATTGTAAGGTACATCCTAATTATAATCACATATTAGATGACTTAAATACATACAACAGATTACCAAACTGTATCAAAGAAAGTGAAAGACCATTAGAGGTATTAAAAGGTTATATTGATACTGCTATACAAAAAGTAACTGCCAATTATAAGTTAGCCATTCCGCACTATTATCAAGAAAAGATCCAATTAATGATTCCATTATGTTTTACAAAGGATGATAAACCAGATATTGCATTGGTTCTTGAAAAACGAAGAGGCAATCATTATCAAGCAAAAACATGTCTTACTATGGAAATGGCTTATATGGATGCAAGATTAATTGCAAAGCCAGAATCAGATTGGTTATGTGCTGATTATATTATTGAGGAAGAAACAGAAGAATAAAATACGCATTATATTATTAAAGGTAGATGAGAAATCATCTGCCTTTTATTTTTATGTGGAGAATATATAAGTATCAATATAGAAAGGAATAAAAAACCAAATGAACAAATATGAAATAGAGATACCAAAATATCTTAAACAGAGAGAAAGCAATATATCCAAAGCAAAGAAGAAATCAAAGCACAAACATCATTATGAAGAATGCCTGATTCAATACAGATCCACATTTATAGGAAAAACTCATCTTAATACAGGTTTATATACCTACTGTACTATTTGTGGAAAAATAAATGAGCGATTCAAGGAGAATAAATCTATTGTAAAAGATTATATCAGAGAAGTTAATTCATCAACATGTAAATACTACTCTCATATTCCTGACGAGGAATTATATGAAAAGTACCATGACAAATTACCAGTATTCTTTGTAGAGGATATTTACAAAGAGAAGTATGTTGATTTGGAGCAAACAGAAAGGAATAAAACAAATGAGCAAAGGTAAAAATTTCGAATCATTAAAAATACCATTCGTAAAAACTTGTCCTATATGTGGAGAAAAATATTATAAACGAGTTACCAAAAAAGGTAAAACAAAAGGGCTAGATTTGAATTTTGTATCAAAAGAAACATTTTTCTTATTACATTATTATTATGAATATCACTGTTATACATGTGGATATGAATGGCAAGAAAAATATCTGTAACAGAGAATAATCGTATAGGTACATCATATATGTACCCAAATGAAACTATCAATCCAAAACACCATGTACCTAAATCAATCAATAACAATCAAACAAAAAATTATGGAGTTTGTATGTAGCGTAAGCGAAATACAAACGGAATATTCTTCTCTTGATAATATGAGTCTATATAGATATAGACTGCACAAAATTGATAGCTGGCATGTACCCAAATGAAGTATTTTTTCACTTTTAGGTACATGCTGTATGTACCTAAATGAATTTTTGACAATTTCATAAATGTAAAAGTTCATAACTTTTGAAAGTTAAGATGGAGAATATTACAATGTGACAAAATAAATATTTATTATGGAGGAATTCAAAATGACAAATAGTGAAAGAATTGACAATTGTGTAACAAACCTTATTGAGACAATTTCTAAGAATATCAGTAGTATGTATGGAGAAGGCTCAATAAAGCAATGTGATGAAATCGAAGCCCTCGCTTCATTGGTAAAAGCAAGAGCAACGATTAAACCACATAAAGACTATTCTTCATCAGAATCAGATTTTTCTAAAGAATGAACTGTGTTGTAAGTTTTCTTTATTAGTTCTGGAAGCACGTCCATTTTAATTGGTACACAGTTATCTTGTGTTCCCCAAGCACGGATGAATTCACAAACGATTTCTGATGTAATTTCTTTATCGGTTTTAGCCATAATCTCATCTCCTCTCTTGTATTGATGCAAATATTATACCATATATTTTATAAATAAAAAGAGAATAACTAATTGAATCACTTACCACACTCTCATCTCACAAATTGTAACTGTAAATTATGTTTTAGAAGAAAGGAAAGAAAAATGCAACAGAAAAAATCAAAAACCAAAGTATATTTAATATGTTATTGCAAATCATTCAATGATTATATGGATGAATATGTTGAAATAATTAAAGCATATTCCAGAAAAGAACTTGCAGTACATAAATTGATCGACTTTCTAAACGAGGAATTTGACTTAGAAATAAGAGAATATACTATTGAAGCCATTGAGTCTGAATTAAAAAGAACAGATTATACTGGATGGTTTATCAAAGAAGTAACTATAAATAATGAATAACAAAGAAAGGATTTTTTAAAATGCAACAGATTAACATTAATGAATTAAAGGCACATCCAAGAAATAATGAATTTTTTGATGATATGACAGGTGACGCATGGGAGGCGTTTAAAGAATCTATCAAAACATCAGGCATTGTTGAACCTATTGTAGTGACACAAGATATGATTATTGTATCAGGTCATCAACGTGTAAGAGCTGCTAAAGAATTAGGATTACCTACTATTATGGTAGATATTCGTAAATACGAAGATGATGATAAGATTTTAAAAGATCTTATAGAAACTAACATTCGTCAACGTGGTATTGGTAATCCAAATCCTGTAAAACTTGGCAGATGTATTAAGGAACTTGAAAGAATTTATGGAGTCAGAGATGGTAGTACGAATAGTAAAGGTGTTGGTGTGAGCGAAAAGTTTTCGTTCACACAGAAAGATTTATCTGATGAAATTGGAATTGATGTAAGAACTATGCAAAACTACAAAAAACTCACAGAACTTATTCCTGAATTAGAGGATTTGGTTGATACAGGAATTCTTGCACCTACTACTGCTCTTGCATTGGTAAAATATATGTCACCATCTGAGCAGGAAGAATTTGTCAGGTCAATGGATATAACAAAAAAAATTACCAAAGGACAAGTTCAGCAATATATTGACAAGATTAAACAGCTAGAAAATGATAATCCAAAAGTAAAAGAGTTAGAAACACAAATCTCTGAACTCAAAACAGAGAAAAATATATTGGAACGAAAAGTCAAACTTAATCAGGAAGAATCTGATAAATATAACAAGTTAAAATCTGATATTGAATTTCTTACAAAACAGAAAACCGATTTAGGTCGTCAAATCGACTCTGCTACTGAATTGGCAGGGCTGACTGTAAGATTACAGAAATTGTTAGAGACAGAGCTTGCTCCAATTAAATTCAAGCGTTGTATGGAAGAGCTTGATTCTAGTGATGTATGTGTCGGAAATTTAACAGACATTATTAACAGAATTGATGATTGGTCTGACGAAATGAAGAAACTTTTAAATAACAACAACGATTATGTTGTAGACGTACAGTAAGAGAAAGAGAGGAAAATTACATGAACGAGATTATTAATAATAATTATACTGGAATGAGCGATTTAGAAATATTAGCAAATGGTCAAAATGGAATAACTGTTGTGTTGACTAGAATGGTTAATGAAAACAAAAAAAGAGATACCAGAATTGCAATACTTGAAGAGAGTGATGAGGCAAAGACAAAGGAACTTTCAGAAATCAAAGAGAAAATGGACTATATTGCATCACCTGAAAATTCAATTATGTACAGAGAATTGGTTGCAATATGTAGAAGCAGAGTGAATCAATTGCTTAATTCTACAAATGATGGATTATATAAAAATTTTTGGAAACCTTATTTTAACAGAAATATACATACTGTTTTATGTACACATTTTAATGTTGGAAGTGACAAATATATTAAAACAAAGTATTTTGAGGAAGCAAAACAAATAGCATACAATTATATTCCTTCAGATTATTATTTAAAAGGTAGAATTGATGATTTATTAACTGATAAGGAAAATGGTGTATTAGATTTATCAAAGGATAGAATATTATCATTTAAACTTTATATTTCAGATTCTAATAATGGTAAAATAAATCTTTTTACAGCATAGTGAGGTGAAACGTCTTGCCAAACTATGTAAAAATTCCACGAGAAATCATTTATGATAAGGATCTATCATCTAAACGTGTAATAATCTTCTCATATCTTTATGCAAGGCGTTCACTTGATGACACAGTGGCATTTTCTACAACAGAACTTTGTCACTGGTCTAAACTGAAACCTAACTATAGAGATGGAAAGATAAATCAGAAATATTATGAAGTTCTATTACTTCTCTCTCATTATGGATACTTTGAATCATGTCCAGATTTTGAGAAATGTCTAAAAGAAAAGACCAATTCGGTCAAATATCAGCAAGTAAAACTTAATATAGAAAAATTCGATGTACCTGATAAGTTTGGAATTATTTATTTTGATGAGTTGGATACAATATTAAATTTTAAAGATGAATTGAAGGATGAAGAGATTGATACTGCAAGAATATCATCAGCTTATATTCTACTTGTACTCTCTTATATTCGTGTCAACATCAATCGTATGGATAATAAACCATTATGCTGCTATAGATATTTTAAAACAATTTCAGATGATATTGGACTGTCTGAAAGATATATAAGGCGTATAGTTGATATTTTAGATGAGTTAAAAATTGTGAAATGTCAACCTATGAAAAGAGAACAATATATTAAGAATGGTGAAAAAAGGTTTTTAACTACACCAAAGGTTTTTGCTGATTATAGGCATTTCATTCATGATGAACACGGTCAAAGAATTGATAAAGAATATAGTCCAGATAAAGAAATAAAAAAACAGATAGAACTTTTGGAGAACAATAAAATATAGAAACCAATTAACGCAGCACTCAAAGGAGCTGATTACAATGAACAAAATTATTTTTAAAACTAAAGGAGAAATATTAAAATATGAAAACAAGTTACACACAGAACTATAACACATTTGCAGGTGAAATTGATATTGATGATTTTTCTACAGAAACACCAAACAAAAAGAGAATAAATAAATATATAGAGGCAGACAACCTTGAAAAAACAATTATTAAAAAGGAGCGACAGAAAAAAGAAATGAAAAATTATCAGTCAATGACACTTGAAGAACTCAGAGAAATGAAACTTGTAAGTAATACAAACGGGAGACCTAATTCTACTCTTACGGATGAGAAATGGCAGAAAGAATTTGAAATCAGAAAAATTTTTGTAAAACCAGTTAGTAAAGATATTAAGAGATTTTGTCAGAAAAGTAAATGTTCAAAAGAAACAGGTTATTGGAACGAAGAAACAATGGGTACTTATCATGGTGCAACAAATTGGCAAGAATATTGTGCTTACATAAATGATGTTCTTCGTAATATTCAGTCTGGTCAAATTGATTATTGTTATTATATATATCAAATTCTTGATATTCTCAAATTTCACTATGATGATTTAAGAACAAAATATTGTGACGGATATTGGGAAGTTTGGTTAGATTTAGGTGAAAATAAATAATGTGTGAAATATGTAGAAAACATCCTTGTCATCCAAGATGTCCTAATACAGAATCATTACAAATAAAAAAGGTATGTTCTATTTGTAACGAAGGTATTTATGATGGTGAAGAATATATTGTTAACGGTGATTATGAATATGCTCATTGGGAATGTGTGAATTATGCAAGGGATTTGGCTAAATTTTTAGGTTATGAAATCAAAGAAATGAGCAAAGATTATTGAGTAAATAGGAATTTCATTTGGAAAATATATAAGTGGAAGGAGATTTTTATATGAATGAACAATTTAGCCAAGATGAATTGAAATTAATGACTGATTTGATCACAGATTATATTTCAAAGATAGAATGTTATGAAGACTTAATCGGCAACAATTATAATTGCATACAATGTGGGAATATAGAAGATTGTTACATGATAGCAAATTCTCGTTGCAATAGTGAATTTGCTGAAAATATTAATTATGGCGGTTATGATTCAGAAGAAGAATTTTTTTGGAGCAATTATTTGATTAAGGTGGTGATTTATTTATAGATGAGTGAATTTGGAATTAAAATAAAAAACATTGAAGCTGCAACTCTTTATGAATATAATAAAGGACTTCGTGATCATTATGATTATAAAGACGCAATGTTCGTAAATAGCTTATTTAAAGACTTTATGTGTGAGAACAAATTGAAGGTATGGAATGATGAATCTACGAGAGACTTAATATGCTTGGAATTTAATTTTGGTACACGTTCTTATGATGAGGAAATAGCTCATATTAGAAAAATAGCAAAAAATGCAAGAATTGAATATAAAAAGGCAATTAGCTCTGGAAGTAAAAAACTAATAGAACTACAGACGAATAAGAAAAAGAAAATAATAAGTTTATATAATTTTGCTGTTAATCATAAAACAGATTATTTCTCATTATCAGCAGATACAATAAGAGAAGAATTTTATAATAATGGAGTTAATGTAGAATATATTACTCGTAAAAGGAACGGTAATATTATTAAAACAGAAGTTATCCATTATAAAATGTTATATAGAAGTACAGGTAAAGCAAAAAAAGGTACTTGTATGTTTATAAGAGATAAATTGTATAACAAGGCAATTAATTATCTTAGAATGGGAATAAAACTTCCAAAACATAATGCGGATATTGTTGGGATTAGCGCATACTCTTCTCTCGTATGTAGCGGAATTGTTGGAAAAGTTAAAATCAATCCTAAAAATATTTTGGTATTAAAAGATGTTGATAGGTATTTTAACACAAATGTTATTTCTGTTGAAATAGATGAAAATAAACATTGTATTGCGAAAGCTATTAAAGATTATAAATTAAAAAATACGTTATTTGATGGACAGGCTTTAATCGACTCTTCTATTTTTCCAAATTGGGGAAATGGTTATATTCTTCTTAGACATCATTTCTGTAAAATGGCTGCTTTCTGTAGCAACATTCAATTATTTTTCCGTGATTATTTTGGTGATGACTACTATTCTGCCACAGTAAAAGATATGTGGGGAAATGAGCATTATGTAAAAGATATAGAACTTATTACAACTGATAACGCAATGAAATGGATTAAGTATGACGTGTCATATGACTATTGGTGTAATAAAGTTTATGAGAACGACTGTATGTTTGGTATTGTTAAAACTGCTCATCCAAGTAAGCTTGGAAATGTGCAGCGTATGAGTTACCAGATGGTAAATTCTCTTGATGTTGAAATTATGGAAAATGTATGCAAGGAAAGTATTGAATATATCAATAGGTTAAAGACCGATGATGATTTCTTTCTTGATTATTTGAGGAAAAATATTAACTTTTCAAACGATTACGAAGCATTAATTGCTTTATGTGAACAGAATCGAGATTTTCTTAGAAGTTCTTATTTCAGGGATCGTAAAAAGGCAATTATTATGACATATGTTTTAAATTTCAAGAGTGGTAAAGTAATTCAAAATGCAGATAATTTGGTGATAGTTGGTTCACCATATGCAATGTTGCTGTATGGTGCGACTGGTAATCCCTGTGATGTTGATAAAGATGATACATTTTCTGTTGAAGATTTAGCAACTCAATGTTATACCACCAGATTTAATGATAATGAATATCTTGCTGAGTTTAGAAGTCCGTTTAATGGAAAGTATAATCTCGGGTATTTACATAATGTATATAATGACAGATTCAAGAAGTATTTTAAATTTTGTGACCAGATTATTGCTGTAAACATGAATGGTACTGATTTTCAAGACCGTAACAACGGTAGCGACATGGATAGTGATAGTATTTATACTACAAACCAAGCCGACATCGTATTACATGCGAAAAATTGTAAGGAAAAATATTTAACCATTGTAAATAATATTCCTAAAGATTCAAATGTATATGATAGCACTATGAAAGATTTTGCGAGATTGGATAATAAATTAGCAGCTTCACAATTAGATATAGGCGAATCAAGTAATCTTGCGCAACTTGCTCAGACTTATGATTGTACGTTTGATGAACAGAAATATAAGGATTATGTTTGTATACTCAGTGTATTAGCTCAGATCGCTATAGATTCAGCAAAACGTCTTTTTGATGTTGATGTTGGTTCTGAAATAAAGCGTATAAAAAAAGATATGGATGTTGAAAATAACAAATATCCTGCTTTCTGGAAAGTTATTAGAAGAGATTTTAAAGAAAAAAATATCAATTATAATCTTGTTTGTCCTATGAATTATCTTTATAATCTAAAACTCGACCAATTCAGGTCAAATGAATCTACAATTCCAATCCAATATTTTTTCAAGAAATTTGAGATAGAAAAGAACAGAAAAACATGTAAAAAAGTTGAAGAAATAATAGAAATGTATATGAACAAATATTATTCTACTATTAGCTCTGAAAATGAAGATTCTTATTTTCTTTTAAAAATGGATTTTGATAATATGATTCAGGATATAAAAAAAGTTTATGTCTCTAAGAATTATATTGGATTATTTAGTTGGTTGATTGATAGAGCTTTCTGTGTTTCTATTTCTCAAAAGCAAAATCAGTATAAGTTAAAATCAAAAATCAAGAAAAGAAAATCTATTTTAATCAAGGCATTATATGATATCAATAGTGCAAATTTGCTAAAATGTTTCTCGGAAAATTATTAATTTTGTTCAAAAATAGTGTTTTTTAGGGACACCTAGACAATTTTAATGTTCCGAAACCATTGATTTTAGTGCATTTTTAACAACTTCGTTAAGTTGTATAATGAGGAGAAAGGATTTTTCTTTATCTTAGTACCTCTCCGCTTACATGCAAATGCGGAATATAAATAAGCAACGATCGTTTTATAAAAAAATACTAAGCCCTCTTAATTGAGGGCGATGCTGAAAGGCTAAAACAATGAAATCAGCCTTTCTTAGCTGATAAAACAGAGAATATATAATTGTTGAGAGACATTATAATATTTCGTCTAACATATGGCTATAAGTTAGTTGCTGTGATGCCATGTGAAAAAACTTGTGCATGTGTGATAAAACCAGTTAAGTTCAGCAAGCGAGACTGTACCATGCATTTCTGTGGAAGATATATAGGAATCAAACCTATGGGGAACGATTCGAGGCGTTTTCAAACAGAACAATTATAAAAAATATTTCTAAGATTGGTACATATTCATATTGTATCTCATCTTCTTATTCGGTGGCTATGCTACAGTTCTTGTAGTATGGTTGCCGATTTTCTCTTTGAGTGTGTAGCTCAGTTGGTAGAGCATTCGACTTTTAATCGAAGGGTCGTGGGTTCAAATCCCACCACACTCACTCACTTCTGCTATTCAGCAGGAAATAAATCAAAGGATGTGAAAATTATTAAACAGATTTCTAAAAGTGAAATTATAAAATTATTATCCGAAGGTGTAATCCGCAATACCAAACGAGGATATGTAGACCACAGAGGCGAACAGGTCGGCTACTATCGTACCAAAGGTGTTGCAAGAAAACGTTACATCGAAGATAAATATGTTAAGTAGGTTCTGCCTATGAAAAATAGAATCGAATATAAGGGTTTCTATATAGACAAGACCGAAAATGGCTATCGTATTAGCAGAAAAGAAGATACAGAAAAGCATACTCATCTCTCAAATCTTAATCCATCATATAGGCTTATAGACAATGTACTATCAAATAAAATTCCTACTCGTTGTGGATGTTATTATTTGGAGTCACATATTCGTTTAAGCTATGATGAAAATTATATTAGGAAGATTCGTGAGTATATTGAAGTAAAACAGAATAAAACGAAACAAATGTATTTTAATCCTGGCAGAAAACGTTCTGGCGGGAATTTTTAATTTTATGGAGGGAAAAGGAATTATGGTAGATAGTAAGATTAAGAAAGCAACTGTTAGTGCTGCTAAGAAGAATATTACAGCAAGTGGTGTACGAATTGAGAATGGAGTTTTTGTGGATGATGAAGGTTCTATCGTAGAACGTGTTGCAGAGAAATTACCAGAAGGCACTACTATTTTTGATATTAAAATAAGTATTGAAATTTCAGATGAAGAATCTGATTCTGCTGAATAGAAAGTAGGTGGACATAATAATCGACTTACATAGATTAGAAAACGAAACAGACTTTGAATGGAAATTAAGATGCTGCCTTGCAAAGAAACGCAAGGAAACAGATATGGATTGGATAGAAATTAGAGATATGCTTGGATTATCAATTACACCTGATCAGCTTAGAAAACAGGCAGTTGGATACGAGGAATATGACAACTATATTAATGGATATGAAGGAGTAGCTACTACCATCCTATCTGTTTCTGATTTACACTACCCTTTTGCTAAACCATTAGATACGTTTAGTGATTTTTACGGAAAAGTTGATGTTCTTCAATTGAATGGAGATTTAATAGACTGTATGGCATTGTCACGTTTTTCAAAATCATATAGGGTGTCACCATTAGAAGAAATGATTGGTGCAAGACAGTATATTATTGATTTAATTGAAATGATTAAACCAAAAAAAGTTCTTGTGAATCATGGAAATCATGAATTAAGACTTGGTGCATATTTAGCAAAAAATCTTGATAATGAATTACAAGAATTAATGCCAGAAACAGCATTAGATTATATTTTTATTGATGGCTTTACTCATTATGACAGAAAAGCTAAAACAAAAGTAAAGTATTCGCCATTGTGCGAAGTATTTGATGACATTGATATTAAATATACAGGAACTTGGTACTCACAGTATAAGGATATTTTATTTTGTCATCCAAAAGCATTTGCTAGTAGCCCATTAAAAACAGCAGAAAAAGCATTGTATTGGTTTAGGAACGAGGGTTTTGATTTTAGAAACCTTATTATGTCTCATACACATAGAGTTGGTTCATATAAAATTGGAAATACAATGATTTATGAACAAGGATGTTGCTGTGAAACAAATAAAATGAGATATAATGATGGACAATTAATTAATTCCCAAAAGGAAGGATTTATGATTATATGTCTTGACAAAGATGGACATGTAATTGAAGGTAGAACTCATATTAAAACATTAAATTAGTTGAAATACTAATTTCTTCGGTTGACGAGTGCATGGGATGGTTCATTAAATGTAGTCAAATTTGTGATGATACAGGGCGAGCTACAACCGAAAATTATAGACCAGAACTCGACTGGCATTAATAAACGAGAATAACTTCGGTTAAATCTCCTCTATTCCTACAGGAGAATAAACACAGCGAGGAAGGATACTGACATACATACATCAGAGGTTCGCAATTATCCAGAAATTGCTACGAGGGAGTAGACTATATTGCTACTACCCTCTTTTTGTATTATAAAAATTAAAATATTAAGGAAGAAAAAAGGAGAAAATTATTATGACAAAAGCAGAACTTATTAAAGGAATTCAGGAAGAAGTATCTATTAACATCCCACAGAAAGATTTAGCAGAGATTTTAGATGCACAGGCAAAAGTTGTTGCAAACGAAGTAAAAGCAGGTGGAGAAGTTACAATTCCTGGTGTTTGCAAAGTAAAATCTAAAATTGTTCCTGAAAGAACTGGTACTGTAATGCTTGGTACAAATAAAGGTTCTAAATGGGTTAAGCCAGAACACAAAGAAGCTTGTGTAAAAATTGTATCTAGCTTGAAAAATATTTTTGCTTAATTGATTGGTGGTGAAAATATTGAAGATTTTACATTTTGATGATTATGAAGATCTTGTAATAACTGTTTCTGAAAAATACGATGAAGTTAAGAAAAATGATGATTTAGATTCTATTGATGTTGTTGGGAAATACGAAGACATCAAAGAAATCATGGCTAATCTTATTACTTTTGGATATGGTATTGCTTTAATTACAGATTTTGCATATCCGTCATGGGATAATTATGAAGATGAATTTATTTTATCTATAAATGATAATGAAGTATGGTGTGAGCCTGCCAAAAGAGATAATGGTTATATTTATTCAGAAGCAAAAGCTGTTTATCTTTTAGATGATTGCAATTCAAAGATTATTTCACAGATTGAAGCTGACGAGATTTATGAAGTAGCAATCGGTGATTGTGATGACGAATGTGATAATTGCGCTTGTATGAGTGGTACAGATGATACTTATGTCCATTTATCGAATGACGAGGATGGAAATACTCATGGATTTACAGCGAGTAAGTCTGATGGAAGTTCGTATGTAAGTTATTCTTATTATACGAGTGATGAATTGACTGAGAATGATATTCAGAAGATGTTAAAGGCTTTTGGATTTTAATATTTGATTTTTAGAGTGTGTGGTTTATGCTGCACACTCTTTTTGTATGGGCGAGATTGGTCTTTGTGAGGATCGTAACCTCAGTCGTCCACTCTTAATGTTTCCGTGATGGAAACAGAGAATAAATATATGTACTCATGATCGGTGTCATAGCTGATTGTGGGATTTATGGAATGGGACAAATCGGAGTTGCAAACCGATTTGAGTAGAGTTTGTTACCTTACCCCTCTCTCCCATTCTATTTTTATGTATTGGAGTAGGTGAGAAAGTAGGAAAGTTATGATAAAGGATAATCATGGGTATAATCAATATACCAAAGAAGAAATTATTGAATTGGCACAAAATTGGTTTGATAAACATGGTAGGCTTGTACAACGAGATTTAAAACATGCTAATGGTCTTCCATCTTCTTGCCAAGTGACGAAACATTTTGGAACATTACAGAATTTATTAAAAGAAGCTTGTATTCAATCAACTACCAATTCAAATCTATTCAACAGAGAACGGCTATCAGATGAAGAAATGTTGGAAAATTATAAGAAGTTCGTTGAAGAACATTTGAAAACACATATGTTTTTACCGACAAATGATGATTTAGATAGGTGTCAATCAATTCAGTGTACATCAGTATATATTAGTAGATTTGGCTCATTTAACAATGTGAATAAACTTATTGGATATGAAGGATATAATAATAAAGTCTTAGAAGAAGATATGATTTCCAAATATAAAAGAGCTTGCAAAGAATATGGAACTGTATTATCTAGCAGAGAGATAACAAAAATATTCAAAGCTACAAATAATTATATTTATTCAACAGAAGCATATCTTAATCATTTTGGTACATTACATAATTTACAAGAATTATGTGGTTTTGATAAAACACGACCAGGTATGGGTGTTACGAGAGAAGAACTTATTGAGAAATTACAATGGCTAGGCAATGTTTTAGGTCGTAGACCAGTTGAGTCTGATTTAAAACTGTACAAAAGAATGCCATCTGATAAAGCATATTTTAAAGAGTTTGGAAGTTTTAGAAAAGCACTTAATGAAGCAGGGTTTGAAAAACAAAAAATATATGAAACAAAAAACGGCACAAAATGTCGTTCTACGTATGAGTTAAAATTAGCTCAAGTCTTAGAATCTTATAATATATCATTTGAAAACGAAGTTCTTTATAAAGATGTAATTCCAAATTTTAAGCGAAAATATAGATTTGATTTTGTCGTAGAGTTAAACAATCGCAAATATTATATTGAATTATTTGGTATTGAAGGTAATGAGTTATATGAAAAGCGAAAGCAGGAAAAGATTCAAATTTGCGAAGAAAACAATATCCCATTAATTCAATTATATCAAAGTGATATATATTCAAAAACTAATCAAGAAATTTATGAAACATTATTTAATTATATAGAAGATTTGAAAGAAGTGGCGTAACTACTATTGTTATTTCACTTCTTTTTTGTTTGAAAGGAAGTGAGATTTTTGGGAAATAGAGGTCGAATATATCATAATTTTTATACTCCTGAATTATGGGAACAAGTTAATAAAGAAAATAAACGAATAATGGATGATTTTCTTCAAGAATACAAACAACGAAAAATGAGTAAAGGTACGATATCAGGATATCACAATGATCTACGGATTATTATGATTTACATACTCAAGGAGTTAGACAATCGTTGTGTTCTCGAATTAAAGAAGAAGGATTTTCGTAATTTGAGTTTGTATTTTACAGAAGAATGTGAAATGTCAGCAGCAAGAACAAATAGACTTAAAAGTTCTATTAACAGTTTGCTTACATTCTGTGAAGATGATGATGACTATGAATATGAGGTCAATTATGCCAAAAAAGTTCGTGGTATTCCAAAATCTCGTGTAAAAGACGATGATGATGATTTTTTCTTTACATATGATGAATTTATTAAAGTTCGTGATATTTTAGTATCACAAGAAAAGTGGCAACTAGCCGTATTGTGGAGCATAGGTTTTGATTCTGCTGGCAGAAAAAACGAGTTGTTTCAGATACAAAAACATGGATTATTGGATGGAAATAAAACGAATGTTGTTATTGGTAAACGAGGTAAGAAGTTTCCTCTTGTATATTTAGATGATACTAAAGAATTGATTAGAAAATATTTAGAATGGCGTGGAGACGATGATATTGATTCATTATGGATTAAAGGTTCTGGTGATCACAAACAACCTATTGCTGATTCTAGTGTACTCTACGACAGAATTGTAAGTATTTCTAAAATACTTTCTGAAGTGCGTGGCGAGCCATGTAATATATTTACACATACGATGCGCCATTCTAGGTTAGAGTGTCTTTCACAAGGAACAGATATGCGATTACTTGATGAGAATGGAAATCCTAAAAAGTTTCCATTAGAACAAGTTCAAGTATTTGCCCATCATTCAGATCCGAGTACCACACAGGGATACTTGAAGGATCATTCGGAAGATACTATAAATTCCATGTTTGGATTTTAGAAGCTTTCATCTAACCCTTGATAAATCCTCAAACATATACTTCAAATGAGACGATTGGTGAGGTCGTCCCATGTCGAATTTATTTTCCAACCTCCGTTGTGGCATTGTTACTACGCCTATTATGTAACAAAGCAAGTTACCAACTTGATCTTTCTTAACACGGATACACACTTTAAGCGGTTTCGATTCCGCTTTATTACATGTCCTTTTAGCTGCTTATTTCAGTTGGACGGGACAGATTCAAAACTGCTTTCATGGGCAATTCCTCCTTAGTCCATATAGGGACAAGAATATTATAGCAGAAACAAGGACATGCAACAAGTGTTTGGAGAATAATAAAATACAACAAGCTGCTCACATCTAAAAGAAGTGAGGGTGGTCTGTCAACGGATTGACAGATTTTTATAAGTGAGCTGTCGCTGACCGATATGCGACATAAATATAAAGGTCGGTTTGCGAAATATTTGACCTTGGAATGGTCTAAAACTTCTCACTGCTACTGCTCAATGGCGGTGTTATGGAGAGGTCTTGCCTTAGTAGACAATTAACACATCTTGGCATTTGCTATTCATGTAACATTGTAAGACCTGCTACTGCATTTTGGTAGAGCTGACTTTATAGCAACTCTAGTGCGCACGAAACCTTAATGCGGTATACCTAAGCTTGTGCAAGCTACTGAATGCTCTGATGATTCTATAGCGAATTCGTACTTCTCTACGTTAATGAGATTAAAATAATTCCGCATTGGGAGATTGTATAAACATACTAAGTCCAAAAGACTATCATCATTGATGAGATCGGCAACGAAGCTGGATTATTTTTTTAATATTTAGATTGAAAACTTTTCTATTTAGTCTTGTAATATATGGATTTATCTCTAAATTCGCATCTGAGTTTTTTGAGATAGAAATAGCGAATGATTGCTGGGTGGTCTGTCGGATAAGAGACATAAAACCTTATCAAGTGGACTCTGCTTCGGAGTCCTAAAATATGAGAAGAACAATTTAGGAAGCATGAATGGGAATTTTCTAGGTATTCCTCTTCTAAATAACTGGATGTGTACAATCCAATATCAGATAGTTAGTGCTTTATGCTGATTTTATTGGCTCGTAGTTCAGTGGTAGAACGGCAGACTGTTAATCTGCATGTCGTAGGTTCAATCCCTACCGAGTCAGTTAGAGATACTTGACTTTATATTTTTCAAAGCACTCTGTAAAGGTTATGAAAAATAAATATGGCTCTGTGGTCTAAAGGTAAGGACACCACCCTTTCAAGGTGGTAATGCTGTGTTCAAGTCACGCCAGAGTCATTATGCGGTAAGCCTGATGTCGAAGGATTTTGCTGTGGTGCACATACGGTTTTATCCATGGTAGTTCATCACTACCCTACCGCCCTATACAGTTATAATCAGTTTGGCGACTGATTGGTAAATTTAATACTGTGTTAAGAAAGAGTCATTTCATGTGTTGAGATGGCTCTTTTGTTATATACACCTTTAGCTTAATTGGTAGAGCAACGATCTCCAAAATCGTCAGGTCTATGTTCAAATCGTAGAAGGTGTGCTAAGTACAAAATTGTATTAACAAATAATAGCTTGCAACTTACTGCTTGGAGGAAAATTAAATGAATAAAGGAAACAAAAATATTTTTGATGAAACTGTTGACACGTTAATCAAGGACGCAAAGGCTCTTACAGAAAGATACAATAAATATGTAAGCGCAGAAGCTGATCCAGATAATTGTGCATTTAGAAATAAAATGACAATTGATACTCTTCGACTTTTAAAAGATACATTGTCTTTAATTAAAGAGTATGATTGGCATTTAGAATATTCTGAATACGAAACAGATGGGCATAACGAAGTTGCTGTTTGGGAACAGAATCATTCTGGCGAAATTAGAAATCATAAAAAATGGACTGTTGGTGATAGTACAACAATGTATATTGACTATGGAACTGATGTGACACTTGTATATGTTGGTAGAAGGAAATTTCGTTTTGATTTAAAGAAAGATAAAGCAATTTTTATATATACAATTACTTCTTACTGTAATAAAGGTAATATGACTGTTTACGTTGATGACACTGGATTAGGTAAATATGTTTGTGATTTATTAGACAGTCATGATATTCCATATACAACAATTAGAAATATGAGTGATAGAGAGTAGCCACAGTGCTACTCTTTTCAATGTAAATTGCACTTTCATTGGAAATTTAATATTGGAAATTATGAGAAGTCATTTCGTATGAAGTGGCTTCTTTTTATATTGTGATGGAATTTAAAAAGAGAATAAATATATAGCCAACTATGAGAGGATCGTTACTGTTTCGATTGCAGGTAGTTGGATTATGGATGGAAGACATATGGAAGTCATGAGCCATATGAGTTGGTAATCGCTCGCACCACTCTTCCATCTTTTTATAAATAAGCGAGCAAGAAAGTGAGCGAAATAATTATGGCAAGTAAAAAATGGACAATTCAAGAAGATGAAATATTAAAACAGGTATATGATAAAATGTCATATCCAGAAATTGTAGAAAAATATTTTCCCGAAAGAACAGTTCCAAGTGTACGAGGAAGAATAAAAACACTTGGATTAGAATCAAAAACTTTTAGATGGTCTGATGAAGATATTGCTCTACTGACAGAGAAATATGAAAATGGAATGTATGTAAAAGACATTCAAAAGAATTATTTTCCACAGTTGACATTATCACAAGTAACAAGTAAAGCAAGCGTTTTACACTTAAAACATAAAGTCAGTTGTGTATGGTCGATTGAAGAAGACGAAATCCTTAAAGATAAATTTGCAAATTATACTAATACAGAATTACATGATTTGTTCTTACCAAATAAAACTGTTCGTGCCATTGAAGCAAGAGGGAGAAAATTATCTCTCAATAAAGCAGAAATTGTATGGACTGTTGAGGAAGATAATTTATTAAAGCAAATTTATGGAACTGTAAAGAATGATGACTTGATAAATTATTTTTCAAAAACATATAGTGCAATTTTACACAGAGCTGGTGAATTAAATCTTAAACAAGATTACATTTCTTGGACTGATGAAGAAATCTCATATCTTAACAAATACTATTCACAAGATATTTCTTTAGAAGAAATTCACAATAAATATATTCCCAATCGAACAATTTCAGAAATTACTGGTAAAGCTAATTCTATTGGTTTATTAAGGAATGAAAAACCGAGAGAATGGACTGATGAAGAAATTGATATATTGAAGAAATATTATAATACATATTCTGCTGATGTTCTGATTGAAAAATTCTTCCCTGATAGAAAAATTGGACAGATAGATAAAAAGAAAGCAGAACTTGGTTTAGTTGTAACAAATCGTTTTAGAAACGGTGAGGTATATTGGACTGAGGATAAATTAGAATTATTATTTAATGAATATCCATATATGAATACAGAAAAATTCTATAATAAATATTTTAAAGATGATATGAGCTTATCTGGCTTGTATGGGAAAATAAATAGTCTTGGTATTAAGAAAGATGAAGAATTTGTTACTGGTTGGACTTCAGAACAAGATCAATTCTTAAAAGATAATTATAGAAATATGGATTATTCTGTTTCTGACATTGCCAAGATATTAGGTAAAGATGAATCATCTGTTCAATATAGAGCTGTTAATGTATTTGGAATATATAGGAAAGATGAATTATTCTCTGAGAATGAACGAGAAATGATTCGGCAATTATATCCAAACAATAGAACAAGTGATTTTATTGATAAATTTCCTGGTCGAACTGTTGATCAATTAGAAAGATATGCTAGACGAATGGGAGTCAAGAAAACTAAGGATTATATCAGATGGGTAACACTTGAAGGTACGAAGAATAGTATTGAAACTTCAAAGCCACAACAAATGATAAATGATTTATTGGACGAAATGGATATTAAATATATTGGTGAATACGATTGTAAATATTATTTAGTAGACCATTATTTATCTGATTATCATTTAATGATCGAGGTACAAGGTGATTTTTGGCATTGTAGTCCTCTCTTGTCTGATAAATCAAACACTTCTGGTATTAAGGGAAATTTAATAAAGGATAAACGTAAACATACCTATATTAAAAATAAGTATGGAATTGAAGTTTTGTATCTTTGGGAAAAAGACATAAATGAAAATTTTGAATTATGTAAAAAACTCATAGAGTTATACATAAAAAATAATGGAAAATTAGAAAATTATCATTCTTTCAATTATGAATTGAATGATAATAATGAATTGGAACTAATAAAAGAAAAATATGTAGTTGGTTATTAAGAAGAGTATCTGTTGGTACTCTTCTATTTTATTTGAATAAAAGGAGGTGGCTGTTGATTGGCTACGAAAAGTAATGCAACCGAAACGAAATTGACGGCTGCTCAACTGAGAAAGAAAATAGAAACACTTGAAGATAGAGTGCAAACTCTAAAAGATGGTGCTTGGTGTTATATGTGTGATACACATAAGGCACGAGATAAATTTTATGTCAGTACAGATCCGCTAAATAAAAGTGGGCTTACTCCTATTTGTAAAGACTGTGCACGTAAGATTGCTCTTAAAATCGGTAAGGATAAAGTCGAACACGATCCTGATAAAACTTCAGTAATTGAAGCTATGCGGTATCTTAACAAACCTTTCTATACAAAGTTATGGGATTCCAGTGTTCAAGAATCTGAGAATCTTGCGTCAGGCAAGGTTCGTTCTAATGGATACTTATCATATGTAAAAAACGTTGCTATGGGGCAATATAATGGCGATACTTTCAAGGATTCGGATATATTTAAATCTACTGTTACTGTTGATTCTCCAAAAGAAGAAACAACTGAAGAACAGTTAATTGAAACTCATGCAGGATTGGATACATATGATAGTTTCTTGAAAAACAAAGATGATGTCATTCGACTATTGAGTTATGATCCATTTGAAAAAGAAGATATTGCAGACCAACCATTTTTATATTCTCAATTATTGGGAATTCTCGATTCAAGTGAAGATGCAAATGAAGATATGATGCGCACATCTTCTGCTATTTCTATTGTTCGTGGTTTCTTACAGCAATCAAAAATAGATGATACTGTTGCTAAATTAATGAGTGATATTTCCAATATTGAACGTAATTCTGCAACAATAAAATCATTGCAAGAAAGCAAAGGTAAAATTACCTCTGTTATTACAAGTTTGGCACAAGATAGTTGTATTTCACTCAAGCATAATAAAAATGCGAAAAAAGGTGAAAATACGTGGACAGGAAAAATCAAAAAAATAAAAGAACTTAATCTTCGTGAAGGTGAAGTCAATGGTTTTGATTTAGAAACTTGTAAAGCTATGAAACAAGTAATGGATTTGAGTAATGCTTCTATTATGAAAACACTTGCTCTTGATGAATCTGAATGGTCTGATATGGTTGCAGAACAACGACAAAAAATCGTTGATTTGCAAAGAGATTTGGATAAATATATTGAAATATCTCGTATTTTACTTAGAGAAAATCTTGACATTAAAGATTATTTAAAAGATAAAAATATATCTCTTGATATGAACTTAGTTGACTTAAATGACTTATTCTCTTGTTTCTCAGAACAAGCATCTGACGAATCTGATGATTCAGAAAGTGAGGATGAGAACAATGAGGTTTAAAGATATTTCTGATCCGTTAGATGTGATTAAGTACGATGACCAATGTATTCAAGAGGATATTATTTATGTAAAACCTGGCACTTATGCTATGTCTTCAAGAAAAATAGATTCGTTGATAAAAATAGCATATATGCAAAAATATTATCAATGTAATCCTGTTCGCTTTATAAACGACTTTTTCAATATAGAACTTTTGGATGCACAAGCATGGATAGTTCAACAAAGTTGGACTTGCCCCAATGTATTGTTGGTATGTAGCCGTGGATTTGGTAAATCCACTCTTATCGACATAATCATAATGTCAAAAAATATGTTATTTAACAACTATTGGACGTATATTGCAAGCGGTAGCGGCAGTCAGGCTGAACAAACTTTTACCACTTTGGAGAGACTTGCAAATGATAATATTGATACAATGATGGGTTCGACAGGATACATATTTAAAGCTGAAATTGAAATTAAAAATGCTGCTGGTGATGGTTTAAGTAAAGACCTTTTATACAGTAATGTATATCAAAACTCTCTCAAATCATGGGAAGTCCAGAGATGGATAATCATGAGGGTAATGCAAGTTATACTTGCGTCCTGCAACGATCACAGTTTAATTGGTAACAATTAGACATACGGGAGCTTCCTTAGGGGAAGATGGTATGATCTGAACTGCAACTATAATCTAATATATAATGAAATTGCAGAGATAGGCAGAAATGACCTATCCCTTTTTATTTTATAAAAAGAGTAACAAATTTGTTTCACATGGCAGTAATGGTTTTTCATATTCGACATATAATGGTGGATTTACTCAGACATTAAATTCTAATGTAGATCGAAAAAGAGGTATGCGAGGAAATGTAATTTTTGATGAGTGTGGTTTCCTTTCTGATGAAATGATGTCGGTATATTCAGCTTTTGCAATCGTAAATAAAAGCTTCAAATCTGGTAAAGATAGAGACGGAAACAGAATTGATACTGTTCGATTAAGAGCAATTCCAAGAGAAATTCCAAACCAAAAATTCTATATATCTTCTGCTTCTGATACTTCCACAAAATATTATTCACTATATAGAGAATTTTCAAAACAAATGATAATGGGAAATAAAGACTATTTTGTTGCCAATATTACTTGCGAAGTACCACTACGCCCTACTATTCATGGACAGATGATGGCACCTCTATTTGAAAAGTCTACCATTGATTCTGATATGAGAACAAATCCAGAAAAAGCTAGGCGTGAATATTTTTGTGAGTTTACAACAGATGCGGGATCGGATGCGATTATTAGACGTGGTGTTATAACTCGTAATGAAGAAGTGCGTAAACCACTTCTATACAATGACACAGGTGACAAGAAATTTGTCATTACATATGATCCTGCCAGAAGTCGTGATAATTCAGTTATTCTTGTTGGAGAAATATATGATTTTGAACAAGTTGATGGAAGTATTGATACAAGAATGCGACTTGTAAATTGTATAAACTTAATAGACGTTGGAAAAAAAATCAAGTCACCTATGCAAACACCAGACCAGATTGAATACTTGAAAAAAGTTATTCTTGCTTATAATGGCGGTGCTGATGCTTATGGAAATATTATTGGAGTATATATTGATGCAGGTTCTGGAGGTGGCGGCGTAAATATAGCAGACTATTTGATGCCTGATTTCACTGACTCTGCTGGAATTGTACATAGGGGTTTAATTGATAAGGAATACTCTGCTGATTATATAAAAAAATTCCCAAATGCAGTAGATAAAGTACACTTAATGTCTCCTACTGCTTTTAAATCTGAAATGTATGAAGCAATGATTGAATTGATAAATCAAGATAAAGTAAGTTTTACCGCACCCTATGATAATAAGGATTATTTAACCGTTTTTGACATTGATGAAGAAAAACTTACACAAGCAAGAGAAAAAATCACAAAAGATTTGAAGAAAGAAAAGCTCAACGAAAAAGAATTTGAAAGTCGGTTAAATGACGAACTTGGAAAAATCCAATCAGTAAATACAAAAATGATAAAACTTGATTGGCAAGACGAAATTGCTCTTGCTAATATGGACGCTTTAAAAGAAGAACTTGTAAACATGGTTCGAAAAAAACGTGAATCTGGAAAGGATTCATTTGAATTGACACCAGAAAAAGCTAATAAGCTCCATGATGACAGAGCATATACGTGCTGCATGGCTTCTTACGCCCTCATGTGTGAACGTAGAAAATCCATCACAAATAGGAAACGTACAAACAACTTCGACATCTCTCAAATGGTTGGTATATCAAAACGAGCAACTAACTGGAATAGACATTCTGGTTAGTTTTTTGTTGCAAAATTTCAATACACACAGAAATGAAAACACAAACAGAAAGGTGGTGACTACAAAGAAAAATGTCAAATATAACAAATAAACAATCATCTCAAAAAGAGCCAGCAGAAGTCATGGTAGATGGAACAAAAATAGGTACTTCTACAAAGAAGTATGCACAGATTCTTGATTTCGCAACGCTCCAAAATATATTAACTCAAAATGTCGGTAAGACACAATCAAAGACATATGTTCAGTATACAAAAGAAAAACTGATAACATACATTCAGTCACCACTTGCCAACTTAGATAATATTAGGGATGTATCACAATATCTATATCGTATCAGTTCAAATTATAGAACATTAATAAATTATTATGCCAATATGCCACTTTACTCATACAATGTCATCTTTAAAAATGAAGATTGGACAAAAACACCTAATAGTAAAGATTTTATGAATGATTATCAAACTTTATGTAAAAGACTTCAAATTATGGGATTAAAAAATTTGAGTCCAAAAATTATTGCCACATGCTTACGTGATGGCATTTATTGCGGATTTACATATGATGATGAAAACTCATTTTTTATAAATGATTTAGATCCAAAGTATTATAAAATATCTGGTATTACTGAAGGTGGAACATATATTGTAAAATTCAATGCTGCATATTTTGACTCTGGTGACAATAAAGAATTTTTGTATGGAATAAATAATAATGGCGAAGGAACATGGGATAAGATATTTGTACAAGGATATGAGGATTATAAATCAAAGGGAAGAGATTTCCAATGGTTTGAATTACCGCCTGAAAGAACGATTTGTACAATCTGTGGTGAAGATCCAGTTGTTCCTCTTCCATTCTTTGTAACTGTTTTTCAGAATTTATTGGATTTGCTTGATTACAATGATTTAATTAAAGCAAAAACAGAGTTGGAAAATTATGTATTACTTTTGAGCAAGATTCCACTCATTAGTGGTTCTGATGAAGTAAATGATTTTGCCGTTGATTTGGATTTGGTTCGATTGTCACAACAAATGATTGATGAAGTTGCACCAGATCTATGTGCTACTGCTTTTTCTCCTTGTGAGGTTGAACCAATCTTCTTTAATAATAAGAATCAAGTAGATGACACAAATGCTTTCTCACAAGCAATTAAAAATTTATTTGAATCTTTAGGTCTTAGTTCTGCACTATTCGGTGACAGTGATAATTCTATAGGTCTTAGACACAGTATTCGTGTTGATGAATCTCTTATGTTCTACCAACTTTCTAAGTTAGAAGCAAATATTAAAAGATATATCAAACTTAATATTTCTGAAAATTTTGATTTTTATTATCATCGTGCAACAGTATTTAGTCAAGATGAGTATATATCTTCGTTAAAGGACTATGCGACACTTGGTCTTAAAAAGTTAGATTATGCTACTGTTACTTCTACCCCATTTGAGGTTATGAATAGTACATTTATGGAAAATGCTATTGGTATAAATGAAATGTGGAAACCATTATCGTCTTCATATACACAAACTGAAAATGATTCTGGTGGGCAGACAAAAAAAGATGATGAACTATCTCCAGAAGGAATATCTAGTAGGGATGGTAATAAAAACGAAGGTACACAAGCAGGAAAATAAGGAGTAGTTGAATGGAAGGAAAATTTTTAATCACAGCAGATGCTACTACTGCTTCTGCTCTTGTAAAATGTGGTTTTCAGAAAATGGAAACTGGTAATAAAAACATCTACACATTTCTGAATAATTCTTCAATTAATTTTTCAGATAGTGTTGATATAAATAAAGTAAAAAGTATAAATATACTTACATTTTAGTCGTCTTTCCTAGACGGCTTTTTATTTTGTCGGAAAGGAGGATAAATGGCTAAGAAGAATACAAAACGTCTTTTATTTATGGAAGATTTATATGATTTTTATTCAAATAAATATAAGCGTTCAACACATTTTAGCGCAGAAAAATCAGGGCATCAAATTTTCGTACAAGTACCTGCCGAATTTGAAGTAGATAAAAACGCTGATTATAAGGATGAATCACTTCTATTTTGCAAAGTCAAGTTAATGCATTCTGGCGAGAATAGAAATCATTCTAGCGTAACAGATGAAGCATTAAAGAAAGCTTCAAAAACATTGGCATACAAGCCTGTATTGGCGAATTTTATGGAATATGAAAATGAAGAAACTGGTGAAACATTAAAAGATTTCACTTCACATGATATGGAATTAAACGATGATGGCTCGGTAAATTACATCGAAAAACAGGTTGGTTGTTTTACATCTGATAAACCATTCTTTGAAGTTGAAGAAGAAACTGGACATAACTTTTTATACGGATATTGTGCTATTCCAGTTGATTATACTGATGCAGCTTCAATTATAGAAAGAAAAAATGGAACAAAGATTAGCGTAGAACTTGCTGTTAATGAAATGGAATATTCTGGGAAAAATAAGATTCTTGAATTAACTGATGTTGTTATTATGGGTGCGACTTTACTTGGCAAAGATCCAGACACCAAAAAAGATATTGGTGAGGGGATGCTAAATGCAAGGTTAGATATTGCTGATTTTAATGCAAAAAATAATAGTCTATTTTCAGACTATTATTCTACTTTAATTGATTTACAAGAACGACTCGAAAAACTTGAGTCTGCTTGTTTCAATAATAAAAATGATATTAGTGGAAAGGAGGAAACAATCGAAGTGGAAAAGGAAAAATTTGAAGAGGAAGTTACTGAAACTGTAGAGGTGACTGAAACAGAAGAAACCACTGAGGAGGAAGTAACTGTAACAGAGAATGAATCTGAGGAAACAGTCGATGAAACCTCCGAAGAAACAACTGAAAATGCTGAAGAAAATCCAGTTGAAAATACACAGGATGAAACTACAGATACAAGTGTAACAGAGAATGAATCTGTAAATCCAGAAAAATATTCTGTAACAATGTCTGACGGTTCTGTAAAAGAGTTTTCTTTATCATTAGATGAGATTACTATGTCTCTTTACAATCTTGTTAATCAGATGTATGGAGAAGCAGATAATGCTTATTATGGCGTAACTGTTTATGAAGATAATACTCTTATTATGTCTGATTATTGGAATGGAAAATATTACAGACAGTCATTCAATAGAGATGGAGACAATTTTTCATTAGTAGGCGATAGAGTTGCTGTTCACTCTGTATGGGTAACTGACGAAGAAGATGCTTCTCTTAATGAGATGCGTTCCAACTACTCTTCTGTTGTATCTGAGTTAAATTCTTATAAAGAAAAAGAATTAAATAAAAAGAAAGAAAATTTATTTAATTCTGAAGATTATAACGGAATCAAAAATACAGAAGATTTTGCAGAGTTAAAGAAACATTCAAAAGAATATTCATTAGATGAATTATCAGAAAAACTTGACAAGATAATTAGTAAATCTGTGAAAAATGGTACATTTAGTTTTTCTAACAATGAGCATGAAAAGAAATTAACACATGTCAATTTTGCTCAAAAACTTGTTGATGAGAAACCTAAGAAAAATTCATTCTTAGATGGTTTATTAAATTGTTAAAAATTACAACTATTTACAGTAACAATTGAGACTTTTATAAGTCTCTTTTTTAATGCAAAAATCAAAGAAAGGAAATGAAAATTATGGCACAGTTTGGAAATATTTACACAGATGCTAACGGCACAGAATATACAAAGCATCCTGTGGCTAGAGTTAGCAAAGTCAAAGATGACGCACATATTTACGATTTAGTTGATACTGCAAATGCAATTAATCAGGGAGCAAACCTTGTCCCTGGAGATCATGTAGACGGAGACTTACAGCTTAGAGCTGCTAAGACACCTGCGATTGGAAACAAAATTGTTTTCGTTTGTGATGTACCTCTTAACTACAGAGATTATACAAAGCTCGATCAGGCTGAGTGGCAGTTTGTAAACAAAGCAGGAAAAAGAACAAAGGCTTATGAAGTTGGAAAAGATGATGTTCTCGGTGTATCTGATTATGCATTTACAACTACCGTTACAGCAAAAACAACTCCTGCAATTGGAAATTATGTAGTAGTTGATGGTTCAAGAGCTTGGAAGGAATTAGTAAACACTACTGCGGAAGCTACATTAAAAACTTATGGTTTCTTAGCGAAGGTTATTGGATACGAGAAGTATCAGTTTGACACTGTTGTTTTATTTGAAGTTATTCGCAACGAAGATGTTGCAACTGCGTAATCGAAAGGAGGACATATAGATGAACGTATTAAGATTTGCAGAATTAACAAGTGCATTTAATGACGCTGAGTCTGGAATGACAGCACAGGAAAATGCTGATAAGATTACTAGCATTATGCTTGATGCTTCTCATGGCGTATATGAAGAGTATTCAAAAGAAGAAACAAATAAAATTATTAGAAATTTATTTAATAAGATTTCTGGTTTTGATTTTAAGACAGCTACTCCTATGCTGAGAAGACAGGATTGGAGAGATCATAAGAACGCTTACTATACAATTATCGAAGACGTTGTTGTAGATAAGCTTAACTCAGGCTGGGGTGAAGATCCATTTTTCGAGGCTTATGTAGAGGAAAAGAATCTTGCTCTTGGTGATAAGAATGAGTTCTATGTAGATGAAAATTCTCTTTTACAGGTTTCTAAGTTTGCAGGAAACCATCATGATATTGTTGCTCAGAAGGTTGGTTTTGGAAAGAGCTTCAGCGTAGATACATCTTGGTATGCAGTAAAGGTATACAATGACTATGAATTATTCCGTGCTGGTAAAATTGATTTTGTGGCAATGATTGACAAGATGTACAAGTCTATTGAAAAGTATCGTAGAGATGCTATCTTTACAGCATTTATGGGTGCTAATCAGACACTTCCTGCCGACCTTCGATTTGATATCACTCCTTCTGCTTCCACAATGGCTGACCTTAAAGATGCTATTGAAGATGTAAAGGCTGCAACAGGTAAGGAAGTAGTTCTTGTAGGTCGTGAAACAGCACTTAGCAAACTTACTGCTCTCGTTTCTTATGATTGCTGGTCAGAGTCAATGAAGAATGAAAAGTATGAGACTGGAAAACTTGGCAAGTGGGAAGGTTATGACTTAATGTACATTCCTCGTGTAAACGAGCTTAATACTCGCACTGATGCTTTTACAGATGAACAGAAGAATCTTATTATGATCCTTCCTGTTGATCCTGAGTTCAAACCAATTAAGAGAGTAAATGAAGGTGATGTTGCTTTCTATGAAGATGGTATGGATGGAAGCAAGAAGAATATGCTTGTATCTGCTGAGATTGCATATAAGGAAGGTATCGCTGTAGTTATTAATCAGCTTTACGGAACAATTGATGTAAGATAATCATAAAAATTTTGACGCATGGTAACTTTGATTACCATGCGTTTTTATTAAGGAGAAAAGGAATGGCTTATACAAAGAAAACAAATACAATTAAAACAGAAGAAATAGTTTCTAATACAAAAAATAAAACTGAATCTGATAAAAAGGAAATTAAAAAGTTTCAGCCTGGTGACATGATTTTATGTAGATGTGTAAGACCGAATAAAGTAATCTTCTATTCTTCTAAAACTGATACTCGCTATGAGTTTGGTGGTTATGGAGATGTAAATGAAGTTGATTATTCTGATTTACTTAAATTAAAGTCATCAAGAAGTCCTATTTTGTTTCAGCCAAAAATTCTTATTGAAGATGAGGATTTAAGAGAACAGTGGAAAAGAGATTTAGAATCTGTATCTCATGAATATGAGGGTGTGTATAATACAGAAGAAATTTTTGAGAAAACACCTGATGAGTTTGAAACATATTTGAGAAAGGCTTCCAACGGTGTAAAAGATCTTGTAAGACTTTGTGCAATCAATCTTATCAGACAGGAAAAATTAACAGACCTTAGATTAATCAGAATTATAGACGATGTATTAGGTACAAAATATAAAGAATTTATTTAATTTGGAGGTGTATTATGACAAGTTACACCGATATATTTAATATTTTTCTGAATAAAATTTCTGATATAAAATTATTAGATATGGATGATAATGACATTAATCAAATGCTTACTTCTTGGATGACAAGTGCAATTTCCAAAATAAAAAAGTGTAAATCTGATTTATCTACCAAAGATGACGAAATTCAAGTATTCAATGATGATTTGCTTGATATTGAAAAAGAAATCATAGCGACTGCTATGGTCAAGGAATGGCTTGAACCACAATTAAACTCCACTCTTTATACCAGTCAGTTCTTTGGTGGTAAGGAAGAAAAATTTTATGCACAAGCAAATCAATTGGAGAAATTACAAGCACTTTCACGAAAGGTACAGCTCGAAGCACGAAAACTTGCCCGTGATTATTCATATCAGACTTTTATTGATGAAAATTTGAGTTAGGTGGTGAGTTATGGAAAGTAAATACGGAGATTTCAAAATAACTCAAATTGTAGAGCATAAACAAGTATTGCATGATAATATTCTTGCATTATTGTATATGAAAGAAGAAAACTCACCAACATTAGATTGCTACTTTTCTTCTCTTCTGTGGAGATTAAGTGGCTATAATGAGATTTTTGGTAATCAAACAGTTATGATTGATATAATGTCAAATCTCGAAGAAGCACGGATTGAAGCGTCTAATGATAATTGTGATTTCAAAAAATATAGAAAACTCGTGCTTGACTCCTTTAATATGATTGATAAATTAAAGGAGGTTTAGATTATGAGTATATATGACATGCATAGAAAACGTATGCGTTTACAAGGTAATAATATTGGACAGATTCATAAAAATCAGTCTGATGAAATTATGGAACAGACTTGGGATAATGATATCCAAAGTAAAATCTGTTATATCTACGACTTTTATCATGATGATCAGCCACGATTAGCAGAAGGCATGACATATGAGAATACAACAAAAACACGCATAGATGCAAAGTTTATCGTTAAGTCATATCAGTCTATGGATAAAGACCAAGTTGATTATTATGTTCAGTTCCGTCCTTCGCAGTCAATTCGATTTTCAGAAGATGATGAATTATATTATTTTGAAACCGATTATAAGACTACTTATGGCAATACATTCCCAATCGGATTATATTTAGATATTCCAGATGATAGAAATGTTTATCACAAATGGTTAATCTGTCGAGAGGAAAAAGCAAATCAATTTCCGAAATATCTCGTACTTCCATGCGACTATGAATTGTGTTGGATTGAAGTGAATGGTAAAGATAGAATTAAGCGTAGAATGTGGTCTGTTCTTCGTATGCAAAGCAGCTACACTATCGGACAGTACACCGATCGAGTATTTACAAGAACTGATAACCAAAATAAAATTTGGCTTCCACTCAATAAATACACTGAGAAGTTTTGGTACACAACTAATGAAGATACAACAATGCGTATTGTAGTTAGTGCTCCAACTGAACACCCTCTGATATGGGCTTGCACGAAAATTGAAAACATTCAACCTGTCGGGATTCAGAAACTTACAATATATCAAACTGTATGGTCTGATAATCGAGATTATATCGAAAAAGACGAAAATGGTCATATTGTTGGTATGTGGGCTTCATATTTCGATTCAGAAATCGCCCCAACAGATCCATCCACTCCAATTACTCCCCCATCTTCTATCATAGCGAGAATTTCAGCATCCACTTCAACAATCAAAGTTGGTGGTTCATACAAATCTCTTACTGTAAATCTCTACAATGATTCCAACGAAGATATTACAACTGAATATTCAGACGCTACCTTTACATGGTCTTGCAGTATAGATAATGAAGATTGGACTGATAAAGTGACTTGGCGAGATGGTACAGAGTTCAACCAAAAGAAATTGAAGTTTCCAAGTGATGCTTCTACTATCGGTAAAATTCTGACAGTTAAATGTACTATCGGTAAAGATGACGCAACAATTGAATCTGAAGCTATTTCATTAGAACTTGTTGAATAAGGAGGTGCTGTATGGAAAAGTTAGAAACAAAAAAAGATTTATTATCAAAACTTCGTGCATATAGCAAGAATCCTGATGATGAGAATATTCAATACAAAAAGAAAATTGAGAAAGCTTTATTGTCAAACCCTTGTCTATTATATGCTCTAAATGAAAAAGATTTAGAATCGGAGTTATTTGATAAAAACGGAAACATTAATTGGGAATGGAATGAAGATTTAGGCGAATACGAACCTCTAGGTGAATGGGATAGATATTTTGGCAGTGGTTCAAATATCCGTCCTTATTTATTTATTCCTGATACTCAGACAGAAGTAAAACATTATATCTGTTATCAGGTAGCATTTGATGAAACTCCTCGTTATCAGGATACGTTAAAATATACAAATATTACATTTACAATATTTGTTCATGGTAATGATAGAGATGATAAATTGACAGGTATTCCACGTCATGACCTAATTGCTTCCATTATAAGGGAACGATTCAACTGGTCTAATATCTTTGGTATGCAGACACATCTTATTTCGTCTAAAGAATCCACAACAGATAATAATTATCTTGTTCGTACTCTTGTATTCCAAATAGTTGACACTAACGGTATTTACAAAACAATAGATGGAAAAACTTCAGTCACAAATTACGGAGTTAGGAGGTGATTGAGTGGATGTATTAGAAACATTGGATAATCTGCAAAATGCCGCAGAAAAAGATTCAGAAAAAAAGAAATCTCAGAATAAAAAACCAAAATATCATTTTGATAAACTGAAAATGTATTTTGGTGAAGATTATACAATAAACAATATTACTATTTCTATTCCAACCATCGGAGAAATTTTAGAAGTTGGAGAATCTAAGTTTTATCAGTCTCTATTACCTTTTCTAAATAATCCAACGTCAATCAGAGTTTTTTTGTATGATACATTCCACAAAGATTGGAATAAGACAAAAGATATTGAAGTGTTTTTTATAATGTATCAACTTGTACAGGACAAAGAACCATTAAAGTTAATTTTTAAAGATTTTAGTTTTGATGATTTTGTATTAATTTCTGCAAAAAGAGATGTGCTTGACAAAGAATACGATCACTTAGCATTATTTAATGAAGAAAAAAATATTCTTATTTACGATGATGATTATTTAGAAATTGCGGAATATATTCGCACAATGATGAACATTCATCCAAAGACAGAAAAAGCTAAAGGTAAAACTACAAAACATTGGATGTTACAAGAAGATAGAATGAAAGCACAACAAAACAATGACAAAAAAGATTCTTCCACTCTTTTGCCACTTGTGTCTGCTTGTATAAATCATCCTGGTTTTAAATACAAATTGGAAGACTTAAAACAAGTAAATATATGTCAATTTATGGATTCTGTGCAAAGAATACAAAAGTATGAACAAGGCATAGCTGCTTTACATGGAATTTATGGTGGTATGGTTTCGGCAAAAGACATACCAAACGACTTAATCAATTTTATGGGCGATTTATAATCGCTCATTTTTATTGCATAAAAACAATTTTTAAAGGAGGAAAATAATTATGGCATTTAAATTAGGTGACGTAATCGTTGATAGACTTCAGTTTGGTTACGGTGCAAAATCTAACGGTACACCACTGTACGCTTTAACTCAGCTTACAGAAGCAAATATTGATATTACCGCTGATTCTACTGATATCAATGATAAGGATGGAAATCTTGTATATAGAAAATATACGGGTAAGAAAGGTGAAGTAACTGCAACTAATGCATTCCTTAACCTTGCTGTTGTTGAAGCTATTTCAGCTACAGATGCAGAAATTGCAACTGAAGACAAGGGTATTGTTATGCCAATGATTCAGATTGTAAAGGCAGGTGAGACTCTTGATATTACAGGATATGTTGACGGTTCTGTAGTTGTAAATTCTCTGTCTCCAAAAGGTTCTATGGGTAAGGAAGTATACACAAAGGGATCTTCTGCTACTGCAACAGAGTTTAATATTAAACATACAGATGCTTCTGGAACTCCAGGAGAACCAGGTTCTGTAGCCGCAAGTGACGTATTGGAGCCTCCAACAGCAGATGGTGAGACACAGTACATCGTTAAATATAAGAAGACAATTCATAGCGGCGCTAAGATTACTAACTCTGGTAAGAAATTCCCGAAAGCTCATGAATTGTTCTTCAAGGCATTAGTTGTTGATAAATGTGATACAGAGACTCTTAGAGCTGCTATTATTCACATTCCATCATTTATGCCAAGTCCAGAGTTCACTCTTGCCCTTCAGGGTGGTGATTCTCAGACAATGGATTACAAGGGAGCTATGATGCTTAATGCTTGTTCTACTGACTCTGAGCTTTTCTCTATCTACTACATTGACGAGGAAGAGGAAGATATCTAATTAAGATTATTTGGGCAGTTTAACTACTGCCCTTTCTTATAAGGAGGATCAATGGCTAAAAAAGATTTAAGAATGTGTTGTGTTTGTCATGGTAAATTTTCTTATTGTCCAGTCTGTGACCCAGAAGATGTGAACAAACCAACTTGGTATTTCGCATATTGTTCCGAAAATTGTAAGGACATTTATAATGTAACTTCTGCATATGAAGATGGACGAATGACAGATATTGAAGCAAAAGAAAAATTATCTAAGTTGGATTTGTCAAGAAAAAATAACTTTGGTGAAAGTTATCAGAAATCTATTGCTTCTATTATGAAAATAAAAACACAACTGAAGAAAACAGTAAATAAGAAAGAAAATAAAGTATATGAAGAATTTACTAAAAATGGTATTGTTACAAAAGTCGAAGAAAAAGACTGATGGTAATGTTGAATAGTGATTTTGAAAAATATTAATAGGGAACATAATTACTATTCAATGGTTTTATGTTCCCTATTTTTTACGTTATACGAGGAATAAAAGGATGATTATTAAAAGTAATTTACATGGAAGAGATTATAGTGAAAAAGAAGTAGTTCGGATATACAACAGAGATCAGCAAACTTTTTATGTTAATTCTGGCGTTTATCCGATAGATTTATATCCAAGCTATAATCCTAAGAATGACAGAAAAATTATTGTAATGATTTTTCTTAGAAGTGACACAATTGAGGTATATAAGAAATGGTGTAATTATGAGTCAAATTAAGGAGGATTAATATACATGTATCTTGATAATGCTTCGACTACTCCTTTAACACAAGAAGTTAAGGATTATATTATATCTCTATTAGATACATATCAGAATCCATCTTCTATGTATCAGTCAGGTGTAAATGTAAAACAGATTATATCTACTGCTAGAAATAGCATAGCGAAATTTATCAATGCTAATCCAGAAGATATTATCTTTACAAGTGGTGGTTCAGCATCAAACTCTTTAGCTGTAAAAGGTTATTACGAAAAAAACAATTGTATTATTTTATATCAACCAACATGTCATAAATCAATTCTTAAATGCGTGGAACATATTAAAAAGGCATATCCAATAAAAGTAAATTCACAAGGATTTATTGATATACAAGATTTGAAAGGATTGTTAAATGCTCGTGAAAAATATCTAGTTGTAATTGAGTATGCTAATTCAGAGATTGGTACAATTCAAAATGTAAAAGAAATTATAGATTTATGTCATTTTTATAATGCAAAAGTTTACGTAGATTGTACAGGTTCAATTAGTCAAATTCCTATAGATGTTAAAAAATTAGATGCTGATATGATAGGATTTAGTGGACATAAAATCCATGCTTTAAAAGGTATTGGAGTTTTATATAAGAAATCAGATATACAATTAGAACCTCTTATATATGGAATACAAAATAATGGATTGTTTGCAGGAACTGAGAATGTTCTCGGAATTGCATCTATTGGAAAAGCAGTTGAAAAATATAACTTCTCTTCTATCTCATCTAAAAATAGAGATTATATCTATGAATATATCTTAAAAAATATCCCAGATAGCTATCTAGTTGGTGCAGATTTAAAACACAGATTATCACATAATTTATATGTGTGCTTTAAAGGAATTCAGGGCGAATCACTTATGATATTACTTGATATGAAAGATATTCAAGTATCAACGGGTTCTGCTTGTACGAGTGGAGATTTAACATCATCTACTACTTTACAATCAATTGGGATGGATAAGAAGGATATAAATAGCTGTATTAGAATCACTTTTTCTGGCAATGAAAATAAAAAAGAATTAGATTATGTATGTGAAAAAATCAAAAAAAATGTAGAAATATTAAAGAAATTAAACTAATTAAGGAGGAGTAGAAAATGAATAAAATTAATTGGAAAGTACGTTTTAATAAAGAAAATATTTTGTTTATCGCACAGATTGTTATTTCTGTTGTAATTCCAATTCTTACATATTTTGGATTGCAAGCTTCAGATTTAACAACTTGGTCGAAGGTATGGGAAACTTTTGTACAGGCAGTAAGTAATCCTTATGTTGTGGTCATGGCATTAGTATCATTATTCAATGCAATTACTGACCCAACTACAAGAGGAATTGGTGATTCTACTACTGCTCTTACTTATAAAATTCCAAAAAAATAATGAAGGGAGAAAATTATTATGGCTGTAATGTGTGCATGGGCTTCTGCTAATGAATTAGGTAAAGTTAATGGTGGTAAAGCTGGTGATCAAACAGGTAAAGAAGTAAAATGCGGAAGTATCTATAATTTTGGACAGACACGAGTATACCGTTGTAAAAATAGAAATAAGGCGGTTAGAATCGGTGCGGCTGCAAAAGGAATGGCAACTAATAATAATTTTGGCTATTGTCAAAATCATAGAACAACAGGATATAATGCTCTTAAAAATGCAGGATGGGTTGTTGCAAATGTTAAATCTCCTGTTGAAATAGATTGTTCTGAGTTAGCTGCTTGTGCAGTAAATGTAGCATATGGAAAATCTATGATTCCATCATCTGTATATTCTGGTAATATCGGAAAAGCACTTTTAAATACAGGTTTATTCAAAGAATTAAAAGCTTCTAAATATCTTGGTAAATCTGAATATATTGAGTGTGGTGATATTATTGTTGCCCCAGGAAAACATGTAATTGTTGCTTATACAGATGGTTCTAAAACATCTCAGAACACAGTAAAAACTACTGTTGCAAGTGCCGTAGCTGGAAATGCTTTAATTAAACGTGGTCAACAGGAAGCAGTTAAATTTACTGGTGTAAATATTGCAATTGATGGTGTTTGTGGAAAAAATACAAATAAAATGAAGTCAAGAGTATTGCAACATGCTATTAATTTAGATTATAAATCCAGTCTTGTTGAAGATGGAAAATTTGGTCGTGCTTCTAAAAAAGCATTAGGAAATCATTATGTTAAAAAAGGTGAAAAACAATATATGGTAACTGCCGCAGAAATATTAATGTATCTTAATGGATATAATCCAAATGGTGTTGAGTATCCTGGTATATATGGAAATGGTCTTACTAATGCATCTAAACATAAATTTGGAGATGATGGATTAAAGATCACTGCTTCTGAATTTTTGCAGTTAATTTAATTTGAAAGAGTGATTTCTTCGGAAGTCACTCTTTTGTTATGTAAAGAGGTGAAAGGAAAATACAAGAATTAAAATTAATATCTCCTATCAGTCCTTCAGTCAATCATTATCTTGGATGGAGAGCTGTTATTAAAGGTGGTAAACCTATGGCAATAGGATACAAAAAACCAGAAGCAATAAAATATCAGAAAGAGTTTGCTGAATATGTAAAAAAAGAAGCTAAAAAACAAGGATGGATTAAATCTGAAAATAAATTACAACATTATTATATGGATTGTGTGTTTTATTTTGACAGGGTGGATAAGGATGCAAATAATTGTTTTAAATGTCTTGCTGACGCTATTACAGATAGCGAATCTGTTTGGATAGACGATACTCAGTTATGCGAACGAGTGCAAGCAATATACTATGATTCAGATAATCCAAGAATTGAAATAACAATACGACCTGTTGATTACATTGGAGTTTTTGATAATGCTTCACAGTTAGATACGTTTAAGTCTCACTGCATCGGATGTAAGAGGTACAAACGAAATTGTAGTCTACTCAAAAAAGCAATTGAAGGTCGAATTCAAAAAGAAATATACGAAGGAAAATGTGAAAAATATTATAAATATAATCATAAAATTTAATTATACCATATCTAATTTTCAGTTTATTGAAATTTAGGTATTGTAAAATAATACCATAATATAAAACAAATCGTTGGGAACACTAAAAAGAAAAAAGGTGTTCTGTATGGAAAATAAAGTATGGTATTATAGAAATGAACGTAATTTAACATTAAAGCAATTATCAAAATTAACAGGCATTTCAGTTGGTGAATTATCAAATATTGAAAATAATGTCTCGAAGGATATAATGTTGTCTAATGCCATAATCTTGTCAAAGGTACTCCATGCGGATTTATACGATTTATTTTGTATTAAATAAATATGGAGGGGGTGACGAGTTATGGAAAATAATGTGTTTTTTAAAATTGTTTGTATTGATGACAATAACGTATTTGAATATCGTATCAATGAAGATACAAACAGAAAAACATTAGATGAGATACATGAGTTTGTCAAACAAAATATTAATAAGTATCCCAACTGTAAATGGTTATTATTGCCATGCGAAATTACGAAATAGAAAAATACATATAGCAGATTAGTAGATAATTATGAAGTCAAGTATTATACTTGGCTTCTTTTTAATTGGAGGAAAAGGAAAATGACAGTAAAAGAAATTTGTACAGAATATAGTAAATTAGGAAACGAGACATTAAAGAAACAGTGTTTGAATAAGATTAAAATCACACCTTATGTACCTGTATTAAGAAAAGACGCACTTGCTGATATTATTGCAAGAAGAACTGTGTTTGAATATGAAAATTATATTGCAGAGGATGGAACAACTAAAACTCGTTTAACTGAAAATGTAAAGGTAAATACGTTTATTGGGTACATACTGTTTTGTCGTACTGTAATTGAAGAATATACAAATTTGGAAATTGATAAAGAACATTTTGATACTGATTATGATGCACTCAAGACCTCTGGACTGCTTAACATTTTAATGGGTGGTGAAAATTCAATTATTCCAGAGGAGGAAATTGCAGAACTGAGAACAATTATCGAAATGAAGAAAAATGACTTGCTTACAACTGAATCTTCTATTGATGTATTCGTAAAAAGACAGGTTGATAGATTTAAAGACTTGGGTGAATGCACTCTTACGCCACTTGCTACTGTTGTAAAAGAGAAACTTGATAGTTTATCTGAGGAAGATTTAGTCAAGATTGTTGAGTTTGCTAAGAAAGGTGGATTTAAGGAGGTATAAGATATGGATTTTTACGATCTAATATATAACAATATTTTCACTTTATCAAAAGGTGATGTGTTAGACATTCCTAATAATAAAGAAGAAATTCAAAAAGAGATTATTTCTACTATAAAGAAAAATAATCTCTCTCTTACTCAGTCTGCAATGGTATTCAATTCTATTATTAAAAAATTAGGGAATACACCAATTAACGAATTATAATTGTTTGTTTAGGTGTTTTAATATCTCGTTATGTATTTTCTTAAAATTTTCTATTTGTTGTTCAAGTGCAACTTCAGTAGATCTTTTTAGTAAATTATTTTGGCGAGTATATTCTAATGCCAAATCGTATGCTGCTTTGTTAGTAAGTTCTGGATTCATATGCAATACCTCCGTTTTTGTCGGTATTATATCATAAATTTTGAACTTATTCAACAAAGCAAGAAATTCAAATTTCAAGAGGTGTTTTATGTCGAAGAAAAAGAAGAAAAAAGTAAAGTTAATTCCTAGAAATATAAATAAGGCAGTAGGTTCTGTTAAAAATCTTAACACTACTACTCCTGGTCTTTTTGATTATAAAAAATTGGGAAAATATGAAGATGGAGGTATAAAAATGATTTCTGCAAATGAAGCTAGAAAAATCACAGAAGAAAGTCGATTAAAATTGCAAAAGTCTATTGATGAAATTGATTATTGTATTGACGATGCCATTCATGAAGGAAAATTTTCAATTATGGTTAATGGATTCATTAGCAAAGAAACTACCGAGATTCTAAAAGAAAATGGCTATAAGGTGAATGAATCTGATACGCATTTTCATATTATTTGGTAAATGTCATAAAATAAAAAAGCCGTGGCTGGTTTGCCACGGACTTCTTCGTTCTCCTTTCATTCCTTGTGTCTTTCTACTCCTTATAGAAAGAGCACTTAATATCAATACCACTAAATAATGCTAACTTCACATGAATGTCTTTCATACGGTGGTTTCGTACATAAATCCAAACTGGAAGTAAGACTATTAGCGGCATGATGATGAATAAAATTGCTATCATCAATATGCTCCTTTCTATGACGCAAGTCATGTATCTTTGTGGAGAAATTGTGTTTCTCATCTGATAATAATGCATAACGAATTGTGCCACTTTTGCACACAATCTACTATCAGACAATTTAATTATAGCACAAGGAATGGAAATTATAAATAGGCTCTATGACGGTCAAATGTCATAGGGCTTTTCTTATGGTGAGTGGTTACTACTGCTCTCTTATTTTGGTGTAAAAATAGTGAAAATTTTGGAGGTGATGATAAATGGGATTAAATAAAGACACTATTAAATATTTAGAAAAACAGGCTCAGAAAAAAGCTTCTGAATTAGCACATGAAGCTCAACAGAGATTAACAGATGGTTATGTGTCATTTATTGATTTATATTATAGCGATTACACACCACAACAATATGTAAGAACTCATAATTTGTATAGGTCTTATAACAAATTTTATAAAAATAGTCATGGCACTATTTTTTATGGTGGTGTCGAAGTAACGCCTGAAAGAATGTTTGATAACTATGATCAAATTACACCTTCAGATCTTATGTCAGATTTTATTTACAATCCGAAAGGTACTTATCATGGTTGGTATAACATTCCTGCTAGTTTCAGTGTGTATAGAGAAATGCATAAGTATCATGAACGATTAAAGGATGAATATAGAAAACGTTGCACAATTTAGAAAGGATGTGAATTATGGCAAGTTCAGATATTATCAAGATTGGTTTTGATTACAGATCCAGTCTTGCACAATTTGAAAAAGACACAAATGGTGTATTTGACGGAATTAGTTCTAAGGCTGGTAAACAGAAAATTACAATTCAGTTAGATGCAAAAGATGATAAGGTAATTGATAAAATTAAGGAATTACAGAAACTTAAATTAGATAAATTCACATTCGAGTTTGGTAATTCTGGATTAAAAGAACAGCTACAAACATTTGACAAATTAGAGAATAAGATAAATGAGATTATTAATTTAGGAAAAGGAAAATCTATTATTGACTCCTCTTCCACTATTAAAGAAATTGACAAGATAAATAAATCTCTTAATAAAACAAGTGAGATTTTAAATAAATCATTTTCAACAAAAAATAAGACAGAAGCTTTTAATCAATTAAAGGAAGCATCTGTTGCATATGAAAAGTTTTATGGTAATGAAAAAGCAATGGCTACACAAGAAGGTACTCAAGCCGCTTATAATTATTATAAAGCATATGAAGAAGCTTTAAAAAAAGGTGTGGCACAGACAAGACTAGAAAAGGTTACTATTGATGTAGAAAAAGGTTATAATTTCAATTCATCTGATTTATCTAGTCGGAGAATTAAAGAATTTGAAAATTATCAAAAATACGGTGGCGATTTATCGGATTTATCTTTGGAAATTGCTTCGTTAGATGGAAAATTAAAAGATTTTAGCAGTGCTTATGCTGAAGTAAAAAAGAATCTTGGCGAAGCACCAATAACACCAGAGATAATTTCTAATATAGAACACTATGTTGAATTATTAGATAAGGTGAGATATCTGAAAAGCTGGCATAAATCTGATGATAAAGATATTATTGCCCAAGATGAATCAAGTGCTAAATATTTTTTAGATAGTGCAATATATAAAGCACAAGAACAGAATTATAATTATACAGATTCATTAAAAACACAAGAAATCCAAGCAATTGCTACTGCTGAAGCAGAAAAAAAATTAGCAGAAACGCAGAAAGAGGTATCTTTTACTTCTTCTGAAACGAATATTTCATCTGGAAGGAAAGACGCATTTCAAGTTGATAACTCTTCAACTACAAACGCTTCTACTTCTGCTATTAAAGAAGAGAATAATGCATTAGAGCAAACTGCTCAAAGTGCTGAAAAGGCAGCTAATAGTAAGAAAAAATTTGCAAAAGCTAATCAAGAAGTCAAAGATAGTGCAAACGCAAGTGTTGGTGCAATCAAAGATGAAAATAATGCTTTTGACAAAAATAAATGGGACAAGAATGTAAAAGCAATTCAGAAATATATGGATGCTGTTACAGAATTAAATCATCTCAAGGCAAAAGATAAAGGAACTGGCAAAAATGCAAGTGTTATTGCTGACCAAGAACAAGAAGTTGAACGTTTAAAAAATATTGCATATGAAGCAAAAAAAACATTATCGTCCATTGCTAATTCTAATAAAGCTGATGTTAACACATGGGAAAAATGGGTTAATGTTATGAAGCAATTTGACCAAGCATCACAAGGGTCTACTAGGTCTATTGCAAGATTAGAAGATGCTATGAGAAATGCAAATAATTCTCAGATTGAATATATGAATTCTGTTATTAAACGTTTCCAAAATAGCTATGATAAATATTCAACTGATGCATCTCGAAATGGCTATAATCCGAGTGTTGAGTTTTCTGATAAACTTTCGTCTTTCAATTCTAGTTTAAATGACTTAAAGAATTTATCAAGTTCAATTTCTAATGGCGAGTTTGTTAAACAGGAACAGATTGATAATTTTAAACGTCTTACTCAAAATGCAGAAGAAGCTCAAAAATCATTAAAAAATATGTCTGCCTCTGAAAAAGGTATGAAATCTGTTTCTGTACAAAAAGAAATTGATAAAATCAATCAACTTTTAAGAGAGAATACACGTTATTCTAAAGAAGCAAAAATTGAACTAAGGTCATTAATTACTCAATTAATGTCTGGTGATCCGACTGTTAATCTTGAAGCAATTCATACAAAGGTAATGGAAATTAAAAATGCTGAAGAATTAGCAGGTAGAGCTGGAAAAAACTTTTTCGATATTTTAGCATCAAAATCTTATTATGGATTTATTGGTCAGATGCAAAGTTATTTGAGTATGTATGTTGGTTTCTACGGAATGATGAATTCTTTTAGGAATATTTCTTCTGCAGTAGTTCAACTTAATTCTGATATTACAGAACTTTCAAAGGTATCTTCTGCAACTTCTGATCAAATCTATGATGATTTTAGTAGTTATGCAGATATCGCAAAAGACATAGGTGGAACAATTTCTGATACTATTTCAGCAACAGCAGATTGGAGCAGAAATGGTTATAATCTCCCAGACAGTAAAGAATTAGCTAGAGTTGCTTTACTTTATAAAAATGTTGGGGATGGAATTGACATTGATTCAGCAAATAAATCACTTATTTCTACTTTGCGTGGTTTTGAAATGGAAGCAGATGAAGCCGAAAAAATAATTGACATATATAATAATGTGTCGAACAATGAGCCAATTGACTCAGGAGGAATTGGCGAAGCCATGCAAAGATCAGCCGCTTCATTTAATGCTGCAAACACTTCTCTTCAGGAAAGTGTCGCTTTGATTAGTACAACCAATAGTGTTGTTCAAAATCCAGAAAAAGTCGGCAATATGTGGAAAGTTGTTAGTATGCGCATCCGTTCGGCAACAGCAGAACTCGAAGAAGCAGGCGAGGATACTGATGGAGTTGTAAAATCTACTGCTGATTTACAAAAAATGATTAAGTCAATGACTGGTTATGATATTTTAGAAAAAGATGGTAAAACATTTAAGAGTATCTATAATATTGTTTTAAATATCTCTAAGGTTTGGAATAAATTATCAGATACTAATCAGTCTGCTTTACTGCAAGCTTTAGCTGGCAAACAGCAATCGAATGCATTATCTGCCGCATTGAGTAATACTAAGTTATTAGAGAAATCCTATCAAGAAGCAATGAATTCAGCAGGTTCAGCAGAAGAAGAACAGCAAAAATACCAAAAATCAATTCAGTATTCTATTGAACAAAATAAGGCAAAGTTAGAAGAATTATCAAATGATTTTCTTTCATCAGATTTACTTAAGGGTGTAATTGATGCAGGTGGAAAATTCATTGATATTTTAGATGTTATTATTAGCAAACTTCATCTCATTCCAACTCTTCTTGGTGGAATTGGAGCAGGTATTGCAATTAAAAACGTGGGTGAACATTATATAGTTCCAGTATCTATATAGTTACCGTCTTGCCCACCCATACTAGCATGGTAACATGGAACAAGTTATATTAATAACGAGGAGTATGGTGGTTATTGGTTCTATATTATTTGCACTGATATAGTTTTTCAATAATGTAAATAACAGCCTAAACTGCAAGGTGTTTAGTGAACAGACATCGAGGACTCAACAGCAAAATAAAACTATCATTCAGGAAAAGTACGAAATCTTGAAAGGAAAACTTAACTCGAAAGGGATTAAGAGTAATATCTTATTTTGTGTTATTGGGGCAATTCGCAGCGAAGCCTAGTCGTACATTAAAATGCTAGGAACGTTCAGAGACTATAATGGTTGCGTGGAGAATTTCTTCATGATTGTATAGTCCAGGTAGACGCAAGTATGATGCGTGTTCATGTGTACATGAGTATAATAACTACTCTCCTATTTGAGTGCAACGGATAGGTAAAATGTTATAAATATTAAAAAAGTTAATTGTTATAATTTAGTTGAGGATCTTATAACAATATCAAAAATAAACAGAGAATAATAAAATGAGGACAGTCGTGATGACCTGTCCTCTCAGAGAATAATATATAAGATGAATATAAATACAATTGGAGAATGGTAATATTAATTAGCTTTCTTAAAGATTTTATGTTGTTTGGTTGAAATTCTTGCTATAGCGTCTGCTTTCTCATCGGACATTTCTGGATGATTGGCAATCTGATCAATGGCGTGATCTTGTGATTTAAAATATCTACGCTGAGCAAGTAATCCGATGATTGCACACAATAAAATAACAATGTACAATCTAACTACCCTCCTTTCCTGTAAGATGTTTCATTTTCAGGAATTTTGTACTGCCCAGAACGGGCTGAAATGTTCATCCTAGTGCCACTTACATAGGCACTTCCACATGGTATAAATACCGAGCATTAGCCGTGACAACGAACTGTAATGTGGTGATACAGTCTCAAAATGCTTGGTATAATTGTACCATACATAAATAATTCGTTAAATACAGAACGTAGGTTTTGTCGAATTATAGAATACGAAAAATATTCCAAAATTCTATTAAAATGTTTACAAAAATTTTCCATTGTGTTACTCTGAAAATATCAAAATTTTTAGTTTTTTGAAGGAGGTAACATACATGGATTATACATCAAAAACTCGATCCCTTCAGTCACTTGTTAAAGATATGAACAAAGGTTCAATAAATCTTTCTCATAAATTACAACGTCCTGAAGGTCAATGGAACAAGAAACAGAAATCAAATTTAGTAGATTCATTACTTCGTAGGTATCCAATTAGTCCTACCTATGCAATCGTTGAGCCTGATGGAACTTTATCAATTATTGATGGTGTACAGCGTCTTTCCACGATTAGAGATTATATTGAAGATAAATTTTCATTATCAAAGGATATGGATTCTATTATAATTAATGGGAATGAAAAAAATTTATCTGGTTTAAAATTTAGCAAACTCGATGAAGATACTCAGAGCGAAATTCTAAATGCAGAACTTCAAATATATAGAATGTCGGATTGCACTGAAAAGGATATTCGTGAAATTTTTGCTCGCCAGAATTCAGGTCGTCCGTTAAACGGAAAGCTATTACGTGTTGTTTATGAATCAGATGAATTTAGTGAAGTAGTCTATTCTCTAGCTAACCATCCATTTATGGATAAAATAATGACAAAAGCTCAACGTAAGAATGGAACTGACCGAGATGTAATCATACAAACTTTTATGCTTATAGCATCTAATCAGAATCAGGACTTTACTTCTTTCAGAACTAAAGATATTGATGTTTATGTTTCTGAATATGCGGATCAGTATATTGATAGAGCAGATATATTAAAAAATGCTATGGATAAATTAAATGATTCATTTGATGAAATAAAAATTCCAGTCACATCTGTTCCACAAATTTTGTATTCCGCTTATAGAGTCACTAAAGACAAGAAATCATTTAGTAAATTAGCAGAAATCATTGCAGATTTTAATGCTAATTATGATACAAATGAAACATATAAACAGTTTGTTCAAAGCGGAACTGGCAATCAAGAGAATGTTAGAGGACGATTTGATTGGTGGAAAAATAAACTTAAAGAAATTGGATAAGTAATTTACGAAATGTTTTGAAGAGTCTAATGAAATGTTAGACTCTTTTATTATACAAAAAGAAAGGAACTAAAAACTATGAAAAAAATTATTTACACATTAAAACAACTGTTACCATTAACCTATCATTCAAAATACAGAGTCCAGAATGAATCAAAAGAACTCGCAATCTGGACTCAGTGGTTTGGTAAGCCATTTAATATTAAACGATTTACGCTTGTTGATTAATGGAATTCAGTTCCATCACATCTTGGGCATGGTGGCATTGTATCTGTATCATCGTCTAATACAACTACCTGTCCACAATTATCACAAGTATACTCACCCTTACCTGGTTTTTCTCCTGTAGTTGGCATTTCACAACTCCTCCCTTCTTATTGAGATAATTTTCAGTATATACTAAAAATTGAAATAAGTATAGTCGGAACATTAGTTCTGTTTATCTTTTTTATTTCGTAACTTATCAATTTCAGACATATATTGAACTAATTTATTGGTAGCATCAATGGTTTGTGCTAATTTTTGATTTGAAAATGTAGATACTAATTGCTGTATAAGTGGATCATCTTCTTCGATTAAAACTTTTTTAGCATTTTTATCTTTTAACAATTTTTCAATATCTTTTTTATTATTAGGAATTTTACTGATATACTGTTCCATGGTATCAAGTGTAATTTCAAAATCCTGATTAATGATTTGATTTTTTATTACATCTGCTTTTAATTCATCAGGAATTCCCTTATATTGTTTTCGAATATTGATCCAAAAATTTTCTGCATAACTTTCGTCAATTTCCTGAATAACAGGTCGAGATTCCATATCTGGCTGCAAATATAATTCTATAAGAAGATTATTTATAATACCATCTATTATAATATATCGCGCTATTAGAAATAAATTACTATCATGATATTTGCATTTGTATATTTCTATATCTTCGTCACCATAAGAATCTAAAGAGAATACTTCATCGTATGGCATTCCATTTAATTGTAAATTCTCATAATTAGGAATATATTCCCATTTAATTTCTTTACTATTAGTCATTTGTATAAGAGATATTAATAAATCATTGTCTTGACTATTATTTAGTTCTATATCACGTCCAACTACTTCATCTAATGTAACATTAAAGTAGTCTGCAATATCTATTATTTTATCTATAGATGGGGAACTCTTAGACCATCTGCTAATCAGTCCAGCTCCAAAGTTTAATTTTGTTTCTAATTGAGCTGGTGTGATGTTGTTTTCTTTACAAAGTTTTCTAATTGATTTTACTAATAATTCATTATCCATGCCATATACCTTTTTGATGTTTTTTGCATTTTTTGAAAAAAATACATTTTTGTAATTTTCATATTGACTTTTGATTTATACTACTATATACTATGAATATACCACATATTTGATGTTTTAGTCAAATATGAAAAATCCTTACTCCACCGACCAAAGTTTAGTAAGGATTTAGGAACGTGTATATCACATTTGTACAATACATAGTATACACGTTCCTTTTGAAACATTCAATATATTTTTTTCAAAAGGAGGTATCATTATGGATAATGATGTTGTTTTATCAGTCATCCAAGAAACTGAAATTCTTGGAAAGAAAATCAACTTTTATATAAATAGCACTTGACTTTTCGCCTATCATAAAGTATTATTATCTTGTACTTGTTGATAGACAGAAAGTAGGTGTTATATGTCTACGAAAATGGGACGACCTCTTTCTGATAATCCAAGAAATCATAAACTGTTTGTTAGATTGACCGATAAGGAAAATGAGGACTTGGAAAAATGTTGTGATATTACAGGAAAATCAAAGGCAGAATTAGTTCGAAAAGGCTTGAATTTCATAACAGACAAAATATTAGAAAGAGAATAAAAAGTGAGAACCGCCCTCTCCTCCCAAGATTGAAGCGATTCTCATACATAGTCTATTACTAGACATATTCATTTTACTCTATGTCAAGATAAAAATCAAGATATGGAGGATATTAGATGAATGAGATTCAAGAATTTGTAAATAAAAATTTTGGCACTATTAGAACTATCGTGATTGACAATGAGCCTTGGTTTGTTGCAAAAGATATTTGTGACATTTTAGGAGTAACAAACTCAACTATGTCATTGAAAAATTTTGAGTCGGATGAGGTGACTAAGTTAAACTTAGGCGGCTTATCAGGTGAAACGAATTTTGTTAGTGAATCTGGATTTTACACTCTTGTACTTCGTAGTAGAAAGCCAATTGCAAAACCATTTAGATTATGGGTGACTCGTGAGGTTCTTCCACAAATTCGTAAAACTGGCGGTTATATTCCCGTTAAAGAAGATGAGCCGAACGAACTAATAATGGCAAGAGCTATCCAGATTGCAGATGAAACAATTAAACATAAAGATGAAATTATTGCCAACCAGAAAAAGAGAATAAAATCATTAGAAGAAACCGAAAAGGATTGGAAACTTCTAATGGATGCAAAAGGCACTTTCTCAGTAAATGATATCGGACATCTTATTGGAATTGGCGAGTATACATTATTCTCTTATCTTAGAAACATTGGATTGCTTTTTAAAAACGCAAATGGTGATAATATTCCATATGAGAATAAAACCAACAAAGGTAAATTTATGACTATTCCTGCAATAGCTCCTGATGGATCTGCCCATTTACAGACAAGAATTTATCCTGATGGCATCTCTTACATAACAAAGCTGCTTCGTAAATATGGATATTTGGAGGTGGCATAATGGTAACAACAGTTCAACCAGACTTGGTACATATTGTCATTCTTGATATTTCAGGTGTCTATGCACAGATACATGATCAAGGATATTTTAAAAAGGACTCTCTTGATAGTATTTTGGGAGAATATAATGATGAATCACATTGGCGTGTGGTTGCGTTGGATTAATACATATAGCAGGTTTTGGCGAATATAAATAAGTAGAGCCTGTAATTGGTGTACAGACTCTACTTTGATGATGATACTCTCCTACTCTTGACACAATGATGAAACTATTGATGATGAAAAACTACTCTTCATAGAAAGTACTATCTACTTCAATTCCGCTTTGACTTGCAGATAAATGAAAGCTTTTAGTTCTTTTAGAAAAGATATTATGTACCAGATAATAACATAATGCTAATCCAGCAATCTTCACAATAAATGTGAGTACAAGTTCTGCCATTTTTCACCTCCTTTCCGTGATGTAGATAACGGTCGGGAATTCGGTGTGGAGAACCCACAAGATGTTTTTCTTCCAAGAGCGTTACACTCACTTTCCTCCTAAAAACTAGGAAATGTGAAATTATTTAGTTACATGACAGGACAACGCACAAGACTGTGGTGCGTTCACAGTCTGTCCTGTACATTGATTATCTTATCATCTCTTAAAGTTTTTGAATATCCCAAACATCAGTTCAAACAGCTTATCCGACATATTTCGACACAATTATACGCATAGAACAGAATTTTTGAATTGTTTCTTGATAATTATTGGTATATAATGAAAAATATTAAATACTAATGATTGGGGAATACTATGAATAAACAGAGAAATCCAGTTTCGATTTTGTTATTAAATTGGTTAATTAAAGCACTAATAATTACAATTATTCCATTTTTAATAGGACTAATTGATAACGCAACAGAGTGGGAAAATGAAAATGGGAATATAAATAATGTGTTTGTTAGTGGAAAAATTTGGGTGATTTTATTAACTGGTTTATATATTGTATATATTATATATGTGGCATATAATGACAGAAAGCAAGATAAAAATAATCAAACAATCGAAAATTTAACAAGGGAGAAAGAATTTTGTGATCTTTCTTTAGATGTTTATAGAACGACATTTGAATCTGTTAATAATTTAATGAACATATCACAAAAAGAAATAAATGATTTATCAAAACAGATTATATCTACAAATAATTTAGAATTGTTGAATTGGAACTTTGAAAGCATCTCAAATTATATCTGCAAAGATATTGTTAATATTTTAAGTAAATTATCAAAATCTGGGACTGATATTTCAGTGAACATATATATGAGACATAAGAAAAAGACTGGAAAACGTACACAAGATTGTATAAAAATGATAGCACATTGTGGTGGCACAAATTCAACTCCAGCTATCTTATATTCAGATATAATATTATCTAAAAAGAAGGAGTGGCAGTATGCAAAATTATTTTTAGAAAATAATCCTAAAATAGTTGTATATCCAACAGAAGAAGAAATAAAGAAAAATTTTGGTTATAATGGATCTCCAAGCAAATATGATGGGGAATATTCACAATATATAGGTATTCCAATATCATGTTCAGCAGGGTATATTTTATCTTCGTTAGAGATTATTGCTCATCATGGAACAATAATAGCAGATACAAAGACAGAAATTTTAGAAATTGTCAATAAATATATTATTGTATATAGAAATTATGCTTTACTTACTCATAAGATTGAGAAGGGGCTTAAAGCAAAACGCGTTGAAAATATTTTTTAGGAGAAAGAACAATGAAAAAAAATATTCCTTTAAAAGCCATTGATACAACTGAATTAGAATTTAAAAATAAAGAAGAGTTTTTAGAATGGCGTAAAAAGATATTAGAAAATTACGAACAAAGTAAAATTGACTATAAAAAAGAAATGAATAAATTATTTGGATATAATGAAGAGCAGGATTAATCTCCTGCTCTTTTTTCAATACAAATAAAATAGTAGTAATCTCTCACTACTCTTCTCTCCCATCTTATCAAAATCTTACTTTATAATACACAAATAAAACACCAAACATTGCCCACCCTATAGGTGGTACAAGAACAGATAATACTATTGCTATATTCAATAAGTTTTCAGGTATCTTTTGTGGATTTGGATTACTGCTCTTTGGGAAAGTCCCATGTTCAATTTTATATGATATAAAGAATCCAATAAATGAAATTATCATAGAAATAACTAAAATTACTATGATAACCAACGATATATCCAACCATTTCATTAGCGTTTCATATTTCATATTATCAGTGTTTATATTGTGGTTTAAAATTTCAAATATAAATAATAAAACAAATGAGATTCCTGATGATAGAAGGAATTTATCTTCTGTTTTCATTTGTACGTTCTCCTATTCTTCTGATTTAGTATATTCTTTTCTAAATAAATCATCTTCTACAACATAAAATTATTACGAGGTGAAAAATAATGACAAATTTAAATATTAAAATTAAAATCAACGAATTAGAGGAATTAAAATCAGTTATTGAGTATATAAATACTCTTAATCTTAATAAAATACCCGAACTCAATCCAGAAATTACTGTTGAATTCGGGTATAACGATTAATCTTCTTTAACTACATTGATAACCGAGATTTCTCTATTTGATACGGTGAATGCTTCCTTTTCAGCATACAAGTGTAAATCATAACAAGTTTTATATTGATACGTAAATATATCTTCTCCTTCAATGACTACTTCTTTTGCACCCGGAACAGGAACTGTATAACAAACTTTTACAATATGATTATACTCCTTGCATTCACCGTTCTTATCTGTGATTTTAAATGTATACATTATAATACCTCCTCCGCATTAGTATATGGAATATTTTACCACGTAGAGGATGATAAGGATAGTCTGAACATATGTTTAAGTGATTTCATCATTATTTCGCCCACGGAATATGAACAACAATCTTACTAATTACTTCTTGATTGGTTACAACAGCTTTTACAATCTCAAAAGAAATCATATTTATAGCAGATATAGACATAGCTCCAACTTTCTTAGCACCAGCTTTGGTTGCTTCCCAAATAGATTTTTCACGGATGTTATTTAGAAAATTATATCCATCCCAAGTGATGTCATCCACATAGCCAGATGATATATAACCATTTTTATCATGTATAATATCAACAATACGGATATATCTTGCCTCAAAAAGTTTTTCTATTGTATATTGTATGTCTTCTTTAGAATAAGATGATAAAGCATTTGCAATACTACTAATAGTTAATCTTTTATGTGTCATAGCCATTTGATTATCAGTATATTCAAGCGTATCTTCAAGATATAATAAAACATCTCTTATACAATCATAATTTAAAGTCATAAATATCTCCTTTCAGAAAGCAGGTGAAAATATGTTAAATTCTATCGAACAACAAATGATTCAACATGAGAAAGAATCTTATATTGCTGATCATATTACAAAACGTTTGTTGTATGAAAATTGTACTCAACAGGAATATCGGGACATTCTTAAAATTGTTGAGGAACGAATTCTTGGTAAAGGTGTTTATGATGGATTAGAGTCGGAATGTTAATTCTTATCTTCTTTCTCAAATTCTTCTTCCATCTTATTAAAATCTAGTCCATATCTCTTTTCAAGTTCATTGAGTATATTATATATACCTTTACCGATAAATAAATGATTAGATCCGAATACATATTTCATAGTATGAACCTCAGATGGAGAAATTGAAGTAATCAAGCCACGATATGTTCTCATATCTTCGTTCTGATATACTTTTACAGGATATCTATATCCAAGTCCTTCTATTCCTGTATAACCATCATATGAATTGGGATTGTAACACTCTATCCCAACTTCATATTCAAGTTGTGCTATTAATGATGCAATGTTTTGTGTATTTTTCATAATAACAACCCTCCTTAAAAATCACTCTTACAATCATTACAATGCCACTGATGTCTCACCTTCTGTGAAAACAATCCGAACAATGCAACACTGCCAGCTTTCGATACACCACTTATCTTCTTACAATTCGTGCTATGACAGTACGGACATTCTACACTTGGTTTTGAAGGTTGTACTTTTGGTGTTGGTACATACGGTTCTTGTGTGATGTACTTTTGATCAGGATTGATTCTACACTCAGGTCTTGCAAGACATTCGTAATGGTCTTTGATTGGTTGCGGATTATAAAAGGTTATCTCATCCCATCCGATTGTTCTATTTGGTGAGTGTTGACCTAAATACACAGTTAGACCATTATCTCTAAATGGTTGTGCAATTTTAATTGCTTCTTCTGCCGTAAGATTTACCATAACGGTATCATCGAATCTACCGCCCCGTGAAATTTTTTGTGCAATATCTTCAGGATACCCCATAACCTCTATAAGAAGTTTTTTACAGAGCATTTTATCTGGCTCTTTTCTTATAGCTAATGGTATTTGTAAATAGTAACTCATACTAAACGACTCCTTTTTTGCTTTTAATAATAACATACCAAACAAATATCCTCAACTATTTGTTTAATGCTTGAATTTAGGTAACTATATAGATAAATTAAAAGCAGTATTTGTTGCTAGAAATGGATTATCTGATATTGGATACAAGGATTGGTACTCTTGGGGTAATAACGAATTAAAAGATACTTATCTAAAAAAATATGCAGCACAATTAAAAGGATTAAATTTAGAACAGGCAAATCTAGCACTATCTACACAACTGTTATCAAATAGCCAAAAAGAGGCAATACTTGTAGAAGCAGGTCTAGTAGCTTCTAAAGATAAAATAAAAGCATCGTTAGTAGAATCTGCACTTGCACAAAATATTGACAGCGAAGCAACGCAAAAAGCAATATTAGAAAATTTAAAGCTTACACAAGCAAACAGTGTGCTTATCGCTTCTGATAAAGAATGTACTGAAGCAGATTTAAGACGTGTTTTAACAGAAGCAAATATTATTGGTATCGAGCAAGAACGAATTGTAACGGCAACAGGTGTTGCAACTGCACAGACAGGTGAGATTACATCTACTAATCTTCTCTCTCTTGCTGTTGAAAAGCTTGGTATGAAATTAGGAATCACCAACGCACAAATGGCAGGATTCAAACTTGGCGTAGGAATCTTTGCTGCCGTAGCTGCCGCTGGTACTGCTGTATTTGCTCTGTATAAGAATTACCAGAGACAAATGGATGAAGCGGTCAAAGCTGCATCTGAAGCAGGATCAGAGATAGATGAAAACACAAAATCTATTAATGAGCAGATTGCAAAGGTAAAAGAACTTCGTGAACAGCTTGCCGATAATTCCACCACACAGGAAGAAGCCAAAAATATCAAACAGGAACTGCTTGGTATTCAGGACAGTCTTGTTGAAAAATATGGTAAAGAAGCTGAAAGCATCAACCTTGTCAATGGAAATCTTGAGAAACAGATTGACTTGCTGAATGATTTAAGCGAATCACAGTTAAAAGATTACTTCAAAGATGAAGAAAATCGAAAAGGTGCTGATGAATCCACAAAGCGGATGACTGAGAAGAAAACCTATAATTTAGGTAATATCAGTTCTGACAGCGAAAGTTATGATATTGTTACAGACATTGTAAAAGACTTCAAAGATAAAGGTCTTGAACTCGTTGGTGGTTCGGGTGGTATGGCAGGTGCTGCATTTACCATCAAAATTAAAGGCGATGCTAAAAGTGTTGAATCTACCATTAGCGAAGTAATGGACAAATTGGATGAAGCAAAAAAAGGTGCTGATGAAGCAACTGTCGCACAAATTGAATCCTTACAGGATAGCATGTCAAAAAGTTATTCTAAAGCAAGTGATATAGTGGAAGAAAACGAAGCTAATTACTTGAGAGATTTAGCTAATGATATGCGTAATATGGGTGATGATTCAGGTGGTCCATATGACATCTATAAGCAATATGCTAAGTCCATAGATGAATTAAATAAAGCATTGGCTGATGGTGAAGGTGTTGAAAAAGCAAGAGCTAATTATGAGAATATTGGCAAATCCGTAGACACTGTTTTAAAAAAGAATAATGAATTCAAACCATTATTCGATCAATTAAATGAACAGTTGGATGATGCATCTATGAATTTATATAAATTTACAGATGCATTTAATAAGGATTCCAACTTAAAATCATATGCAGAAAGTCTTAGACTTTTAGGATATACTGTCGAAGATGTAATGGCATTTAATTCTAAAGATGGAATGATACAAGAGGGAGAAGAAGGCTTTGAAAAATTAAAGGATAAAGCTGATGAATACGGCATATCTGTTGATACATTGATTGACAAATTAGTTGAATGGGGCTTTGTACAAGACGATGTTGCACAAAAAGTTGACGATACAACAAATGCTGATTATATTGGCAAACTTGCAGATGCATCAAAAATATTGTCTGGTCTTGAAGATTCTTATAAAGAATTTAAAGAAAATGGTTTTGTTCTTGCAGAAACGATTTCTGCTATTCCAGAAGAATTACAGAAATTAGAAGGATTTGATTTATTTTCTAAAATTATTGGTGATCCTACAAGTGGTCAAGAAAAAATCCAACAGGCTTTTAATGATATTGTTCATGAATATTTAGTATCAAGTGAAACTCTTTCAAATCTGATTAATGCCGATGAAAGTACACTTCAGACCTATATTGCCAATTTAAAAGAAATCGGAGTAACCAATGCTGAAGAAGTTGTAACGGCTGCAAAGACTTGTATAAATGAAGAGAATGAGTTAATAACAGCAGCAGAAACAGAATGGCTTAATGGTCATATCCAACTTGTAAATGGTAAAATTAAAGCCGATTCTGATTATATTAATGATGTAAATTCTAAAAATACTTCATTGATAAATGCATTAGGTTCTACTTATCGAAGCGATTATGATAATTGGACTAATCTTTTAGCTGGTAAAGCCACAGCACATAATAATTTTATCAATGCGATAAAAGGAAGTCAAATTAACTTAGGTGATGGTTCTAGTGCGTTATCTGATTATGGAAAAGCAAAAGCCATTGTAAATAAGTGGAATTCAGCATCTTTTAAAAACAATAATGGAAATGATCCTCTTAATTTAAGTAATAATACTCGTAATGGTATATCCAAAGAGACTTACGAAAAAGCTAAAGCTTTCATGACTTATTACGATCAGTATAAATCAATGACTGATGCTTTAAAAATTGATTTATCTAATATTTCTACTGATTTTAAAACAGATTATTCTCCTAAAATTGAAGGAAAAAAGGATAAAGCAAGTAAAGATAAAGCCAAAGAGCAAGAAAAAGCCAAAGAACAGACATCTCAGACTTTTGATTTTATTGAAACACGTATTGACCGTTTAGAATCTAAAATTAGCAAGTTCCAAAAACGTGCCGAAGATGCAAAACGTTCCTTTAGTAGTCGTATATATAATTATAAAAAAGAAATTTCTACACTCTTCTCTGAATTAAAAACACAAAATAAAGCATATGACAGATATATGCAAAAAGCCAATAGTGTAGGTCTTAGTGAAGAATGGAAGAAAAAAGTTCGTAATGGTGCTATTAGTATCAAAGATGTCAAAGACGATGCTTTAAAAGAACAGATTGAATCTTATCAGACATGGTATGAAAAGGCTAAGAAAGCAAAAGATGCAACAGACGATCTTACGAGATCTATTCAGGATGAATACGAGGCATTAGCAAAGTTAAACTCCGAATATGCAGAAAATAAAGTTGAAAAATACTCATCTTCTATCGACCTATTAGAAGCAAAGAAAGAGAATTATGTAAAATATCAAAGTAAGAACAATATGTTATCAAAAGAAAGTTCTTATCTTGATAAGGAATTATCTGCTTACCAAAAAGCATATCGAAATGATAAAACTGAGTTAAACTCAGCCAAGAAATCTATCAACAGAACGAAAACCACTAAAGCTAATAAGAGTATTCTTAAAAATATAAAATCTTGTGTTAACTCCGGAAAAGAAATTTCTTCATCGACTCTTAGTAAAGCATTATCTATAGATAGTGGTCTTTATAATAAGTGTTTGAAATACAATGCTTATCTTGCTGCGTATGAAACTGATAAAGCAACATACGATTTACAGAAGCAAGAAAACATCAGCAAAAAAGCAGACCTTGCTCAAGAAAAGTTAGATAATATAGATACATATTATTCTAACAGAAGACAGGGTTACGAACAACGAGCACAAGAACTTAACAATGCTATTGATATCAATGAAGCAAAAGGTTATCAGATTAGTACAAAGTATTATTCTAAACTTGTTTCTGAGGAGAAAAAGAACAATGCGTCTTTAGTAGAGGAACGTAAGAAGTTAGTAAAATCGTTGGCTGATTCATTAAAGAATAGTTCAGTTAAGATGTATTCAGATGAATGGTATGAAATGTCAAAACAGATAGATGACGTTACAAATGCCATTGATGAATCCACAAAATCTCTTGTTGAGTATAATAACCAGTTACGTCAAATCAAATGGGATAATTTTGATTATTTAGAAGAACGTATTAAGACAGTAACTTCTGAGGTTGATTTCATGATTAATGAATTATCTCGTGAAGACTTAACAAGCGATGACATAGGTGATTTTACTGACAGAGGCAAGGCAGTTGCTTATCTTCATGCTTCTAATTATACTTCATATATCCAACAAGCAAAAGATTATGAAAAAGAAGTATCTAAGATTGAAAAAGAACTTACAAAAGACCCATACAATAAGACATTAATCTCTCGTAAGGAAGAACTTGTAAAATCATATGAAGATTCCATATCGGCTGCACAAGATGAAAAATATGCAATTATAGACTTGTATACGCAAGGCTATGAAGCACTCAAGAATCGTATTTCTGATTTAATATCAGAATATGAAAAACTTATGGATGCTGAAAAGAATGCATATGATTGGCAGAATACTATATCAGAGAAAACAAAACAGATTGCAGACCTTCGTAAGCAATTAATTGCTTATTCAGGAGATGTATCTGAAGAAACTCGTTCTAAAATACAGTCTTTAAATGTTTCCTTAAAAGATGCAGAAAAAGACTTACGAGAATCCGAATATGATAAACTCATATCTGATACAAAGGATATGTTATCTGATTTACAAGATAATTTTGATGATGTAATTCAAGATGTAATTGATTCTTTATCAGAAAATTTCAAAGAGCTATTGGATGGTATATCTAAAACATCTAATAGTGCTGTTGCTACTATTAAGGGCGAAATGAACGGCATTGGATATACACCAACTGACGAGTTTAAAGAGATTTTAAATGGAACAAATGTAGTGACAACTACTCAAAATTTAATTGATACCATAAAAGATTTCCAGACTAAGATGACAGAATGTGCAAATTTACTTGCTAATTCAACATCTACTACTACTGGTGGTCAAAGTGTAAAGGATAAGATTCGTTCTGATGGTGAAAATACATTATCAAAAGCTATTTCTGATTCAAACTCTAAATTGAGTTATTTCAAAGGGCTTAAAAACAATGCTAAAATAAGTCGTGATGAAGCGAAAGCGAATAGAGATTCACTTAAAAAACAGTACGAGGACTATATTAAAACTCATAGTAAAAATAGTACAAAAGCCAAAGAATTAAAGTCTAAATATAACATAGCTAACAGTAAATATAATGAATTAAACAAATCTTACAATGTTCAAAATGATATTTATAAAAATATGAAAAAGCAAAACAATGCTTTGAATTATTTAAAATCACATTTGAATACTACAGATTCTTCGAGAGATAAACTATCGGATTTGAATAAGGCGTTATATGATAAGTATGGTCAAAGAGTTCTTTCTGAGACAGAAATGAAAGAGTTGGCTGAAATTGTTGGTGTAAAATTTGACAACAAAAACAAAACAGGTAATCTCTATAAGAAATTGAAAGACCTTGGCATCCCTGGATTTAAAGTTGGTTCACGCAATATTCCTAAAGATATGATTGCTTTACTTGGCGAAGCGGGAAATGAATTACATTTTAGTAAGGAACAAGGTGTGTTAAGAGAGGTTGGTCAAGGTGATAAAGTGTTCACTAATGAACAAGCTCAAAATCTTTGGAAATTGTCACAGTTAACTCCTGTTGATTGGTCTAAGAATTTAAAACTTAATTCCTTGAATATTCCGCAAGCTGATAGAACTACCACTACTATTGTTGAAGTTGGTGATATTGTTATGCAAGGCGTGAACGATGTTGAAACGTTTGGCAAACAATTAAGAGAAGAAATTTGCAAAGGCGGTAAAACAACTAAATGTATAACTGAAGCTATATCTTCTACTCAACTTGGAAAAGGTATTGGAAAAGCAAAGTTATATAAATAGTTTTATCTATCACAGTTATACCCTATATAAGTGTCATAGCTTATATAGGGTTTTTAAATAAAGGAGGGCGTAAAATGAGCAGAATGAAATTTTATTTATCTACTAAAGATAAAAAAATATCTATACAAAAAGATATCATTGAAAAGCTGCAAGATGAAAATCACTGTTTAAAAGAACAACTAAAATTATACAATGTTGAAAAATATAAGGAAAAAATGAGAGAACTAGATGAGTGCTATAAAAAATATTCTGAATTATCCAAAGAATTAGAAGGATATAAAAGTGAATATTTACATTTGTTATCAGACATAAAACGTAACATTTAGAAACAAATAATATATAAGATTGGTGGTGAAATATGTCTCGAATTTTATTAAACAAAGATGGTACAATGGATACTGTCACATTGATATTACAAACCAAAGCATTTGAAACATTGAATACAATAAGAGGTGCGAAAGAACTAACATACAAGGAAAATTACAATGCTGCCAATGAAACTTCTTTTACTATTGATAAATTTATAGATGGAAATAAAAACTTATCATGGGATATTGTAACTAATTTTAAAGTATTGTATATTCCAGAACTGAAAGAACGATTTGAAATATGTGTATCTAAAACAGAAGAAAATTCTATTATAAAAGATGTTACTGGTACATCATTATGCGAAGCAGAATTATCTAACACAAATTTGTACAACATCGAGGTAAATACAGAGGACGATATCATATCTGATGATTATGATGAAAATTTCCCCACTATCTTCTATCGTGAATTGGATGTAAATTTGTATAATTGGAATGATCCAAAATATAATGGAAAATATCTCAATTATACCAATGATCAAAAATTAAAGGTTTTAAAACGAGGTTCGTTATTACATAGATTATTAGATAAAGTACCAAATTATTCTATAAAATATGTGCAAGATTCATTGAAAAAACTATCTGACATAAAAACGTTTACTATAGATGATAAAAGCATATACGATGAATTGACAGGAGAAATTTCTGAAGAATATGGTGTTATATTTAAATTTAATTCCATGACAAGAGAAATCTCCGTATATGATTTATATAATACTTGTGAGGATTGTGGTTATCGTGGTGATTTTAACAACAAATGTCCTGAATGTGGTAGTACAAAATTTAACGGTCAAGATGGAGAAGATACTACTATATTTATATCATCTCATAATTTAGCACAAGACATAAAACTTGAATGTGACACATCTTCTATCAAAAACTGCTTCTGTATTAAAGGTGGAGATGATAATATCACAGAAGCAGTAAAAAATATTAATTCAAATGGAAGTAATTATATTTATCGTTTTACAGATGATACTTATAATGATATGCCAGCAGAACTTGTAACTAAGTTAAAAGCCTACAATTCAGAATTTGAAAATTATCAAACTAGAAAAACATTTTCTATTGATTCAACAATACTCTCCAATTATAATTCGGTAATCTCTTATGTAAAAAAATATTTTTCAGATACAGAGTTGTCCTATATCTCATCTCCTATCATTGGTTATAAAAATTTAATGAAAAACTATTATGATGTTATTGATGCAGATTTATTTATCAATACATCAATGATGCCAACAGTAGATATAGATGGGCAAAGTATAGATGACGCAATAAATAAATTAACAAGTGCAAATATGTCTCCTATTGCAGTATCATCTCCTTCTACGTTACTGAAAACTAATGCAGATAATGCAGTTATTGGAATGGCGAAAGTTTTGATAAACACAGCATTATATGATGTTGATATAGATTATTCTACATATACCAAGGGCACTGTTGGTACTTGGAAGGGTAAAATCGTATTGACTTCTTTAGAAGATGAAACAGACACACGTCATACAACAGAACTGACCATCAAATTTAATGATGATGAATTAACTTATCTTCAGCAACAGATACAAAGAGCTATGAATAAATCTGATGTCAATGATGCTGTAGATATTACCAATATGGAAATGAGTGAATCTGTTTTTAAAGATAAACTTCATTTATACGGAGTTAGTTCACTTACATCATTAGGACAAGAATTTAACTCTTGTTTGAATATAATTCTTAATTCTAAAGCCACATTTGAAACGACAGTTTATAATCAAATGTACTCTTTATATTCTAAAAGAAAATCATATGTAGATGCAGAACTTGCAACCAGAAATGTTCAGGCTTCATATGTACAAGAGATATTTGATTATATGACAAAACTTATCTCTAGTACCAAAAATGTTCTAAATTTAAATTCTTATCTTGGTAAAGATTTATGGAAAATATTTTGTTCATATCGTAGAGAAGAAAAATATCAAAATGATAATTATATATCGGATGGATTAAACAATGCTCAGTTGTTAGAAAGAGCCAATGAATTATATGATATTGCAACCAAAGAGTTGTATAAAGCTTCCAATCCACAATACGCTCTCACTTCTACGATTAATAATCTTTTAAATATGAAAGAATTTGCTCCATTAACAGATAGCTTTGAATGTGGAAACTGGATCAGATGTGAAATAGATGAAGAAATTTATCGGCTGAGATTGTTATCGTATGAAATTGATTTTGAAAATCTTGGAGATATATCTGTTGAATTTTCTACGGTTGAAAAAATCTATAATGGAACAACAGATGTTAAAAGTGTAATAGACAGTGTATCTTCAATCACAGGTTCTTATAGTAATACTACGCAACAAGTAAAAAAAACTTCTGAAAGTACATCTATTGTTGATGATTGGGTAAAAGATGGATTTTATGCTACTACTCAAATTATTAACAATCCATATTCACAAGATATTGTTATCGACAAGAATGGTATTTGGTGTAAACAATATGATGATATTGCAAGCAATTTTGATGACTGTCAATTGCGTATTATTGGTAGCGGAACGTATGTAACTGATGATAATTGGGGGTCTGTAAAAGCTGCTATCGGTAAATATATATATAAAGATCCAACTACACAGGAAATGAAAGCTACGATGGGTGTATTAGCTGAAACTATTGTAGGTAAATTCATCTTAGGTGAAACATTGGGAATTTACAATAATAATGACAGCTTAACATTCGATGCTAATGGGTTGAAGATTACTAATGGTATAAATACATTCACAGTAAATCCTAATGATAATTCAGGTCTATTGAAAATATCTAAAGGCAGTGAGGATATCTTTTATGTGGATAATAATGGGAATCTGAATATGACTGGAATTATTAAGAGTGCTTCTTTTCGTGGTGGCTCTATTGGTATTGGTGGGTCAAATAATGATAATTTTGTTGTTAATTCTAATGGAAATATAGTATCAAAAGGAAGTATGAGTTTAGCAAATGGTGGTATTACATATGATGTCACTAACGGATTGAATGTTATAGGCAAAGTAACTGCAACAAGTGGAACGTTTACTGGTATTATAAATGCAAATGGTGGTACTTTTTCTAACATAATTACTTGTACTGGAACTATTTCTGGCGGAAGCATAAGCGGTTCTACTATTTCTGGCGGAAGCATAAGCGGTTCTACTATTTCTGGCGGAAGCATAAATATTGGGAATAATGTTTTTAGTGTGGATATTAATGGTAAATTAAAAGCTTCAAATGCTTCCATAGTCGGCAATATAACAGCTACGTCAATAAAAGCAAAAGGATCTTATTATATATATGATACAGACTTTGACAGTGCCAATAAAATTTTATCGTATACGTCAGATAATACAAGTGACACAAAATATAATATAGGAAGATTATCTAAAAATGGTTACTCCGACAATTTAAATTATATATCATTTGAAGATATGTCTCAAGATAGAAGTATTATTTTTCATACTGAATATGTTAATCTTGGAAAATATTGTACTATTAGTAATTTTGATGTCTCTAATAACACTATTTTTAATGACGATGGAATAATCTCTTTAGATACAGACACAATCGGTACTATCTTAAGTAAGGATGATATAGCATTCAGACCATTATCTAAATGTGCAGATTCACTTAAATTAGGCACAGCTAGTAATAAATTTGGACAAATTTATTCTTCAAATTCTGCTATTTCCACTTCTGATAAAAATTTAAAAAAAGATATCACACCACTAGACGAAAAATATCTACAATTATTTTTATTATTACAACCTGTATCTTATTTATTCAAAAATGGAACAAGTGGAAGAACTCATATAGGGTTTATATCACAGGATGTAGAAGAAGCGATGATTAAATGCGGAATATCAGACCTAGAATTTGCTGGATTCTGTAAAGATATTAAAAAGAAATATATCATTGACGAAAATGGAGATGAAATTGAATCAGATGATTTAGATGAAAATGATAATGTTCAATATATCTATTCATTGCGTTATGAAGAATTTATTGGATTAATAACAAAAGCGGTACAAGTATTATGGAATAAAATGGAGGAATTAAAATTATGAAATTAACAGCATTTAATATTTTAGCAATATGCGAATCATTAGCAAAAATCTCAGAAAAGGAATTTGATCTTAATACAGCTTGCCTTATTGCAGGTAATCTTAATAATTTATCTGTTCCAAGAGAAACGATTGATACAAAAAGAAACGAGATCATTGCTAAATATGCACAGAAAAACAAAGAAGGGGAAATTGATTATGCGGATGATGGTACTGTAAAGATTGTGGATATCAAAAAATTTAATGATGATATAAATAATCTGATGCTCTCTTCTGTCGATGTAGAGTTAAAAAAGATACCTAAAAAAGCTTTTGAAGATATGAATATTGCACCAAAAGATATTCTGCCTATAATCAATCTCTTAGAGGAATAAAATTATGTTTACAGATTTTGAATATGATGGAGAGTCCTTATCCGATTACAAACTAATGGTTGGTGTAATAAATGGTTCTAGTGGTGTTCAAACTGTTTCTTCGGGGGCTGAACTTACATTTAATCAGGTACGTCCCGTAGGAAGCAGTAGGTTCAATATCACATCAGCAGTATATGAATCTGCTTATAGCACCTCATTTGAAGTTTTTCGTAATCCATGTCTTGCATCTAGTCAAGATGAAATGAGTCTTTCAATCGAAGAAATTTCGGCTATTCAACGTTGGTTATGTCGTAAAGATGGGTATAAACGCTTTAAAATTAACCAGGATGGCTTTGAACACGTTTATTGGAACGGAACATTCAGCAGTAAACAAATCGAGCTAAATGGTCAAATAATCGGCTTAGAACTAACATTATATACCGATTCTTCATTTGCTTTTATGAACGAAGTATCTGTTGAGTATAATTGCTCGGCAGGTACTTCATTTCATTTTTGGGATAATTCAGATGAGATTACAGATTTTAACAATCAATTGTTGCCAAATTTAGAAATAACAATTTTATCAAAAGGTAATTTCAAATTAGAAAACTCTCGTGATAATAAAGTTATGAAAATAGATAATTGTGTATCTAATGAGATAATATCTATCAATGGTAAGAATCAATTAATATCATCTTCTGAATCATCACATGATCTTGCAAATGATTTTAATTACTTTTTCCCAAGAATTATTAATTCATATAATGATAGGTGCAATATTTTTACACCAAATTTAGATTGTAAAATTAAGATTACTTACTCTCCTATTCGGAAAGTCGGTATTTAGGAGGTGATTTTGAAATGATTTTTAATCAAAAGATTACTTTAGATCTGACCATAGACAGGGTACAAAATGTTCATTGTTCACAAGATGATGACGAATCAAGAAAGATATTGATTACTCTCTCTGATAAAGGGAAACCATATACTGTTTCAACTAATTCTGTAATTCATTTAAAGATTTCTAAACCTGATGGAACTTTTGTGTATATAGACGAAGATGATACTTCACATTTATCCAGAAATACAGATGGAACAATTGCTATTATACTTTCTGATCAAGCAACATGTGTGCCAGGTATTTGTGAATCAGAATTTCAAATTATTGAATCTAATACCATCGTTACATCAAGAAAATTTAATATTATTGTAAAGAAATCTGTTGTTGATGGCAAAACTATAGAATCTGCTATTGAGTCAAATGTAATAAATAAAATGATTAAGCATTTAATTGATTATGCAAATCCACATAAAGTAACAAAAGCACAAGTTGGTTTAGAAAATGTCCAAAATGTATCAACAAATGACCAAACTCCAACTTATACAGAAGCTACTACATTTGAAAATATATCGAGTGGCGAAAAATTATCTATTGCATTTGGTAAAATCAAAAAGGCAATCAGCACTTTGATAAGTCATATTTCAACAAAAGCAACTATCAGTCAAGAAGGACATACAAAATTAACAGATAGTGTTTCAAGTACATCTATTGATACCGCTGCTACTCCAAATTCTGTAAAAATTGTTAATGATAAGATTGAACAGGAAATAGATGATGTAATAACTCACGAGCAAATTGACTCGTTATTCTTATAAATAAGGAGGAACGCAAATGGCAAAATTAGACTTTGATGGTCTTAGTTATTTTTGGAGTAAAGGCAAAACATATATATCTAATTTATTAAAAGGAAAAGCTGATTCGTCTCATACTCATGACGATAGATATTACACTGAATCTGAGATTGATATAAAATTAAATGGTAAAGCAAATAACAGTCATACACATGGAAACGAAGATATTACATCACTTGACGCAGGTAAAATTACAAGTGGTACAATTAGTATTGATAGACTTCCACAGGGAGCATTGGAAAGATTGACTGTTGTAACTGATGATATGGCAAGATTTAAACTTACATCTACTACTGTCCAGAAGGGCGATACTGTAAAGGTTACTTCTACTGAGAAAATGTATTATGTAGTAGACGAAACAAAACTTTCTACAGAAGAAGGTTATGAAATTTATGCGGCTGGTACGGCTGCTAGTGTACCTTGGAGTGGAATTATTGACAAACCAGAAACATATACTCCTTCAAATCACAATCACATTGTTTCAGAAATCAGTGATTTTCCATCCTCTTTGCCTGCTAATGGGGGGAATGCTTCTACAGTCAACGGACACACAGTAGACAGTGATGTTCCTGCTGATGCTAAATTTACAGATACAATATATACTCATCCGACCACATCAGGAAATAAACATATCCCGCCTGGTGGTTCATCTGGACAAGTATTAGGTTGGCAATCAGATGGTATCGCTAAGTGGGTAGCCAATGAAAATAGTGGTGGCTATATTAATTTAGGTCAGTTTAATAACAATAATCGTACCATTAATTTAGATACTTATAAACCATATGCTGAATGTGATAGCAAAGGTGATAATACTACATGGTCTGTTCCTAGCGATCGAAATTGTGTGGCTTGGATTAGAAGTATTGATAATACAGGTACAAATCCACCACAATTTGGTAGCAGTGAAATTTGGTTTTATTTTAGAAGTACAATGGTTAATGGTATGCCACTACAAGAAATTGTGGTATATTCTGCTGTTAATGATGGAACTCCAAAAAATACTTATCTTAATAGAGCTTTTTGTAATAATGCATGGACTTCATGGTGGGGAGATGTCGATTATTTGAAATTAATAGGTGGGGTAATGACTGGACCTATTAATTTTGCATCTGGAAATCCTATTCAAATGAAACCTGCATCATGGACATCTTACGTACAAACATTAGTATGCGATGGTAATGTAAAAGTTGGTGTAAATAATTTTTCTAGTTTTTGGAATAATGCAATCAATTTAATTATGCTATCAACAGCATCTACTTATTTAAGATGGAAATCTGGAAACGGTATGTATTTCCAAGCTATTACTGATAGCAATGGTGGCTTAGATACCAAACTAGCAATAACTCCAGATAATGTATTAGTATCATACCATCTTCCTATATATGAAGTTATTAACGGTGCATCTTATAGAATGATTTGTGTAAACGATTCAGCTAATTTACATATTGGTGGAAATACATCTACAGGTAATAATAATATTTCAAGTGCTATATTATCCGTCTTGAATTGTCAATATGGTTTCTATAATACTGCATTCAGAGTAATGGAGGCTTATGACAATAAAGTTTCATTAGGTGGTGGTTATGCAAGATGGACACAAGTATATGCTAAAAACACTTCTATTTCTACATCTGATAGAAACCTTAAACATGATATTCATGATATTGACGATAATCTTATTAAATTATTTTTTAAAATAAAACCAAAAACTTACTACTTCAACGATGGGGATAGAATTCATATTGGTTTAATAGCACAGGATTTTGAAAATTCAATGCACGAATTAGGATTATCAGAAAATGATTATGGTATGATTTGTAAAGACATTTTATACGATTATACAAAATTTGATGAAGATGGTGTTCCGATCGAAGATTCAAAAGTTACTAAAAAAGACGAAGACGGGAATATCATCTATAGATACTCTTTCAGATATGAAGAATTAATAACATTAATCGTACAAGTAGTACATAATCAGCAAAAAGAACTCGATGATATAAAAAATGATATTGCAAATATCAAACAAAATTTAGGAATTTAAAAATAAAACACTATCATAGAAAGGGAATGTTATGGACGAAAAAGAAACAGTAGAAAGATTAACAAAAGTAGAAGAACGTTCAAAGTCTAATACACATAGACTCGAAAAATTAGAACCAATTGTTGGAGAAATTCATACGATGTCCAAAACGATGATTCAGCTTGTAGAGGAAGTCAAACATACTAACGAAACTGTAAGTGCCTTAGATATAAAAGTTGATCGTATGGATAATCGTGTAGATGATATTGAACGTGCTCCAGCAGATAATTTAAATACTTATAAGCGTACTGCTATTACTGCCATGATTAGTACAGTAGCGGGTGCTTTGGCAACTGGATTGATTTTTATTATAGCACAAGTTATTTAAAAAAATGGCTAGTGAGATACTTCACTAGCCTCTCATCTATTATGAAGATGAGATGTTACAAGACGTTATTAATTCTAACATATATATTTACATAATACAATAGGGAACAGCATATAACTGTTCCCTATTTTTTACGATTTTGGTTCAAATTTTTCTTTTAATTTTAAATACATTTCATACATTTCTTCGTCAGAAATATCTTTATCTTCTTTCTTTTTATAAGGTTCTAATACTGCTTTGGAAGGAGTTGTAATACTACTTAATGCTTCTTCTGTTGCATGAGTATAAATATTTTCAGTTCTAATAGCTGTATGTCCAACTGCAAGAGCAGTATTAACTACATTAGCACCTTTTGAGGTATTGGCTATTGTATCCATAGTGTGCCTTAATGCATGTAGACACAATCCCTTTTTAACACCAGTTTTTGTTACTCTCACATCTCTGTCAATTTCTAGCTTATCGCATAAATCCTTGAAACAGTTCTCCATTGTAGACAAACTACGTGGCTTTGCTGTTCTAAATGTAGGATAAAGAAGATTATCTGGATTACCGTATCTACAATGTAATTTTGTCTGCTCTATCATATATTCAGTTACTTCTACACATAGATCCGACATCATTACAAAACGAGATTTTTTATTTTTTGGCACTTTAATATATGATTCTACGCCTTGACTTGGATCATTATTTACATATCTTGTTGCTTGTGCTTCTACAATATCTATTCTTCGTTTTTGTAAATCAATATTATCTATTCGTAGTGCCGCAAATTCACCTGCCCTTAATCCAGTTTCTAATAAAAACATTACGATGGCTGCTGTTTCTCCCATGTTATTTTTATAAGCGTAATAGAATTTCTGTATGTCTTCAGGTGTGAATACTTCTTTCTTATTTTTTAATTCTTCTTCTCGTTTATGATTATACTCGTCCACAATCTTTACTTTAATCATAGTTTGTTCAGCATAATTCTCTTTCAGAAGGCTTTTATCTACTAACCACTTGCATAATCGCTTTGTGAGCTGTATAGGTATACTACAAGTCTTTTTACTTTTTAAACTCAATATAGTGTCATAATAATCTTGAAATACTTGAGCATTAAGCATCTGTAATTGATAGTTTGCTATTGGTTGATTGAAAAAATTACACTTTAATGCGCTGATATAAGACTTGTATCCTGAACCAGTTAGATTGACCTCTATAATACTCAGAAACTCTTTCATGTATTCACCATATGTTTTAGACTTATCTATTTTAACGTCATTGCCTTTGATAAGTTCTTTTTCCCAAGCATCTTTTGCGTGTATGGTTAATTCTCGGATTTTTTCTTCTGTTTCAGCTTGTACTTTACGAGTTGGTTTGGTATTTTTGTCTATTTTGTATTTGCGTTTGAATCGTTTTGGTTTACCCGTTTTTGGATTAAGATACTGAGACTGTATGATACATTCACATTCTCGTTCATTGATCCATCTTATGCTACCCTGTCCATTCTCGGCTCTGAGTCTGCTTGTAGACATATTAAATTACCTCCTATATTTTATCACTTTTACAGGTAACTATCACTTGATTTTTTCTATTATCACTTTTTTCTTGGGATGAAAATTCAAGTGATAAAGTGATAAATATAAGTGATATTATGAAAATTATAAAACGCCACCAAATGCATTTCAATGGTTAGTTTCACCAAAGATATAATGCATTTAGCGGCGTTTTGTTGTGTTTTATTGACAAATATATGATGTTGTCAAAGGATTATTTGTAGTTTACGATCACAAATAAATGATTCATAAAGTTGCGTATTATCAAGGTTATTATATATTATTTTATAAAAAGTGATATTTAAAAGTGATATTTGAAATATTTCAAAAGCAATCAAAACATTATATCATGACCTCTTTTCCCATCATATCTTTGATAAAATTTTGTTGTGAATTACGAGACACATAATATTCTTTTCCTATTTTATTGCCATACCCCATTTGATACATAACTTTTAATATTTTTAATGCCTTGTCATTTTCGCAGCAAAATACTTTCATAATATCTTTTTTTGTTAACATCTCTGAATTATTAAACGAATCAGTATAACCCTTAATAATATTATCTCTCTCGGAACATTCTTCTATAAGTTGTTCTTTTGTCATTGTATCATAATTATTATTCAAAGAAAACCCTCCTTTTAATTTTTACCTGTACTTCCAAATCCACCTCTGTTTGTTTCATCCAAACGTTCTACTTCCTCAAACTCAATTTCTGGCTGAATTTTATTGATGCGGAATTGACAGATTCTGTCATTCTTATTAATTACTGTGTCTTCCATAGCAATTACAGGAAGTTTCCATTCATCTGCATCTCCTGAATATGAATTGTCAATTACTGCGAAACAATTTGTTTGTAAGATTTTAAAGTTTTTATATGTACTACTTCTAGGTACAATATTCGCTTCATAGCCCTCTGGTAGTTTCATTCCAACCCCTAATGGGATTAATCGAAATTCTCCTTTCTTTAGTTTTATTGTTTCAGATGAACGTAAATCAATCCAATTAGATTTTCCACCACCAATGTATGTAAGTTTGTCAATTTCGTCATTAAAATATTTTATTTTAATATTCTTGATATTTGATCTATGTTTAAAAGAATAAATTCTGTCACACATAACGAATATCAAGAATACAGTTATTACAAAATATGTTACACTGTAATATTTTTCATACACGCCCCAAGATGCAATTGTTGCAAATCCGAATACAATAATTAATACGATATCTAAAATTGTCATTATTTTTAATCTTTTCTTTGTCATTAGTTTTCCTCCTATAATTCTACTTTTTCATACAGTCTACAGTTACAAAATCCCAATGTTGTAGATTCGTAAAATTTTTTACACATACATTTAGTAGATTCATTCTTTTCATTAGAACACAAACAATATCCACCATTTTCTTTGATCTGTTGACGCACTCGATTCACTACAGATTTGTTTCTATTTTCTATAATTCGCACTTATTCAATCACCTCTTTCAAATAAGAGATATATTCTGTCCATTTCCCAATAGAATGAATATATTCTTTACCTTTTAAACCTTTCAATTTTATGTCTGCTTTAATATTCTCTATTGGGTTCTTCTTCGTTGCTAATGATTTGATAAAACTGTTTGTACTATGTGTTAGGGTTAAAATACATTCCTGTGGAATTTTAGCCACCAATTCTTTATATTGGTTCAAGTCTTCATTTGGTATTTTATAATCATTTTTTGGTAGGTTCTTACTTGAAAATGGGCTAATACCAGCACCAGATGTTTTTGGTTTTAATAATGGAATAATTTTGTCAGAATTGACATATTTGAATTTGAATAAAATTTCTGCATCTGTTTTTTCAATATCAAAAATTATTGATGGATCAATTTCATAAATTGCTTTTATGATATTATTTCCACGACCAATACTAGGAATATATGCTTGCAAAACATCTCTATTATCATGGAAAATTTTACTCCCTGACTTACAATCAATGAAACAGTCTATATCTTCCAGGTTTCCATTTAATTTTCGTGCAAAATCTTTTGTCCACTGATTGTACTCAACTTTTATACGGTATATACCTTTAAATTTGTCTATTAAATAACTAATTTAGTTCACCTCCAAAATTCTGAATAGTATTATAAATTTTTATACGTTCTAAAAATTTTCCAGTTCATACATTACGTTTTCTGTTTCCTGCTCAATGGTGTCTTCAAATATATCTAATAGTTCTTTTAATTCATATTCATTGGTACAAATGTTAAATAAACCTTCTATTGTATCAACAATTTTTGCTCTTTCTTCTTCTGATATTAAATCTTTTTCTGGTGTCAAAGTCTCTTCTGTTTGTTTTTCTTTTAAATCTTTTATGTTACACTCTAACAGTTCTGCATTGTCAAACCTGTTGCCGATAACCTCCATACAATCCTGATAATCGTAAATATGTTCCTCTTCAAATCTTTCATCTTCAAGCAATACATCAAAGTAAAAACCTGCTTCAATTTCATTCCAACCAATGTAGCCATAACAGTCTTCATTCGAGCAATTTACAATATCATTTTCCCAGATTAGTTCACCATTCTTGTCATGTAAGCCAGTATACTTACAAATAGTAGATGGTTCTACTTCAATAACGATATCGTTTAATTTTGAATTCTTGTCAAAATGCGACAAATCCACAATAAAATATCTCTCTGTGGATTGTTCCTCTATTAAATTACCAATGACCCAATCGAGATCTTTATATCCAGTCAATCCATCTTTAACTTTTGCTTTATATAAATAGCTATCTTTCATAATTTTTCTCCTTTTTAATCTATTGCACTATCATAGAAATTATCGAATAGTTCTAAATCTCCATTTTTTAACATGTGCATATTTACTTCTAATGTGTTATTCCTCTTTTATTTTTACATAAAGACCACAATGACATTCTCCTTCTTCTTGCTCACGAAATTCTTTACACATACATTTCGTATCAGGTGTCTTTTGTAATCTACATGGACAGTAGCCTTTATTGTCTTTAAGTTTCTGTATAATTTCAGTTACTAATTCTTTGTCATCATTTACTTTAATCATTGCTAATCCTTTCTGCATATTGATTATTACTGATAAGATGTACTCCTAATACATCATCATAATGTCCATCTTGATTAGGGATATATCTACCAAATTTAATAATAATGTTTGGATATACTGAAAGTTCTTCGATATATTTAGATACCTCATCTTTGTTATATCCTGTATAAATAACAATATCGTCATTATTATGTTCTCTTAATTTCTGTACAAATTCCTTTAAATCGCTCCATGAATCAAATGGCTCAAGTCCTTGCATAACTACCGCTTCTGTTATTGGGTTATTGATATACCTATTTACAAGATCATTTATTGAAATTTCAATAATAGGTGCTTTAGCCAAAAAACTGTTTTGACAATAATCCTTACCACACTTAAAAGTGCAGTAAGGAAAAATAATTGTCATAGAAGCCTTCTTGTAATTCACGAAATCTTCAGTTATTAAACCTTTGATTTTCATTAAATCTCCTCTGCTTCGGCGTTGATGTCTCCCCATTTTCTCATTTCAAACTCAGCTTTACGTTCTTTTGAGTATGTTTTAACTGGTGTATAGAAGCCAACAATTCTGGTAAATTCAGTATCTACAGGCTCTCCACATACAGGACATTTTGCGCCATAGAACGCATGATTATGTTTACATGCTTGTATTTTTGTATTAAATGCAAAATAGGTTACTCCTTGATCGGCAATATAATTTGTCATCTTCCATGCTTTTTCAAATGAATCAAAAGGAGCATCAATATTATAATGAAGGATTGATCCACCAGAACAATATCCATCAAACTCGGATGCGATTCTTACACGTTCCTGTCCAGTTGTCTTAATTCCAAGAGGAATAAACTGATTACCATAAAGAGGTAAATCATAGATATTGGCTTTAGGATAAAAGAATTTGTCTTTTCTCATAAGTTTTGCTGCTGCTGTTTCGCCAGGTATTTGTTCTGTATTAATTTGATAATCACAGTCGTATTCTTTGATAAATTCATCGGCAGTTTTTCTCATCGTCTCAAAAATTTTTTTGCCAAAAGCAGAAGCCTTGTCTGTATAATATGTATCATCAAATTCGTCTACTTTTGTATAACCAAATTTCTTCATTGTTTCATAGATACCTATAAACCCAATTGTGTTATAAATATGTGGGAAATCAACAAGACCATAAGAAAAGTTAGGCAATAAACCTTTTTCTACATTACGTTTAATGATATGACGAACACAATCAAGTGCTTTTAAATTAACAGTTACTCTTTTTGTTAATTCGCTAAGATATTCTTCTTCTGAATTAGTATCTAATGCAATTCTTGCCAAATTTACAGTAGATACTTTAATAGAACCAACTTTTAATGCAGTACCACCAACACTATTAAAGTATCCAAGATCTTTGATGTTACTCTTTAAACGACAACAGTTACTAAGAGAATTTACAGACGAGTCACAGAAAATATTACTATCCGACCATTCCATATTGTGTGCAATAGCCCATGTAGCAAAATCTTCATCTACGAATTTGCCATTTTGACGAAGTAAACTAATTGTAGACACTGGAAATGTGAACATATTATCGTGTCTGATTTCTGCCATCACTTCCATATACCATTTCTGAAATTCGATAATTTCTTCTTCGTAATCAATCATAAATGTACCATCAGGGAACTCTGAACCACCAAAAAGAGCCTCAAAATATGGTCTGTCAAAGACTGATGTGTTCGTAAAAGCTGACTGTGAACCATCTCTTAAAAATGGCTGATTAACAGCATATATAAATCTTTGGAATTGCTGCTTTGCATAATACACCTTATCTCTTACAAAATAACCATCATCTACGTCTTTTTTCCAAAAATAAAACATATACGGAATAAGATTAGGAAGTCCAACAGCACCAGAACTTCTGTTACAAGCATAGCTAATATATTCTTTGACAAAATCAACAAATGTGCTAAGATGCTTTGCTGGTTTTGCATTGCGTCCTTCGATGAAGAAAAGTCCTTTCTCCGCCAAGTCTTTCAAATCATAAGCAAAACAATAATGTTTAAAGGATGTTGTGTTCGCATCATGCATATACAACTGACCGATCCATTCGGCTCGAAGCCATTCGTTTGCTGTTTGAAAACCATATTTTTTCTGAATCTCATAATAAATTTTATTAAAAGCAAGCACCTTTTCATGAGGTTTAGGCATCTCTTTTTCAAGAGTTACAATATCCTTATGAGATACATTGCTATTGCCATCAATACTGGCATCTGCAACGGTCTTCTGATCTACAAAGTTGTCGATGAAGTCTGTATAGCTTAACTGTCCATCGTCAAATCCATTGATTTTTGCGATATCAGTTCCAAATTCATCTTGTAATTTGTTATATTGTGTTGTGAAATTTTTATTTAATCTAATGTTAATGTTCAAATTCTTTCCTCCTACTGTGCATTAATCCAAGTATTCGCTGTTACAAAATTCATAATTTCTCCATCAACTTCTAGCATTGGAGTTGTTTCAAAACCTTTTGCAATCATTAAACCTGTGTCAGTATTTTCAACGTATTCTATATTTTTTAATTTTAATTTTTTCTCCAATATCATGCATTTTGGACAATGTGTTGTATATAAAATTACACTCATTTTATCTCCTTTCTCGATTTCATAAGAAATCAACCCTTTTATTGTCCCTTCAAAATAAATCAATTTATAATGTATTTTCTTGACTTATTTTAATGTTTTTGTGAAATATATTTATTAAATCCGCTATTCTCGTTACAAGTATACTCAAAATTTGACCAACTTTGTGCAAACTTGTTTGGTTTTGCTGATGCTCTATAACACTTATCTTTCATAGGACAATGTTCACTATTACACATTGTGATATCTGACATATATTCACCTACATATCCTTAATTTTTATTTTCAATACCTCTAGTTTCTTATACTTATCAGAATCATATTTTGTATGATCTTTGATAATCATGTGTGTTTGCTCGTTACAAATTAACTCAATAATCATTTTCTTTTCTTCTTTATTCAATATCCCAATCACCTTACAATATTTCCATGCATTTCATCACATATTAATGTCGTATGTATTACTCCATCATCTAAGTTTGCATGAGTTTTTGCTTTTTTAATTGCTCTAATACTATATTCTCTATCATTTATTGTTACAGTTAGAAAATCATCTGGTTTAGATAATAATTCGTTAGCAAGACCATGACAGGTTAATGTTCTAAAAATCACTTAATCTAATCACCTCGTTTCATTACAACAAATAATATTCCTTAATATATACCAAAGCATCAAATCTATCTTCAAACACGATATCACAATGTTCTTTTATCCATGGATATATATTCTTTGTGCCAAATCCAATAATAGGTATTCCCATATCAAAAGCCTTTTGTACTTCCATACCAGTTCCAACTGATGAATTTGAATTATCTAAATTTACAAGTAACAAATCACTTTTACTAACTTTATGTAAAAAATAATTCATACACTGTTTCTCAGTCTTAGGCAACAAGGTATCATAATTAAAGGATTCACTTGGAATAAATACGTTAACATTGTATCTCTCATTTACTTTTTCCAAACAATCTCTAGTAGATTTTCTCCATTGATATGATTCGTCATTTGATACATGCTTTGTTGCACCAGCAGTATAAACCTGAAATGTCTCCATTATTAATTCCTCCTTACTGTACTAAATTATAAAAATACATTATTGTATCTACTACATCATTAATGTCATCATTGAAATCATTAGAGATAATCTTGTCTGCTAATATTTCAGCAAATTCAAAATCTTTTGTATCTCTTTTAATTCGATTTTCTAATTTATCATTTGTATCATTACGTTTCATTAAACGTTTTTTTATTGTTTCTAAATTCGTATACAAATAAATTACTGTTGGATCAATATCATTATCTCTAATATCTCGAACACCTTCTGGTGTAAGTATAATAATAGTATTTTTATCAGCCTTTTTTAAATCTTCTTTAGCCGAACCATAATACCATGTTTCTCCATTAACATCATATTTCTTCCATTCGGCAAAAAATCCATTTTCAATTTTCTGCAAAAAATCATTTTCTGAAATGTAATGATATGTAATATCTTGGATTTCACCTTCTCGCATCGGTCTAGTTGTATAAGTTACAATCGAATGAAAACCATGTTTTTTTACCAAAATTTCTCTAACAGAGTCTTTTCCTGATGCTGCTTTACCTATTAATACAAGCATTTTATCCATATACCTCCTCTTTAATGACGATTTTTGTATCTTTCATAATCTTTTTCTGACAATTTTTATAATAAGATTTATATCCTATATAAAAATTGTATAGTTCTGATACATACGGTAATGTTTTAAAAAAAATTGTTCTATCTGATTTTGGATTACACTCAATATATTGCAATAATTGATTGTATGTATATACTTTTGTAGAAGTCTTATCTCCCATTGTTTCATCGAAAGACACATATACATAATTTAAAATACTTCTTTTTGTTCCAAATTCAACGGTATGCTTAATATCATTTTTTATATATGACATGTCTAATATTCCGAGTTTAAAACCATGATCATATGGATGATTACATTTTCCTTTGTAAAAGCAATGATTACATCCTATTCCATCTTCTCCACCCTTACAAATGCCACTATCATTTTTATAATTAGGATTATTGTTTTTAACCATTCTCAAAGCATGATTAAATCCCCAAATACTAAATTTATCAAATGTCTTTCTCATCATTTTTTACCTCATATCGTTCACAAATGGATTTGAAAAATGCAATTTCCGATAAGTCATCACTATTCAAAACAACATCAAATGGTTCACGGAGATTTATCGAATAAAGACTCAATAATGATTTTGCATCACAACAATACTTATCTTTTACAATATCCACATCCGATGTCATTTTTGACATATCTTTCGTAAAATCCATAACATCATCTATATTTCGTACCTTAACTTTTATTTTAATCATGATTTATAGCTCCACCCCTTCATCATATATTTTCACACCAATAATCGTACTATTCCAATTGTTACATTTTGATACATCACCATGTAATTTAGCATTTGAATCTAATGAGTGAGTATCTACAATGAATTCGGCTAATGAACCATCGTATGTTATAATATGTTGTGTATCAGTGTGTTTATCATCTTTGCAATCTCCTAAAATACATGGAATTATTTCTCCATTTTCTAGTATCAAATCTATATATATACCAACATCTGTTGTAAAATAAGATCCTACTGCAATACAATACCGACCATTCACTTGACGTATACCATAATTACCTGTGTATGCAATTTGTTGTAATTTATATTGAGGACTAGATTCTGATGTGATTGTTTTATAACTCATAAAGCTTTTAATTCCATTTAACGGAACATTGTAATAAATAAAATTTGGAGGTGTTTGAGAAATAAACTTTGAACAAATATAATATTCTTTATCTTCAAAAACAACTTTACTCCATACATAATTACTTTTATCAATTATGTAATCATCTTTTATATACTTGATTTCGTCACCATATTTCAATACAGTGACTATTTCACTCTCAATATCAGGATTAGATCTGATATTCACATCACATGCAGCATATCCAGTAACAACAACTTTTTTATCCTCTAATTCATTATTTAGATTTTCTTGTATAGTTTCTGTAAATATACTAATTGCGCCACTTGCAGTTTCATTTGTTCCTTTTGCTAATATTTCCTGTCTCATAACAGGGGCGACCTGATTTAACGATAATATTAGCAATAATGCTAAAATTTGTTTTCTTTTCATGTCTTCTCCTATAATTTTGATGAATACGTTACAGTTATATATTCTCTTTTTATTTCAACATTTTGATAAAATCCTCTTCTGCTATGATTGGAATATTGAGCGATTTCGCCTTAGTATTTTTAGATGATATAGAATTAATATCGTTATTGATAAGATAACTAACCTTAGAAGATACACTTCCTACAACTTTACCACCATGAGCTTCAATATCAGCTTTGAGAGCATCACGGTTTTGATAATGATTTACACTTCCTGTAATAACAAAAGTCTTATTCTCTAATTCATTTGTAGTTTTTGACATTGACATAATGGATTTCTGTGTATCAAATGTAAACTCGTTTGCTAACTGAAGTATGTCTGAATAATGATTTTTCCAATAAGTATTGAGTGAACTTATTAATGAACCTCCAATGCCAGGCAAATATCTAAAGTATTCTGCACCTTTAATTGTCATTTCATCAATAAATGTATCAAAATCATAATCAACTGCTTCTGCAATCATCATACTTGCTGATTTGCCGAGCAACGGAATTGATAAACTGTAAAGGAAACGCTGAAGATTTGTCTTGCGAGACTCTTCAATAGAGCTAAGAAGTTTTTCGACTGATTTTTTACCAAAACCATCCAAAGTTTTCATTTCATTTTCGTGGTCTGATAAGTAATAAATATCCTTAATGGAACTCAACCAACCAAAATTGATGAATTTCTCTATTGTAGATTCTGAAAGATTCTCGATATCTAACGCATTTCGGCTTGCTGCGTGAACTAATTTACGTAAAAGCTTACCTTTACAGTCTGGATTTTCACACACAAGAACTTCTGAAGCATTTTCTTTAATAATTCTTGTAGGCTGACCGCAAATAGGACATTTGCTAGGAATATTAAAATTACCACTCTTATCAATACTGTCATGCACTTTAGGAATAACCATATTAGAACGGTAAACTCTAATTCTATCTCCTATTCCAAGCATCATATCCTTAATATATGTAATGTTGTGAAGCGTTGCTCTTGTTGTAATCGCTCCATTTAAGTCAACTGGCTCGAAGATTGCCACAGGATTAATCAAACCCGTCTTTGAAGTATTCCATTCAATATCTGTAAGAACAGTTTCAAATAATTCATCTTCATATTTATATGCCATTGAATGTCGGAAGAATTTATCTGTACGCCCCATTGAATCAGCGATTTTATAATCATCAACTGCCATAACAGCTCCATCATAAGGAATATTATGTGAGTTTGCTGATTCTCTTATTTGATTTAATAAGATTACTAATTCTTCTTTCTGATTAATTCTAGGTGATTTTAATATTGGTATAATCTCAAAGCCAATATCTTTAGCCTTGAATAAATCTTCACTAGGAGTTTTATACTCAAAACCTTTAATAACTCTCCAAGCAACAAATCTCATATTTCTGTTTGCAGCTTCTTTGCTATCGAGTAATTGTAGTGATCCAGATACGAGATTCCTTGGGTGCTTATACTTCTTATCTTCTGGTAATTTATCATTAATCTCTCTGAAAGTATCCCATCCAATAATTGTTTCGCCATCAATAATAAGTTCATCCTTATATGGAATTTCCTTTGGTACATTTTTCATTGTTAGTACATTCTGAAGACATTCAGTACCTCTCACTCCATCACCTCTAGTTTCTGCACCGATTAACTTACCATTAATATAATGTAGGGATGTGGTTAAGCCATCAGCTTTAACAGATAAGAAACAATCCTTATCCTCAATAAATTCGATTAACTCATCTACTGATTTTGTTTTATCAAGTGAGAGCATTGGATGATTATGCTCTACTTCTTTTAATTCGTCTGCAACTGAATAGCCAACGTTATGTGTCGGACTATTAGATAATACAATACCAGTCTCTTCTTCGAGATTTATTAACTCATCATACATTTTATCCCATTCATAATCAGGCATAATTGGAACTTGATTATAATAAGCATATGAAGCATTATTTAAATCTTTGATAAGTTGTTTTATTCTTTCTAACTTCTTATCCATTTATATCCTCCTTTTCTCCACAATATTCTTTTAAATATGTAAGCATTTCTGCCTCTTCTGGAAAGAACGGATCACACTTCTTTTCATTCTGTACCCAGCCTAAAAAGTTCATCCAAAATTGTCCTACTCTCCAATCAGGCATGTATGTCATGTGTAATCGGGTTACTTCGTTGTAAAAGTTATATAATCTATTTGGATCTCTAATATTAATCACCTCTCTTCATATTTCATGTCAATATAAATTGTCACAAAAATCGTAATAAATACAGATAAAATTCCACCGATTATAAGTGAAATTATAGTTGGCAAAAACAAACGAAAGAATAATGCGAATAGAAACATAAATATAACTAATGCAAATAAAAATAAAATAGTTATACCAAATATAAAGCACGTCATTTTAAAAGCATTTTTCATACATTCTCCTTTCTAATTCCTAAGAAATGAACATTTCTTCTGCTTTTTCGTCCTCTAAAACCCTTATAAATCAAGGGTTTTCAGGTTTCCCATTATACACAATCAGCTCTTCTGCATATGGAAGTGACTCTACCCACTTGATAAACGATTCTGACCACTCTGTAAGCTTGTGGTTTCTACGCTGAAAGTACATATTACGAACATTTTCATAATTCATTGTAATTGTACGCTTCTGTAACCATGACTCTGGAAGCCAACGTATAAGCTCTTTCCAATATCTCTTATCTTTTGTTTCAAGATATTTTTGACGCAAGTTCTCAAGGAAGTTAATGAACTTATGGACTTCAAAATCCACTGTACTATAATCTACTTCAATATTTGAATCATATGTTTCTAAGCACTTTAAATCTTTCTCATAGTCGTCAATTTCAAAGCAGTCTAATGTAATAGGTTGACTCGTAATCTTGTGCATTGTGCTTGTAGAATTAGCAACCGTTCCTATTTTATAAGTATCAAATTCTTTCCACCAATAAAGAGGTGCTGTAATATCAACCGATACAAAAATCTGTCGCATAAACTTTCTATGCTCATTTCCTGCTTTAATAAGAGTCTGTGCAAGTTTCATATCGTTTTCACCGATGTAGAAATTAACTCCATACTCAGTAAAATAATTTTTTAATTCTTCGTGATACCAAGTACCATCCCAATATAATTTTCCGCTATCACTTCTATCCCAACTATTCTTTGGATTTCTCATTCCACGGAGACTGTGTTCAAATCCCCATACTTCTGTATTTTCAAATTTCAAGCTTAAATCCTCCTATCTTTTAAGTCCAAATGAAATCCGTCTTTCCTTGGCTTTTTGAGTTTCTGAAACGCCATATTTATGGGCATTCCAGAAATCTAAATTTGTTATCTGATTCTCAAACTCTCTCCCTGTGGCTCTAAATGACACCATTCACAGTTAAGTGAACCATCCTGACCTTCAAGACCATTCTCTTTTAAATATTCTCTTAATTTATCTCCATTAACTGCGTCTGGCTGCTTAATGCGATACTCTTCTGGAATATTCTCTACATCAACATCAATTGTAAGCTTTCTCTTACCACCATTCTTCTGAATATTGAATGAAAATAAATCAGTTGTAAACTTCTTCTTACCAGTTGCTCTCATACACATTTCAAGATTCTGCTTTAACCACTTAATTCTATTCTCATATGTCTTTTTACGAGATGTAAGTCTATCATTCTCTTTCTGAATACCATCTACATCTGCTTCAAGAGCTTTGATAATTTTTGCATATCCATCAGCCTTGTCCTCAATCTCATACTCAACTGATTCAAGAGTATCCATAATTACCTGCTCGTCTACTTCTTCATCCTCTAACATATCTAAAAGCTGAAGGAATTGTCCCGTTAATTCATAAATGTTCGCCATATATTTATTCTCCTTTTTCGTCTTCTTTTAATCTATAAGCGTTTTCAAGTAACATATCTTTTAAAAATGTCTGCTTTGTTTTTACCTCTTTTGTTTGGATAGCCTTTGTAATAGCATAATTGTTACCAACTAACACACAATATTTCTTTGCTCTTGTGATTGCTGTGTAAAGCAATTCTGAATTATTCATTATGTAACTTCCTGTGTCCATCCCAACAATAGTCGATGTAAAACCAGATCCTTGCATTTTATGAACGGTACATGCATATGCAAGTTCAAGATTTTTTGAATCACCTTTATTGAATAACACTTCACCAATACCAACAAAATCAATTGTGCAATATCCGTTATCTTCGATTGCTTTAACAATGCCTATATTTCCATTAAATACAGGTGTTACATCGCCATCAGGATTTGTGCACTTATAATTATTTTTAGTGTTAAGTACCTTATCTCCAACTCTAATCATATATTTCTTAGCTTCATCATTCTTTTTCTCTAAGAAAATTTCAATCTCATTACCATCATTAAATTTTGGATTATAAAGACTTTGGATTTTTGTGTTAAGATTATAACAAGATAGTTCCCCTTTTAATCTCATAGGAACACATACTTGAACTTCCATGATGTCGTTGAATTTTTCCATCTCTGTTTGGAAGTGTCGAATAATACAATCTGCCATAGACTCTTTTGAATTTGATATATCTAATTCCATATCTTTTAATTCACCAAGAATAGCATTTCCTTCAAATTTATTATCAAAAATCTGTTCCTGATTCGCTACTTTAATTGATGTTGGAATGATACCACTCATAAGTGCCTGTCTATGTGGCTTTGTAAGTTTTACAACTGGAAGTACATTACTATCAAGAATATCAGCGAATACCTGGCAATTACCGATTGGAGTAAGCTGTTGAACATCTCCCATAATAATTACTTTTGCACCTGTTGGAATTGCTTCTAGTAAAGATAAAAACAATGTACCATTTATCATAGTTGCTTCATCAATTAAAACAATATCTACTGCTAATTTATTCTCTTTGTTGAACATAAACTCGCCATTCTGATATCCTAAAGCTCTATGAATTGTACTTGCAGGTAATCCAGTTGCTTCGGTAATTCTTACACTTGCTTTACCAGATAACGCACAAGCCAAAATATTGTAATCATCATACAATGAACAAATACCATTGGCTGTGCTGGTTTTTCCTGCACCAGCCAGACCAGTTAAAGCCATAACATGATTGTCAAGACTTAATTTGATAGCAGCTCTCTGTTCTTCTGTAAAATCAAAGCCTTGTTTTTCTTCTACTTTTTTAACAATTGATTCCCAATTACCAATATTGAATGACTTTGGAATATAATCATCGTGAATACTTACTTCATCTGAATCATTTTCTACTACTTTCACAAGTCCAATCTGAAGTCTCATAAGTTCTTTCATTATGTTATTCTCCAAATTGTAAAACTTTTTAAGTGCAATTTTCGATCCATTATCAAGTACAATTACATCTTCATTATCAATCATCTGTTTTGCAGTAGCATTCACAACCTCTTCTGGCACAAATCCCAAAGTATCATATAATGCTTTCATAAGTTCCTGATAATTAAGATAACTCTTACCTGCTTCTCCTTGGTCATTTAAGTGATGTAATAAAAATCCTTTGATTCGTCTAATGTCATACTGACCAATTCCTACTTTACAAGCAACTTCATCTGCTTTCTTGAATCCTACACCATCCACACGCACTAAATCGTATGGATTATTCCTCACAATATCAATTACTGTATCAGGTGAATGGTAAAAATCTACTAATTTTTTAATGAATGTATGAGTCAACCCTAACTGTCCAAGTTCCATGTAAATAGAACTATAATCTTTTGATTCTTCGTATTCATCAATCATTTTTAAAGCTACCTGATTACCAATACCTTTGATTTTCATAAGAGATTTTACATCTCTATTCTCCAAAAGTTGAAGCACATCGTCATATTCATCAAATAATTTATCAACAAGATTCTCATTCAATACATTTTTGAGAAATTCTTTTTGCTTATCCTTACTTGAAATATCAATACATTTACTGATATATACGATCTCATATGTATCACCATATTGTTCGTGTGTTTCGGCTAATTTACAAAACACCTTATATGTTGTTCCATATTCAAGCGTGCAGCAATTTCCTTTCATCTTGATTGTATATAAATCATCTGTCTTATTTTCAAGCCATTTTGTTATAACGGCACTGAATATGGCGAATTCACCAGATTCAACTTTTTTACAATACTTTGGAAAGAAAATCCTATCCAAAGTACATTCAAATTTTAAAATCTTTTCCTCTTCCACTAGCATACCTCACAATCCGTTAGAAGCGAATTTCCTTTACCATACTTTCTATAAACAATGTCATATTGAGTAATTACATCATATTCTTTGTCTATATCAGCAACTACAATGTTTTTTCCTTCATCATCCTTACCTACGATCTTCATACCAAATTGTTTCTCTGAGTTTTTAACATCAATGATGTCACCATCCTGTAAAGGAAGAATTTTAAATATCTCTTTTTTAATCTTCCTATACTGAATTTCTCCGTTTCCCATGTTATAAAGAATTAGATTTGGAGCAATGATATTTCGAGTGTTTAGAACAAAATATCTATTAATAAGTTTTGAATCTTTGTATCTTACTGTTCCAAACTTATTAACTTGCATCTCCATAATTTCATATGGATCAATGTGTTCATCTGGAATATAATTGAATATTTCTAAAAGAGCTTTTTTAGAGTTTAGATTGTTATAAGACTTTCCTGTTTTCGACAGTTCAGCATTAGAAATGACAATAGATTTGATATTTTCATCAGAGAATTTTTTATTCAATGTAGTTACTGTCATTTTATCTTTCCCATATAACATAAGAAAATAATCTCTAAACAGTAACAACTTTTTTGTCTTCCCATAATTTGAACAACAATCTGCAATAAGATACTGTTCTAAAACTTTCTTCGTTATATTATTCTCTGAACACTTCTCCAAAAAGTCATAAAATGTAGGACTCTCACACATACATTTGAATAAAATATTTGGCGTTTCATCTACTTTTTCTTCATCTTTGATTAAAAACATCTCAATTCGTTTTTTTGCCTCATTGATGTAATACTCTTTGTCTAAATATTCAGGAATATTCTTTTCATGAATATCTTCATTATCTATAAATAAATGAGTAGGTGTATTTGCAAACTGTTCATAGGATTTAACACCTTTTTCAACTTTCAATTTATAAATAGATCCGTCTGATGTTCTTTTGCTGGCAAATACTCTATGTACTTTACCCTTTAATAATTCTCCCTTTATTGAAGTAATCTTTCCATCTTTTGCAGCTACACCATTGCCATACCAAATTTCTTTGTATTTTGCAGACAATTTAATGACTTTTTGAAACTTAATATATTCTGTACATTTATTGATTGTCTGTTCAACTGGAATTCCAGATGCAAGGTAATTTCTAACTGCATCATTGAGAATAGGTAAATCATTATCAATAGGTTTATTGAATTTTACCATTGCTCCTTTACATTCCAATTTTCCATTCTTCATAACTGCAATATAGTTATTTACATCCTTTTGAATTAACTTGGTGTATTCATCAATCTCAAATTCCATTTTAAGTCGTTTACCCACTTTATTTGTGATTTCAATTACCTTATTTTTCATATCTTCATTCTCACAAAGAACGAAAATACCATCTGTATTTGTTTGTAATAATCTACAATAAGGTTCAAGCTTATCAATCAAATCAAGAATGAACATCTGTCCAAATATACAAGTCAGATTAGCCATTAACGGATCATAAGATGGATTATTTCTATCTTTTCCTGCTCCATATACACCATTTATCATAGGTTTTAATGCCTTATTCTTTGAATTACCTTCAGCTTTAAGTTTCAATCTGAAATTTCTCATCTGTTTAAAGTCATCAGGATTCTTAAATTTTCTACTCAACAATCCATACTCAATATCTGTTGTAGGATACATAGATGCAACATCAGCATGAAGAATAATTCCTTCAAACACAGCCTGTTTATCATCTGCACCATGACACCCTCCCCATGCAAATACATGAGGAATTCCTGCAACTGTACAGCATAACTGATTGTTATGTTGATCATCTTCGGAACGTAAATGTTCTTTGTATCTCCAATTCTTAGGATTAAGATACCATTCTGGAATAAATTTATATTTATCTGATAATTGGATTGTTTCAGGAAGACGAATATCAAATTCATCATCGAGAGTGTGCTGGTTCACAGCATTTAGAATTTTTGGAGAAACTGCCAACTGAACTTTTGTTTTTGTGAAGTATGACATATCAAGTCCATACAACTCAATAATATCTAACTGACCTTCAAAATCATCCCAACAATAATCAAGAACTCTTAATACCTCGATTACATCATGTCTGTTGTAATATAATGTCTGTCTTATTTCTTCGTCTGTAAGTGCTCTGTCAATATTGAAGTCCACTTCTGTCTCACGAATATCATCACCCATAAATGCTTCCAACTGCTTTAACGATTTATCTTTAAGGATAGCATCGTAATCATTCAGAGGATAATTTTTTGCGTTTTTCACTACTTGAAAAGGTTTCTTACCTTCCTTGATGAGCTTATCATTTACATATCCGACATTCATTCCATCAAGAATACCTTTAAAAATTCCTGTATCATATTGTCTGCCGTTATATGAGATAAAAATATCATCCTTATGTTTGTTATAGAAATCTGTTAATTTTTGTTTATTATTTACTACTACAACTTCATTTGTTCTATCCTCATGATTAATAAAAGTTACGCAAAACCAATTAATCTTCGAGTACACCTCGAAATCGTAGCCCCAAATTTTACTTTTATCTATTATTTAAACCACCGCCTTATCCGAAAAATCCTTGTACTTTGTCACTTTTATAAAACATCCAATCTTCAACTATTACTTGAGCAGCTTTACCAGATTTATAATCAATCGAAAATCTACCTACAATATCAAATTCAAAGTTATCTCCAATGGAAATGATCTTTTTGTATAAGGAAGCTAGTGAACTACCTTTTGTCTGCTTTACAAATTTGATATTGTGATATGTAAATTCAATCTTATTCTGTTTTGAACCCAATAGATAAAGATTGTATTTATTACACGGAATATTCTTAATAAGAAAGATAGGTTCACTAACTGTGTTACCCCACACAAAATCATATTTTGCAACATTTTTAATAATTTGATCGTGAATTTGATTTGCATCATACACGTTATATACATGATACGTTGGTTCATCAATCTTTCGCATTGTAGAGAGCAATGAGAACAGTTTATTTGTATTTTCAAAATCAATTTCACATCCAAATGCTCCTGGATGTCCTTCTACTTTATTGAATAATCCAGTATCTTTACACCACTGATTAAAATCTAAAATTTCACATTTATCACTACCACGACCACTTCCTTTACAAATATCACCTTTTCGTCTCATCAGTAAACATGGTCTTTGATATTGATCCGCAAGTCTATTAGCGATAAGACCAGTAGAATTACTATCAACATCATCTCTTGCATTACATACAAGAATAGGTAATTTATCCATATTGAACTTCTTAATTTCCTCAGATAAAACAACAGCACTTTCCTCTGTTATTTTTTTCTGTTTTCTATTTGACGATTGACAAGCCTTTAAAACATATTCTTGAATAGTCATATTGACTACACCTTTTCCTCGTACTTTTCTGTCAAGCATCTCATCTGAATTACATAATGCTTCAAACATATAACACTTATCTTCATATTCTCCCAATCGAATCATTGAGTTCATAAGAGGACATACATAAAATCCAATTCCGTTTATTGTGATTTTATTATTCATTGAATACATTTGAGCCTCTACTAGAACAGATATAAGTTTATTTTTATTAACTTTATTTCGTATCTGTTCCAATCCTTTTAATATAAGATATCTTGTTTGAAGATTAACTGTATCAGCTCTATCTCCAATCATTCCCAATGCAACTAAATCCAAATAATCATCTGCGTAATTTACACCATAATACTTATCTAATAACTTTGTAAATTTATATGTAACTCCAACTCCTGTCATAGCTTTGTCAGTTATTTTATCTGAAAGCTGATTGTTTACTACTATCGCTGGATTATCAGATGCATCAATACTATGATGATCTAAAATAATAATATCTTTTCCACATTCAATAAGTTTCTTACATTCTTTTGAATCTCCTGATCCTGCGTCTGGTACAATAATGAGTTTTGAATCATCTTCACACATTGAATCCACAAATTCAGATAATCCATGTATTTTACCTTTATGAATGAAGCATCTTATTTCAATGTTTGGATTTATTCTTTTTATGTATTGATAGATATTAGATGCTGATGTAAATCCATCAACATCACAATCCACTAATAAATCTATCACACTTTTATTTTCAATATGTTTTACAAACACATCTCTTGCTTTCTCAATATTATCAAAGAGCAATTCACTCTCTATATTTTTAACAGTAGGATTCAGGAAGGAGTTTATATCTTTGATACCTTTTAATTTCAAAATATCTTCCAACTCATTTCCGAACCTTACGTGACCTAATACATCGTATTTGAAACTCAAATCTATACTCCTTCCTTATTGATTAGTTCCTACATATATTTTATTCTCCATTAGTTGAAGTAAAGTTTCTTTTCCTCTATCTGTTGGACTATCCTTATATTCAAGTAAGTCATTTGTGTCCCAAAGAACCGAAACAGTTACAAATGGACTCAATTTGTCAACGATTTTATCTTTTATATGTTTAGCCCATTTTTTACATTCATCAGAATCAATAGTTTCATATTGCTTGTCCAATGCGACTATAACCTCTCTCACACCAAGCATTAAAATCATTCCTTTTTGATAATCGGTTAAATTACTTCCACATAACGCAACTGTAAAATTATCTTCTCCAAACATTGTGTCTGTCTGGAAAACAGATTTTTCAGCTTCTACTAGCATGATTTTTCTTTTCTTCTGAATAGCTTTAAGGTTATGATTTAATCCAAATAGATTCATTCCAAGTGAATGATTATAAAATCTTCTTCCAACTTTAAATGGAGTATATTTACCAAACAATTCAATATCTTCATCTATTAAGGATCTTCCACGAACTCCTATCAATTGATTATTCACATCAAAATGAGGAATGATAATTTTCTGTTGCCATGTAGAATAAAGAATATTGTATTTTTCCATAGTCTCTATGGATATTCCCTCTTTAATCCATTCGTCTGTGTACATCTTTTGAAATATATTCAAAACACTTTTATCATATGGAACTAATGGTTTTTCTTTGGCTTCTTTTTTACTACTCTTCTTATACTTCCTAATGAATTCCCAATCAGATATTTGTTCTTGTTTTCCGAATCCATATTCACAATTATCGAGATTAAGCTTTACACATATCCAATTAATTGCTTTTTGAAATTCTTCTTGTTCATAATCTTTATATCCCATTACTACACCAATAATGTCCAACTGACCACATTCTGTATAGCAATGGAAAGACATTGAATCTTTATAATAATACAATTTAGGCTTTGTACCATGATGACATATGGTATCTGTAATCCACATATCATCATCTTCATAATAGAAAGTCGCTCCCATTTCTATGAGCAACTTTCTAATATCTTCTTCTTTTAACTTCTCTTTTAATTCTTGGGCGGTCATCGTATACCTCCCTACTTAGATACTTTTGATAATTCTGTCGCTAAATCTGAACCTGAAACATCTACATCTGTTTCAATAATTCCAACATCACCTACATCATCGAGCTTAAAATCAATAAGTGTTTGTTCAATATCAGTTATGAGTTCATAATTGTAATCTGTTACAAAGCAGTCAACTTCTCTCATAGTTCCCATATTAAGCTTTGTCCAAATAATAATTGTCTTCCACTTACCACCACGATTTTTAAATATGTAATATGACATATTCGGAACTAATTTTCCAAAACTTCCATCACTTTCAAGAATTGGTTTTAGCTTTTTTAAATCCTTATGAGTTACAGGAAGTGCTAAAATACCACCATCGGCTTTCTCAATAATAGCCTTTGAACCCTTTAAAGCACCTGCATCCTTATTGTTGTCTTCTTTATAGTTGTCGTTTAACTGTGTTGCTGAACCCAAATATATACCAAACTTATTACATACAGACTTTAATGCTGCACTGAATAAGAAAAGAATCTGATCGGTTCTTAATCTTGTGTGTGTTTTATTGTAATAATATTCATATAATGAAGGGGAATCGTTGATATAGTCAAAAAAACAAGCGACTATTCCATGATTTAAGATATATTTTTCGATTGTTTCAGAAATGAGGTCAATAGTAAAATCAGGCATATACTCAACATAATATTCATATGTTTCAATATATTTTGCTGACTCTTCAAGAATTTTTTCTTCTTCTGGTGTAATGTCATCCCAAGTTTCAATTCGATCCTGTTCAATACCACTTACATGTGCAAGAATAATATCTTGAATTTCATCTTTTTCCAACTCAGTAGAAATAAATAACACTGGTTGACTATCACCTGTAGATATCCATTCCTTTTTACTCCAATCATATATTCGATCAGATACCATATTGCAACCGTCAGCAAGAGAACTTCTTGATTTACCACCACCAGATACAGAACTTCTTAATATGTATTTCTTTGGTCGCATACCTCTATACACAGTTGTTAAATATCCAGATTGAAAAGGATAACCATATACATTCTGCTGTTCTTTATGTTCTCTTAATCTATCTATAATTCCATCTCCTGCTTTGAACGAATAGTTATCTCCAAACATATTCTTCCACATTGATTTGAAATCCATAAATTTATTATTTATTTCATTGAGAACATCTATACTTGTCAATTTATTGAATGCTTCTAACTTCTCATCATCATTCTCATCATATAAAAAGCTGATATCCATTTTTAATGATTCTACTGCATTTCTAATAATTGAATACTTACGAACATCGTCATAATATTTACCAACATTCATGATTTTATCAGAAGACATTTCTATGGCTGACTCAATATATCCCCAACCATCATTATTCTTCCAAAGTGAAATTGCCGTATCAAATTGAGAAATCTCATTTTCAATATCAATAGGTGTAATCTTTTCAACGTTACCTTTTTTTGCAATGTTTACGATTGCTCCCCAAATCATTTTATGAAAATTCTCAGGATAATCATTTGTATTTGTTGAATATTTTTCATCCAATACATATCTTGGATTCAAACAATAACATCCAAATAATAAGAAAATAGCCTTTTTATCTACCTGTTGATTAAAATTAATTTGAATCACCACCTTCTAACAAATTTCCCAAATCTATCAAAGATGCTGATTTTTTATTAGAGTTCATAGAAGTTTTTTTAACAACTTTTGTTTTAACTTCCACATCTGACAATTTGTTGATTTGTTCTTTTAGTCTTTCTTGTTGTGAATAATAGTCTTTTGCTTCATCATAATAATGTTTTATTAACGCAACTCCATACTTTTCAATCAAGGACTTATTTAATATTTCTTTGCAGTACCAAAGTGTATAAGTCATAGCTGCATATGAATATCCGTATTCAGTTCTAAGTTCTTTAATCTGTTTGAGCATAAATCCTGTTGGTTTTTCCAACTCGTAGTTATTACAGATAAATTCAATCAACTGCTTATATTCAGTAGAATCTCTCTCAATTTTCTTAAAACACTCTTCACAGTATGTTTTTGAAGAGTGTATGTGTTTTTCTTCTGGTTGTAATTTTTTACCACAACCTTTACATGTTGATAATCTAGCCATATACACCTACTTTACAAAGAACAGGAGGGAAGAATCCCTCCCTTACTAAAAATTAATTAAGATTGTATTTCTTAACTAATTCTTCCAATTTGATTGTTACTACTTTTGCAACTTCAATTTGTGCAGGTGTAAGATCGTTAAATGTTTTAGGTGTACCATCTTCATTAGCACCAATCTCTGTCTTTAAGATGTACATCGCTTCATCTAATCTTCCATTATCTGACAATAATGCTCCATACGATAATCCTTTTGCTTTTACTTCATCGAATGATTCTCCTTCATCGAGTTTTGTAATTAAGGATTCATCTTTTAACTCTTCGTTCTTATATCTATTCTCAAATACTTTATCAAGATTAGATTTTAATTCTCCAATGTGCATTGTATCAGGTAATCCAAATTTATCCTTTAAATCTGGATATGTATCTGATTTCTTAAATGTAATTAATCTATCAGAGGTTAATGGTGTTTTTGATTTATTATCAAGTTTCACACAACCAACCAAAAATGCATCGTGGAACATCTGCTGTGTTGTAGCCTCGTCTAACTTTGTTTTGTAAATGACCTTATTTGTATTAAAATCAGTTGTCTTATATAACTGTGCGGTGAAATGAACTGGATATCCAAGATTTCTAATATCATTTACAATCCCAGATAATGATTTTAGATATTTTTTACCCTTTGAATATCCAATATCTTCTATGATATCAACCTCTTTTTTAGCCTGGATAAATGACTTATTCATCTGTTCAAACTTATCAGCAGTATCAATTACAACACAACTGTATAATTTCTTTAACTGAGGATTTTTTAACTGACCATACACCTGTAATAATTCCGCTTCATCATGTACTCTTACAGCCATAATATTAGGGACAATCATTGTTGCATCCTCTAATGCAATAAACAAAGGCTTCTTTCCTTCTGGTGCAACAGAAGTTAAAAATCTATTAATACTATCTGTTTTTCCATCTCCTGTTTCTCCAAGAAAAACAATTGGATAACCACTATAATCTCTACTAACTTTGTTTGGTGTTAAATCTAATAAATTTCCGATCATTAATAATTTTCTCCTTTATACTTTAAATTTCTTATTATTCACCTACCCAAGACCACTCTTGAGTAGGCTTTTTATTTTACTGCTGCTGTGCAAATGGATTGTATGTAGTCTGTGGAGCAGGTGTGCTAGTATTCTTCTGGAATCCTTCTGCTGTCTGAGAAGATGACTCTCCTGCCTTGATTTCGGCTAACTTAGCCTTTCTCTTAGACTTTAATGTGTCAATAATATCCTGTGTAAGTTCATGCTCAAATACTGTTGATGCTGCTACACCAGACTTAACATCATTCTTTCTGATAGTTGTCTTTACCTTCTTTACAATATCAGTACCAAATGTAGCCTTCTCAACTACTTCCTGAATATCAACAGAATTGATGACTACACCAGCAAGCTTTGTAAAGCATCCATCATAGTAACCTGCACTTCTGAATGCATCAGCCATTGACTTGTCAACTGTCATCTTGATTGGAATAAGAGAATCAGCTTCATACTTAACATCCTTTCCAAATCCATCTGCTCTCTGTCCAATAGCGTTCATTCTGATTGTAAGATTTCCAGTTGGAACTTCCTTTACAACCTCATCTGTGATAGATTCGATAATTCCTTCTACCTCAAACTTAGCTTCAAGAACTGTACTCTCATAATCCTTTGGTTCTACTCGATTGATAAATCTTGCTGAAATCTTGTTTGTAGAAACAACATTACCATCATTACCCTTGAAGTCATTGGCTGTGAACATACCATCTGTAATTGAGATAATGTCAGGTGTCTCACCCTCCGCACAATGCTCAATATCCTTGAGACTCATTGCATCTGTGTACTGCTTGTAGAAATAACTCTCCTCAGAAGTGAACTTCTTATTCTCATCCTTCTTGTACTTGAAAGCAAAGAAATTGATCTCATGCTCACTATCATCAGCAGTTCTTAATACAAGACTACCTCCGATTGCTTCCTCACCCTTCTTTGTTGTAAATTCATCGATGTTGTTCTTTACAAGCTTTCCTGTTACTGTTACTAAATTTTTGAGTTCCTTCATTAAATTTCGTCCTCCTTAAAATTAAAAAATTTATGTAAATATTGTTAATAAAACAATCTATATAAACGCCCAAATGGACGGAACACAGAAAATAAATTTATGTAAAATCTATCTTCAACAGTGATTTTTGGTGTACTTAACCAAGGGTATGCTGTTCTTCCACCCATATTTATATTCTCTATTCAGTTTTGATTTTTGGAATTTTTGAACTGAATTGTTCAAGACTGGTTAGATATTATCTAAGATATTTCCTGTTACTTCATACATTTCCAAATCATTTAATTCACACCATGATTCGAAGTTATCTCTCTGAACATACCAACCAACATTCATTCCGAGAAATTCATTTTCACCATTTCCATAAGAGACTACATTATATAATTCTCCGTTTAGAATGTCGTTTTCAAAGATTAACTTACCATTCTTATCATGGCTGCCTGTACATCTACACAATGTCTTTGGATCTATTTCATATTCTCTAAACACATTTGGTAATCCCCAATCTGTCATCTCATCACGGATGATATAATGATGTGTCTGAACAGGATTTTTATCATAATCTTCTTTAAAACAATATGTAGTCTCTTGTTTACTCGCATAAAATCCTGTAATCCATGTGTTAGAATTTAATAATTTTGCTTTACATAGCTGCGTATCTAAATTCTTCATTTTCCACCACTTATATTCTCTATTTATACAGTAATTCTTACTTTGATAAGTCTATATGGCTGATAAGCGTTTGGATATTTAATGGAATATTCAAGTTAATTACTCTCGAATATTCCTGTAACTCATTAATTTCACTCTTGGAAAAATAGAGTGCTTAAACACTCCATAAAACACCCAAGGTTTTATATAAAATTATTCACCATTTACCAGCCTTGCAGATGCTTATAGCCAAATACAACTATGCTAAACTGTGTATCAAGGATTTGATAAATCTTTACAACTTTACTATTTACTCTTTTAACTTTGACTCATAATTTAAACTTTGAACTTCTGAGCGTTGTTATTTGAGCCTTACAACTTTAAACTTTACAGCACACACCTATCATTATCGTAGGCAATCTGATAATTATAGTATAATTTCATATTTAATGTTATACATATCAGCCAATGGTTTCACCATTATCTTGCCGAATTATGTACTGTAGTAAGTTGAAATTATACAAATCATATAAATTAATCATCTTTTATTAATTCAATAATTTGTAATATTTTTTATTATTTTGCAGATTTCTTTTTCAGCTTTACATAAGTCTATCTCTGCAAAAGACTGATGAGTTGTAGTTTAAAGTTTTCGGTAAACAGTGAATAACTTCTAATTAACTATTCTCTCTTTAATAGTTAATTTCAATCTCTGTTACAGCATTTGATGTGCTAAGTGCAGCATCTACTTCTGCTTTGAAAGATGCAATGTTCTCTTCTAATGTGTTAATTTTGTCCAAAATCTTAATAGGATCAATCAACTCATATGAATTTGCATTGATGAAATCTTTCTTTGTCTTCTCGAAATCATCTGTATTAGTTTTACCTTCCTTAGAACCGTAAATGCCAATTACATATTGTTCTGCTCTCTTTTCAAGGTCATCACCGTTCTGTTTGAGGATTTCAGCCTGTGCCTTGTCATATTGCTTCTTTAATGCAGTTAACATCTTCTCATCAAACTCTACCCCATGATTCTTCATCTCAATAGCTTCTGCCACTGTGTATTCAATGCCATTAATAGAAACTTTTGTTGTAGCATTTGATAAAACAACCGCTCTCTTGATTGCATTTCTTCTTTTAATAAGGTCTGTTGCCTTATCGTAATAACCTTGCATAACGCCTTCGTATTCCTTAACTGGTACACCCTTGATCTTTTCGTTGGAATGCTTATTTGCTACACAATAAGTACCACCATTGATTGCAGAAATAATTCTATCATCTACGATTTTTAACTCTGCAAGTGCCTTATGAATTGTCATCTTTTCTGTTGTCATAATATTCTCTCCTTTTTAACTTTGATTTTTAAACTTTATATTTTAGGCTTATCGCCTTGTTACACTTATGTATTCTCTCTTTCTGTTAACATGAAATCGAAATTTACTGTGACTTTTTACTTTCCAAGTAATCTTCTCTTAATATCTCATACGATTTCTTATCATAATATTCTCCATCATAGCACTTAAATTCCTTACGCCAAGTTCCAATAATTCTTCCATTGTATTTTTTAATCATTTTGTCATACGACTTTTCAATTGGATTTCCAATTACAACACAAAATGTAAGCTTGCGAAATTTAAACTTGTCGAAGATATCCTGTAATGCACGACCAAGATCCATCCCAAATGTTGCCTTGTTATCCGAAAAATTGTAAATGCACAATCCATTACAACTATTATCTGAACGAGACACATTATATCTTATATAGCCAATTACATTTCCGTCTTTATCAACAGATACAAACTGATGTTTATTCCATGTATCATCTTCAATTTTTTCTTCTTCACAATATGTATTTGCATGTACAAATTTATACTTATCTGTAAACCATGTATCTACAAGCTTTTTCTGCAACTCTTCTTTATGTTTAATTGCTAAATCTAACATTTTTCCACCTCCCAAGGAAACCGATAATTCCTACTTATTTATTCTCTGTTCTTAGAATCCCATTTAACAAAATCTTCTAAATCATATTCACCAGATTCTTCTTCCTTAATCTCAGGAACAAATACGTTATAATTACCTTCGTTGTGATCATGTTCAATAATTTGTTTCAACATTTCATACATGTTTGTAATCCCTAACTGATATGCTCTTTTTTCACTATCAGTCATTCCATCACAAATTTCATCATCCTTGCTTTCTAATAAATCCTTATATTTTTCTAAGCTTTCTACGATTAATAAAAATTCTTCGTTCATTTAATATATTCTCCTTTCAAATTTTCAAAAGAAACGAATCTTTCTTGTTTATAATTGTCTATTTATTCTCTTAATATCATCTACTTTTAGTGCGATTTTAATTGCTAATTCTAATTTTGACTGCCAAATTCTCAAAATATTATCTCCTTCTTTCAGCTTGTCTTTGTTTAAACAATAGCTTGTAATCTCATTCTTAATACTATTTTCCAACTCAGAAGATCTTTTGTTTGACCACACGTCAAGTATCGTTAATATACTATTGAATATCCTATCTATTGTTTTATCTGTATATCCATCTTCATCATAACCAAAATAATTTCTTTCGCACTCACCAATAAAATGATCCAGCTTAGACGATTTTTCCTCTGAACGTTTATACCACTTTTCGTATTGCTCAAGCCAATACGATGAACACACACCCCACATTTCCAATAATTCTTCATCAGACGCATAAGTTAAAGGTTTTAATCCCTTTTCTCTAGCTTTATCCGAAATATTATTTTCATCAAACCAAATCCATGTCTCACATATTCCACAGGTCATAAAACCATATTTCCCAAACAATTCAGGATATTCGTAATCCCATCCTAAGTTTGGAGTACAATTTCTTACTTTTCCCAACAATTCTTTTCTATTCAAAATTGATTACCTCGCAATTATTTATTCTCTCAATCTATCCAACACTCTCATCAAAATATGCCTTGTAAGATTCTTAACATCACCACTGTAAAATCCACATTCAATGTCACAAGCCTTTAGGACTTCATCAAGAGTTTTATTCTTCTCTTCACTCAGTAACCTCTTACAATTCTCATACTGAATATCATTTGTTTCATGAGCATTTCTAAGATTACTTTCTAAGCAACGAATAATATCAATCAACTCATCTTTTGTCATAGATTTTAATGTACTGTCAGAATATGTTTTTCTTCCATCACCTATTGACATTTATTTGTCCTTCTTTGCAGAAACTCTATTGCTTGACTTCTTAATATTCTCCATTAATCGAATGTTGTCGTTAATCATAAGTGCTAATGCCTGATCCTCTGTAAAACCAACATTTACATATGCATCATATGTATTCTTCTTAATCTTTGCACAAATAGCAGGATACTCAGTGTTCTCAGAATAATCTTTCATAATTACCATAAGCTCCTTCAAAACATCATATACAGGCTCTTTGTACTTTGTGATGTAACTCTTTACTACCTCTCCTAAATTCTCAGGGTTCTCCATTAATAATCTTAAAATTGTCTCCATAATCTTGTTCTCCTTCTTTTTATATTTTATTTTTTTGTGAAATCCTTGAAACTTTCGTTTTATTGGAAACTATTCTATTACATCTCCACACTGTTCACATATCCTATCGTGTGCGATGTTATAGTATTTTTCGTCTAACTCACAACCAATAAATTTTCTACCAAGTTTTGCAGCCGATACTCCACAACCACCAATTCCCATAAATGGATCTAATACTGTATCACCCTCATTACATGAATTACCAATTAATATATCAGTTAATTCGACAGGTTTTTCCGTATCGTGAATCGTCTTGTTATTTTCGTCTTTTAACTTCCTATTAGAAATCTGCAATACATCACTTGTACCACAATTTTTTATTCTCTTATGAGCACCTTTTCTAAGCATAATTATGTATTCAAATTGACTCATGTAAGTCTGCCCCATTATTTTGTTATCCTTTACCCAAATCAAGCATTTAATGTAATGAAATTCTGATTTATCAATTACATCAAGGTAATGTGTAATATTTTTATTATTCGTCATAATATAACAATGGGAATTATCTTTGAGAACTTGATAGAATTTAGGCAACCAATCTTCAATTTCCAAATCATTTGTTTTGAATACTTTGCCATTATTTACTTCTTTCTTTTGGAACATACCACCTGAATTACCGCCATTGCCACGAGCAGTAATCTTATATGGTGGATCTGTAAATATCATATCTACTTGTTTACCTTTTTCAATCATCAAATCCAACACATCTATTGCATTTTCATTGAAAATTAAATGTTTTTTGTTATCAATTTTATCAAATTTCAATTTTATTCAGGAGCAAAGAATTCTTTAAATGGTATACCAAATCTCTTTTCCTCCTTTTTTACTATTAGGTGTTGCAATCACCTGTATAATTGTTCTCTATTTCTACCAACAAATGAAAGAAAAAATTCATTCCTTACATATTGTCTATTTCTAACCACCTAACAATTGGCTCAGATGTGCTACCTTTTTCCCACACGAACCATGCATGACACATTGTAGTCGCCCACTTCTTTCCCGTTTTTGGATCTTTCTCTAATCCACTATTCCAAGTTGCCATTCTATTCCTGAACACATATATGTACTTAGGTGGATATTTTTCAAATAATTCTTTTCTTTTTGCGCCCTCAAGAAATTGAATTTTAAGAAACATTGCCATCTGACCATTATCTGTTAATAAATCCATTCCTTTTTCTACAAATTCTTTTGCAAGTGAATATGGTGGATTGGTTATGATGCCTTCGTATTTTTTATCTGTTTCATATGTAAGAAAATTAGCAACAATTGTGTTAGGATATCCTCTATCGACTAAATCAAGTCCTGTAATTTCTCTTTTATTCTTATAAAATTCATTTATTGCATTAGCAATATGACCACCACCTACACACGGTTCTAATATTGTCTGTGCAAAAAAATCATATTTTGAAAGCAGCATTTTTACTGCTTCAGGATTTGTCGCATAGTAGTCATTTTCTACTCTTTCATTTTCTGGATTACCACCAGCTAATTTAGCACCTGCTAATACTTTTTTCTCCATTTTGTGTTACCAGAAAGCTCATATGATTTACAGTAGCTACACTTTACATCCTTTCTGAGATTTATTCTCTTATTAATTGGGATTCCCATAACCGAATAGCTTAGATATGATTAAAAATTCCCTATGAAAGATTGGTTTCTTACGAAGCCGCCTCAACTAATTGCAATATTTCTCAATACCTTGTGTCATAATATCTTTTAATTCATCTTCCTCATATGTAGAGCCAAACTGTGACCAACTACAACTACATTCTGTATCATTGTGTACTAACGCAAGTTTAAATACACTGCCACCATAATTCTTATATGCATCTAATTTGATAGCTTTAATATGAGGAATTTCTAAATACCAATTATGTTCTTTGTATTCAAACTGAATATTAGTAGCTTGACCAAAATTAAAATCAATGAATTTAACATTATTCATATACTCAATATCAAGAAGCTTTTTAATATAATCAATATACCAGTCGTACATTTCCTTTTCTTTATACTTCTTTCTCTTATCAAGCTTGTTACCATCTGTATCCTGATTCTTTGATAACATATTTAACCATTCTCTACACATTTTAATCGTAGACGGCTGATCGAGCAGCATATACTGAATGTTTTCTTTATAAGTGCGAAATGCCTGTTGTTCAATAAGGTCATATTCATTTTTCATGTCATCCAATGCTTGTTTCTTTGCTGACAATCTTCTTTCTGCTTGTGCAAATTTATTTAATGAACCCATTTCATATTTGCCATTATAGCTGTATGTGTCATTTTTATATACTAAAGACATTAATCGTTCACCTCGCTTTAATATTCTCTCTTTGTAACCAAAAGAAACCTGAATTTACTTACCACTACTTCCTATTTACCCATTCCTTAAACTCATTAAAATCTTCTTTTGTAAACACAATATCCGAATAATAGAAATCCTTATTCCTAATAATCGCCCAAATTTTCTTCAACTTTTCAAAGAACGGTCTTTGCTGAGTGTAGAAATTACCATTTGTATATGTTAAGAAAGCATAGTCGCCATCTCCATAATCATGAATCTTAAAATGAATACCTTCATCACAACCACACTTGCAACTTACTATCAACTCATCATCTTTGAAATTTTTAAATACTGCCATTTTAATATTCTCCTCTACTTACAATTCAATTCTTCTAATTTTCTTCCACACCAAGGACAAAACGCAATATATTCTCGCTGATGAGCAAATCCATCTTCATAATCATCCCATTCAGAAGTTTCTATGTCTAAATAATATTCATTCGTCAATGGATCTAAATATATCTGATTGTCAGGTGAATTATAATTACAACGATTACACATATTTATTCTCCACTCTTAATGATTTCTTCTAACGTTCTTGGTGTATAATTCATATAACTTTTCATACATCCGACATTCCACATATTACATGGTTTATCATATAAAGCTATCATCTGATACTTGACTTGTTCCATCATATTATCTTCAAAACCTGTATGTACATGACCGTAGAGATGGTAGCTTCCGTAGTAGTGATTCTTAAAGCAAGGAATTGGATAATGGCACAGAACTACAATCTTACTATCACCAATATCGAGTTCCTTGTAATCAACAATCTCACAAAATCTACTCTGCAATTCCCTGTTCTTTAGCAACTTACCATCATGATTGCCCTTGATTAGATGTATATTCCCATTCAAATTGTTAAAAATTTCAATAGTTTTTGTTGTGTTGTACCACGAAATATCTCCAAGTAAGTACACATCATCATCAATTCCGACTGTGTTGTTCCAATTTTTAATAATTGTTTCGTCATTCTCTTCAATTGATTTAAAAGGTCGATTATCAAAAGCCATGCAGTTTTTATGTCCAAAATGTAAATCTGATATAAAATAATTCATCTTTTCACTCCCAATTCTCAATATTATCATCGCAAGGAAAATATGTAAGTTCAATTTCGCTCAATTTTTTGTAATAGATAATCGATTCTTCCCATTCTTTTTCAAAGTCCTCGCTATCATATATTTCTCTAAACCCAATCAGAATATCTTTATCTGGAAGTTCAATAGCTTCCTTAATTTGAATATGTCTAAAATGGTTATCTATATATAGTGATTCATCCGCAAATTTCTTATCTATCTCATAAGGAGTATATTGTCCTGGTCTACGAATTTCTAACATACAAAGAATATGATCATATCCAAAATCGTGTAACCATGTTTCAAAATCAGTCATTTCTATAATCCTCCTTTGGTCTATAACCACTTTCGTCATTCCAAGATTCATAGTAATTTGCTTTCATTTTTTCAAATAAATCTTCCAAAAATTTTTCGACTTGTTCTAAAGTCCAATCTGAAAAGAACTCAAAATTCAACGCCTTACAATCTTTAAACAGTGTAATTTGTGTCTCATATGTATATGAATAAAGCTTCCACCATTTATCTCGTTTATCAGCAGGTACATAACTGTTGTCCCATTTTAATATATCTATGAAATACTTCTTACCAAAATCATCATCATAGCGTTTTTGAAATCTTAAAATTACTGAATCATTATCAAATCGAGTAGGATTATATTCTTTAAAACCATGTTCTTTTATGTATTCATCTGTAATAATAATCACCTCTTTCTATGTATATATTCTCTCTTTGTCATTCAAAAACTTGAAGGAAATGCTTCATTCATGCCTATTGTTCATACCTATCTTCCTTGTCTTCATAATAATCCGACATTTCCCAATGATTACATGGTTCTGAAAAATGTTCGCCATTACCATGACCATATTCTGTTTCCATATATTTTTTATCAAGAGCGCACCAATTGTGCCAAACTTTTTCAACCATCCAATCCTGCGTCAAATTTGTTTCTGTACATCTATGTTTACACGTACTACATATATGTGAAATTTCTATTTTTTCATTCGTTGCTTCATTTAATCTTTTTAAAATAATCTTAAATGCTTTACCGATATCTTCAGCAAAATATGTAATATCAGAAGTTAATCCTTCTTCATTCATCTATTAATTCCCTCCAATTAACTCTAACAATATATTTTTCAATTTCTCACCTACTTTCAGCTTCAAAGGAAACCAAAAATTCATCTTACTTTTGCAAATTCTTTAATCTCTTATGACTCAAAACATTCAGTGTATCTTCAATACCTTCATAATAAGCAGACTTTAAATCTGGATTATCATAATTTCTTGCTTTATCAAAAACTTCTTGTATGTACTTCTTTTCATCCTTTTTATCTATTGATAAACGCTTGATTTTACCAATGCAATCATCACATATATCTAAGCTGTTAAATAACTTATTCCAAATTCGACAACCATTAATATATCTTTTAGCAATTCCTGTAATGTCAAGTTCAAAACAAGGAATTCTATTTCCACAAATATCACATACTCGATACTTTATCTTTGACATTTCATCACCTATTCTTTCGCAAATCCAATACCAGTCACATTAAAACTTGTCACCTTATTCTCTTCAATGCTAACATTTTCTTCTGTACCACCATGCCAAATGACACCTACACCTTTAACATGTATACCATTTTCATCTTCAATTAATTCTGCTTCCTGGCATACACCAATAGGCAAGAACTTACCTTTATCATTCTGCATCTCAATTGGCACATTCTTTACATTTTTGTAAGCATTTTTGATTGCATCCTTTGAATAGATGACACCATTCAAATCAGGTTTATCTACTGGCATTGGTATTCTAAATGTTACTTCTATGTTCTCTAATCTCATAATTCACCTCCTACAAAACCAAAGAAAGTCGGCTTCATTGGATTATTATTTTTCAATCTATAACAACAATTAATCCGTCCAATTCATTATTCTCCAAAAGTTCTTCTAACAATGTTTCATTACAGGTCATCGACTTTTGCATTTTTAGAATTTCATCTTTTGTATAATACAAAATAATCCAATCCCAACCATAAATATCGTCTGAACAATATTCCTTATAAAAATCAGATTCAGCATCTATTGTCCATGCTTCGATATTTTTATAATTTTTATCCCATTTGACTGCACATTTATGACCTAATGCGTCAAACTCTGTGAAGAAAAATGGCATTCCTACATATTTTCCATCGTCAATTTTCTTACCTGTTTTTGGTGAATAAAAATTATAATAAAATCCCATTTACTTACCTCTTTTCTAGCCCAAAGAAAGACAGGTTTACTCTGTTTCAAATTCATCCCAATTAATCAAAACATACTGCTTATAACATGGATAATATGTAGTAGCTCCTGTCTGATCTTTACACCAGGTATCTAACAAATTTTGCAGACCACCAATATCACACTGTTCATAAGCATCTTCGTGTAATTCTTCACAAGCACTTTCGGCTACGTTATCAGCATCAATATGAATCTTTTCCACGCTGCACACCCATAATCTCTTAGGTCTGCCATCATCATTAAATTCTTCATCTGTATAACGCCCAAAATAATCGTCAAAGAAATCATCAACAGTATCGTAATACTCGTCAAATTCTTCACAATAAAGCATTGTACTTACTTCTTTTTCATCAACTGGAACTGCCGTAGAAATTTTCTCGTCCCACTTCTTTATTCTCTCTTCTTCATCAGCTTTCTTCTGTCCTTCGCAGTCACAATGCATATACGCTTGATTCTTATATGGTTGTCCACAATAAGGACATAATCTCTGTACACCATTGAAACAGCTCCGACAGAATGAAAGTGCTTGATGCTTATATGGGAAATGATATTTTCTGCCAGCTTCAGAATTATCACCCTTAATACCATAAACATTGTCTTCAATTCTCATTCCAAGACCATTACAGACAGGGCAAATTCTTTCGTGTTCTGCTAAGTCTTTAATGAGGATTTTAGGAAATGATTTCTGAATTGCTTCGTAAAGATTTACTTCTTCTCTATGTGTTAAACTCATAGTATTATTCTCCTTTCCAAGTGATGAAATGCGAGTTTCAAGTTATCCTAATAATCTATTCTCTGCTATCTCAAAATACCCTTCGTTCAACTCAACGCCAAGCCAATTTCTATTATTTTCTTTAGCTACAAGCAAATGAGAACCACTACCTGCACATGGATCAAACACAATATCTCCTTCGTTGCTGTTATCAAGAATTAATTCCTTTAATAAATCATGATTCTTTTCAGTTGGATGTAATTTGCTTCTTCCACAGGGATATTCAAAGACTGTATTTTTACAATGAGCATTGAATGTGCCACCACGTTTCTTAAACCACACAGCATTTTCAATGCCAGATAAATAGATATGCTGTCCATTCATAGGACTTGGATTTGTTTTCTTCCATATTAACTGCCTAACAGTTCCTTGATGTTTCTTCTGTTTTTCAGAAAAGAATTTATGTATTTCTGATAACTGTTCCTTACCACAAAATATAATTGTTGTTCCAGAAGTCACTCTAAATAATTCTGGTAAAAATTCTTGTAGATCAAATGTCATAATATCTGCATTTTCTTTATCAAGAGTTCTAAGACCATTACTATCTCTGTTTACTTCGCCATAAGGGATATCAGTAATTGTTAAATTAACGCACCCGTCTGGCATTGTTTTCATATAATCCATACAATTATCATTGTATATAGTATTTAATTTTTCCATTTTTTAATCTACTCAGAGCGATATATCTTTAAGGCTGCCACTCAACTCCTTTCGTATTAATATTCTCTTATCTCAATTCAATCTCACCATATTTTAATGTGTTATCTTCAAACATCTCATATCCTTGATATTCGCCAATTAGACCTTCAGCTTTGGTAAGAACTCCACCATCAGCAAATTCAATGTGTTTTATCTCTTGTACATATGGTTTCGATAATGCTTCCAATGTTTCGTTGCTTGCAAAAATCTTAGGTAAATAACCATTTACATAAAAAAATTCTGCAAGTTTCTCATTCAATTTCGTCATATCAATCTGTTTTACTATTGAAAATTTTTCTGCCATTTAGTTATTCTCCTCTTTTTGATCTTTGCCCTTCCCATAAACAGGACAGTATATTATTTTGTTTCTTATCAGTCTCAAAATTCATATCATAATCCTCGAAACTAATCACTACCTTCTTGCGAGTTACTCTTTTACCACCTATAGTATCTTGTTCCCATTGATGAAATTCAATTTGTGGATAATTCATTTTTGTAAAATCAATATCAATATTAACTTTATCTTTTGTATTTGGTACTTTACCATTAGCTTTTATATGTATATTTTCTATATCTTCCATAATTAAATCTGATAGTTTCATATAAAATTCACCTCCTGACCGAATGAAAGATTTCTTTCAATGTATTATCCTCTTAATGCGTGTATTTACTTCTTGGAAATACTTCTTTAAGATCAACACCATATCCAGAAATAACTTCTTCTAAATTAATACAAACATAATCACTACCAATTCTTGCTTCAATTCCACCTTCATCAAATAATGAATAGCCAAAAATATCTCTCAGTCGTTTAACAAATTCATCAAACCAAATAAGATTAATCCAAACACAAAATTCTGTATTATTAACCCATCCGAATTCCTCTACATATGAAATATCAATGTCATCTTCTCCTGTGTTCATTAGTAATTTATACAACTCTAATCCATAATTTTTACCCATCTGCCACCTCCTAACACCAAAAAAATCTTCGGTTTACTGTGCTTTATTTTTCTTCTTGTATTCCATATCTGCTTGAATTTTATTCCACTCTTTATAACTAACATTTGTTTCATATTCACATTTAGGGCAATAAATATCATAACCAACATCACTACCATCCGAATATGACTGAGCACACCAATCAATTTCTTTGTATTCATGTTCACATTTAGATTGTTGTTCATTTGGAATATTAGAGGCTACCAAATCATCACTTGACGCACATCCAGTTATTCCAAAACATAATGTTAATCCTAATACAACTGCTAAAATTTTCTTCTTCATATGATTTTATTCTCCTTTACCATACCCAGTTTCTTCAAGGAACTCATTAAATTTCTCTTTTGTCATATTGTTTGGATAATACATATCTAGCACCATATCAAACGGCTTTAAATAATTATCCAACACATTCTCAGCGTCTTCTTTTGCTTCCTGCATTTTCATATTGATATAATCTTCTCGTGTCATATTCCATGCTGTAGGGCAATCCGTAACGGTCGAAAATCTACAATATAATCCATTTGGTTGTTTTGAGACAAATCCTGCCATATTATTCTCCTTTAAATTTGACACTATTGCTTTTTATTGTACTTAATTAAGATATTATTCAAATCGTCTATAATGTCATCACATATTGCAATTTTCCCACGCAGATACCCTTTATCCCAAAATCCATACTCTGATAGTTCACTATCATCTGACATTTGAGAAAGTTGCTTCTCATATCTTAGTTTTCTTTTTTCATATTTTTCAATTAATCCCATTTAAACCTCCAAAAGAAATCTATGTTTCTTGTACTACTCAAAAACTTTTGCAAACTTTTCATAGTTGCCATCTCTACCACTTGGAACTGCAAATATCACAGTGTCAAAGCACTTATAAGTAGTTGTCAGATATTCCTTAAATATATTCGCTACTTCTGTCCCATCTTGTCCAAACACTCCACATCCGTATGCTCCTAAGATAAGAGTGTTTACGTTATTATCCTTCGCCATATCAAGAACAAACTTAATTCGACTTCTTAATACTTTAGTATTTTCTTCGTCTGACACATTCTGATATTTCTGAGCAGCCGACTTATTTGGAGCAGCACAAGTAATAACACTACACTCTACATGGTTATTCTCTCTAAAGAACCAAACACCAGGAGAAAATAATCCTCTGTTCAAATATAAAGCCTTATTCTTGTGTCGATTATTCCAATCATAAAACTTTAATACAAACTGACTCAACACATTGTACAAGAATGATTCGTGGCATAAGCACTCTTCCTGTGCTTTACTACCATTTAGAAACATTCCACCTGGATTTTTATATGAAGAAAAATTAAGAACTGCTGTACTTGGATTGCCGTATTTCATTACAGCACCTACGCTATCAATATTCTCTACAATAATCTTGGTATCTTTATCTTCGATATCCTCTTCAAAATCCCTATTAAATGAATCTGTATCATAAATTTTTGTTGCAGAAATAGCAGTCTGAATACAACGACCATATTTGTTTCGCATTTCTTTTGTGTGTTCACGAGCAATTGTCGCTCTTTGTTCTTTATTCTGCCAATATTCTTTTATATATGTCATTTACTTATCCTCCTCATCTTCACCCAAAATTTTCTTTCTTAATGAGTTCCAACCATCATCATAGCCATCACAATATTCATCCATATATTCATCATTATGTGTCTCATCTGGCAATTCTTTTAATGGACACCAATTTGGCTTATTACCATTTTTTATTACTTCTTCATAAATCATATCTCCGCATTTATCTAATTTACCTGTTGCAGCACAAAGATCACATTGCCCGTAGCTATCGAAGCATAATGGACATTTATCACAACTATTTGGTATATCTAACACTAAAATAGCTTTACTCATATATTTAATCCTCATTTCTTTGTTTTTGTATATATTTATTCTCTGAAAACCAACAAGAAATTCCGCTTTCTTTCGGTCTTGATTTTTATACAATATATAGTATTTGTTGCAATTATTTAATACCATATATTGTATATGCTATTTTATTTTCAACTACTTATTGTATTATTCTCCATTTTATTTTCTAACCACATATAAATAACTAAATCCACCAGCATTACCTACAGGCTGTGCTAATAAACACATTGCTACATGGTCTGAATCATATACCCTATTACCCTGACGAAATTGCTTTCCAAAATTTATTTCACCGATACCACCAACTAACTGAGGTTTATCACCACAAGCAGAACTTAATCTGCTTGTGGGTTTGTAAAATTTCCAGAGTTGATTCCTTCATATAATCTGTTTAATGCTATCTCAAATGCGCCAATCCCAGAGAAAAAACTACTTAATCTCAAATCATCAAAAAGATATGGCATAGCCTTATACAATTCAACCAATATGTAATATAAAACATCTACTACAATGGAATTCCCTGCTTGCTTGTACAACTGACTGTTGCTTACCATCTTCTCAGCAGCTTCAAAATTCTCATCTGAGAACCCCATAAGTCTAAAACACTCCTTCGGAGTCAATTTTCTGATTCTAATAGGTGATTCAATTCTACAAACCCCTGTCTCAGTTGCAGTAATTGTTGGACAAATCTGACCATTTTCCTGAACTCTACCTCTTCTTGTTTTAGACTCTGGATATGATAAATCAGCTACGCCACCCAGTTCACATTCGATATATCCTTTCTTAGTTGCCTGGCGAATTGCAATCTTATTACCCTCACCCTTATTTGTTGTAAGAGTCGGTGCTAATCCATTCTCGTCAAACACATTACCATTCATACCTTTTCCAGATGGATTTACATTTCCTAGCTGAACAATCTTTGGTTCATGACTACCACCTCCACAAGTATTTAATGTTGGACTACAACCATCTGTACTGTAGATTCTTCCTACTTGTGGATTATTCCAATTTCCTTCACATTTGGAAATATTGCCGACCTGTTTCACTACATTATCATTTACAAGACGTGGATCTTTATAATCTCTTGCTGTTAAAGTAGGACAGAAATCATTATATTCTCTTGATTTTCCTTCTCTTTTAACCTGACAAGCATCGTATAATAAAGCGTCTTCGTTGTTGAGATTTGTTAAAAATCTCTGAACCTTATCTTCTGAGATATAAAATTTCTCATCAACATTCTCTTCAAGAACATCTTTTAATCTCATTCCATTATCAAATGGTTCAGGATATGTAAACTTTCCATTGTCCAATTCTTTCTTAATAAAAATCAGATACACACGCTCTCTATTCTGAGGAATACCATAATCTTTTGCATTAAGGACTTTCCAGTACACATTGTATCCATACTCATCCAACTCATCTGTAAACATCTTGAATGTATCTTTAAACTGCTTTCCTACAATGTTCTTTACATTCTCGTACATACCGAAATTCGGTTTGTTTGCTCTGATAACTCTCAAATACTCTACCAAAAGAGATGAACGAGTCTTCTCAATGTTGTTACTTCCGCAGCATGGGCACTTATCTCTTTCTGACCAATGAACTGTCAGTGGATTATACTCATGTCCACAATCTTTACAAGTCCATACAGAACCTTTCTGTTTACCAGCGACCGAAAAATCCTGACAGGGCGATCCTCCGCAAATCATGTTAAATGGTTCAAGTTTTGTTTCATCAACCTTAGTAATATCACCAAGATTTTTACTTTCGTTCTCATTGTGAATAGCACAATAAGAACTTGTTGCATATTTATCAAACTCACAGAAGTTCACTAACTTCCAGTTCTTCTCACAATAATTATTTTTTTCTTTATTCTCTGTCAAAATCCTTTAATCTACAGAGATTGCGCAATCATTTATCCTAGAATTTACTGTTAAATCCTTTCATTTTAATATTATTTTGTTGTAAAATCACTCGGAAATAGGCACGTCTGCCTAATCGAATGAAAAAAATATTTCATTACTTATTTTTGTTTTGGAAATACTTGAACGAATGTCCAAGTTAAGAAAATTTTCTATACTGATCTGTTATTAAAGATATTTTAAATTTCTATCTCCATGAATTACTTCTTCCAAAGTCTGTTTCTTGCGAAGAAGTTCTGTCTCTAATGATTTGATTTCATCACTCAATCTACTTATTACTTTGTCTTTATTCTTTTTAGCATCCTTTTTGACAAACCACTTTCTACCAAATTGAGTACCACCACTTCCTATAGCAACATAGAATCTATCCGTTTCATCATAATCCCAAATATTGTCGCCGTAATTCGTAGTGACTTCTTCTTTATCAAATATCAATTCAAACTCATTAATGTTATCATCTGTAAGTTCAATCCTAAGACCACTACCATCGCTCCAATAGTTATCGACCATTTGATATCTGTCTTTGTATTCGTTATATTTAACCTCGAATACCCAATTGCAGCAATGGAATAACTGATCTTCGTATATAGAACCCCGATATTTAACATCTGGTTCATGTCTATATAATCCAGTCATACACAGTTTGTTAATATTTTCCTGTGATAACATAATTTTCACCTCTTTTTTGGAAATTTTGGGCTGATCAGCCGTGAATAGAATTACTTCTATATTAGATTATTCTCTACTTTAAACTTCTTGAATTCATCTTGGATCATGTTCTGTATATCTTCTGTGTTAAAAGATATATTTGCTACTGGAATAACATTTGCATTTGGATTAACTTCACCAACAATAGCTTCATCAAATGCTTTTATAAACATTTCTGCGATTTCCTTTTCATAATTACCACACAGACCGCTATAATCCATATCTGTAATTACTCTTGAAAAGAAATCTTTAAACTTATCAGCGATAAAATCTCGTTCATATTCTCTTGGAATATCAATTGTTAATTTCACTCTTTCACCTCACTTATTCTCTATATGGTTCAGGACATTTCTGCCAAGCAATCACATCTACGGTGCTACCACTTGGTAAAACATTCCATGTCCAATTTCCCTTTGGATATTCACATCTATCAGCTTGTCTTACCTGTCTCCCAAAAGATGTTTCTATTGTTACTAAATATCTTCCTTTTTTCTGTGGTGGATTTTTAGTTCCCCATTTTGCCATTTATCTCACCTCACATCCATTTATCAATCTCACTAAATACATTACCTAACGAATCAACAATTATCAGATCCGTGTCTTCATTCATTAACACTTGGATTTTTTCCCTATTGATAATAACCAAATGCCTACCACTGAAATACGAAATATAATTCGCTGCTGGATAAACTTTTAATGAAGTGCCACCAATAATCAACATTTCAGCATCTCGAATAGCTCTGATTGCCCCATTTACCGCATCATTAGGAAGATTTTCTCCATATAAAGTTACATCAGGTCTGATCAGACCTCCACATTCACATTTTGGAATTGTCTCTTTAGTGTTAAATAAGAAATCCGAATGATATTCCATCTTGCACTTGCTACAATAATTCTTCTGGGTAGTGCCATGAATCTCAAAGACATTCTTACTACCAGCTTTCTGATGAAGTCCATCAATATTCTGTGTAACAATAGCCTTCAGCTTACCCATCTTTTCCATTTTAGCAAGTACCTTATGAGTAATGTTTGGCTCAATGTTCCTTGTATCCATCTTCTGACGATAGAATTCATAAAATACTTTTGGATTGTTATATAAACATTCTCTACTTAGAAGATATTCTGGGTTATATTTTTCAAATTGAATGTCATGCTGATTATACAATCCATTCTTAGATCGGAAGTCAGGAATACCACTTTCAGTAGATACACCTGCTCCACCAAAGAATACAATATTATTTGACTCTTCTATATATTCTCTTAATTTTTCGTACATAGTTTACTCTCCATTCTACTTTTTGAAGAGTTCTTCAACAACTTTTAATTTGATACTCTGACTAAATAATCTAACCATTATATTTTTCTCCTAACTTCATCCATTCTTTTGTTGTCTTAACATATTTAAGTAACTCACTTTTTTCGTTTTGATATACACCTTCAATTACCAACTGCAAAAGACAATTCAGTGTATTCCCTATTTCTTTTCCTGGTTTATATCCAATCTCAATCAGATCCTTGCCATTAACAGCTAAACCTTTCAATGAGAAACATTCATCTTTCTGTAAAACTTCCTCTAAGATATATTCGATATTGTCAATTTTCTGAAGCCTACTCTCTTGTTCTGTATAAGCTTGTGCTTTAATATCTGCTCTACGAACATTCAATAGTCTTCTAAATTGTTCTTCTCCGATCTTATTGAGCCATCTCTTGATATACTTTTCACCCACTTCAAAAGTTGCATCATGATAATAAACAAGCTGCACTACTTTTTCTCTTGTATCATTATCAAAACGAAGTCTTTTCATTATCTCATCTGTCATATCAGCACTGACTCTTCCATGTCCTTTAAAATGTCTGATACCATCTTCTCCGTCCTGATAACAATGTGGCTTTCCTATGTCGTGGAAGAACACTGCTAACGCTGTAATTAAATCTATGGGATTTAAGCCTTCTTCACAATCACAAGAATATGCTTCTACAACGTGAATTGTATGTTTCCATACATCATAGATGTGATATGGATTATTCTGTGGAAAATCAAACATATCTTTTATTTCAGGAATAAACAATGATAATACATCGCTATATAAAACCATCTGTACACTAAAATCACTTGATGCAGCGATTTTACAGAATTCACTATTTATTCTTTCGACTGATATATTCTCCAAATTCTGATACATCTTATGCAAAACATAATCTGTATTTGGTTCAAGGACAAAATTTAACTGAGAAGCAAATCTGATAGCACGTAAAATTCTCAAAGCATCTTCATCGAATCTATCTTCTGGTTTACCAACACACTGAATTTTGTGATACCTTATATCTTCCATGCCATTAAACGGATCTACAAGACCAACTTCATCATTGTATGCCATAGCATTAATTGTAAAATCTCTACGCTTTAAATCCTCTTTAAGACTTTTTGTAAAAGTCACTTTGTCTGGTCTACGATTGTCAGAATAATTACCATCAATTCTGTAAGTCGTTACCTCGTATGGCTCGCCATCAATGACAATTGTTATTGTTCCATGTTGCAAACCAGTTTCAATAATTCTCTTGTTCTTGAATACTTCCATCATTTTATTTGGTGTGGCAGAAGTTGTAATATCATAATCGTGAATTGTTCTTTTCAGAATGCTATCACGAACACAGCCACCAACTAAATATGCTTCGTATCCTTTATCTTGGAGTGTATGAATAATCTCATTTGCCCCAGATGGGATTTTAATTTTTAATTTAGATTTCACCCTTAACCACCCTTTCGTTTACACTTGCAACAAACTCATTGATTTTCTTGTAGTCTGGATTGTCAGGAAGATTAGTATTTTTCTTTGCATAATCCAATCTCTTCTCATAGTCATTTACCATTTCAAAGAACTCAGGAATTGGCTGATCGTTGCTGTCGAGATATTTACCATTACGAATATCCATAAGCAAATCATGTTCATCTTCTCTATATGTGATTATTCTCTCTTTTTCAAGAATATCTAAGCACATCATATAAAGTCGAATGAGATGCATTGAATGTTTTGCAATCTTACCATGCTCAATTGCTTTCTCATTTCTTTTACCAATCTTGCCATACTGACGAACTGTGTTCTGAAGTTCATTCCACATAGAGCAATAATCTCTCAATGGATAATGAGTAAGGTTTACGTCCATAAAAATCTCTGTGTCATATCCTTCCTGTACAGCCTTATCAATATATAACTTCATTGAATCATCTGAATATGGTGTGTATTTCTTTGTAAAATCTGTCTGCATAAATTCAAGCGTCTTTAAAATGTGTTTCTCCAATTCTGACTGAGACATCTGATGTGCTGCTTTCTGATTCAATCTATAGAGCTGCTGATTCGCATATCCACCAAATGAATGACAAGCTCTTTTTGATAAGAATAAATGTGCATTGTCAATAAGTTCCTGACCAATAGGAGATACATAGAAATAATGTTCTGGCTTATTTCCAAGCATCTCAATTGTGTTAGGGTTTGTATTGCTTAATAAAGCAACTAACTTATTAAATGCATAAATAGTTGTGTCTGTTTCATTATTTACAAACTGCTCAAAATTCTCGTTTGTAAGAATTTGCATCTTGCTATTTAAAGCACAACCACGAATATCTAAGTCGCTACCCTCATTATTAGTTCCATATGCATGACTTCCACCAAGAGTTAAGATAATGATATTGTCACCCAAATTCTTATCTGTTCTCAGGAAGTCATACTCTTTTGATTTTAATTTGTCCTTAATTTGCTCAATTGTCATTGTCTTAACCTCCAAAAAATTCCGAAGAAATGTGCGTTTCTTTCTAATGCAATTTATACACCATATATAGTATATATTACATTCTCCAATCACTACATATGGTGTATTGATAGAGTCAGTAGGCTATGACACCTACTAACTCTTGAATTATTTATTCTTTTTACGTTTTCCTACAATAAAACCTGCTCCAAAGCATACTCCAAGACAGATTACGAAAACTCCAATGTTTAATACAATCATTACTTATTACCCCTCTGTCTCTTCATATCATCAAGGATCTGACGAGCATTGCGCTCTCTTTCAGAATTAGCAAGTCTTCTCTCATTAGCCTGTGCGCTAGAATCATATGCAATTCTACTTCCTTCTGCACGTTCTCTTGTCTTTCTTGCTCCTTCACGAACTCTTTCAAGCATTCTATCGCTCTCATTATTCGTATTAAGACTATCCATACTCTGATGAAGTTCGATAATCTGACTATCAGCTTCCATCTGAAAAAGAACCTGTTCCTTTTCCTCTTTAAGTTTCTGCAATTCTTCGGCTACCTGATCACGAATGTCTTTTTGGTGAACCTGTGCTTCTTTCATCTCTTCAATTGTATCTTTTAGTACATTAATCTTATTCTCCAAAGTAGACTTCTTCATTGCATACTGCATTGCTTCATTTTCTTTATTTTCATCAAGACAAGCATTAATCTGCTGTGTAACACGCATAATATCTTTATTCGCCTGATATAAGTCTTTTTCTGCTGTATCACGCTTTCCTGAAATTTCAGCATATGTAGCAGATGCCTTGTTATAAAAGTCTTCCTTTTCTCTAATGGCTGCATTGTAATAATCTCTAGCACCTTCTGGTGTCTGTGCATCCTGACGCATCACTTCATCCGTTCTTCCTTTAAATTTTACTCGAAGCTGTTTACCAAAAGGAGTAAAGAAAAGGATCAGTGCAATTAATACAATCGCCACAATTATAATAAACATAAAATTTGTCATACAATCCTCCTACTCTGCATCAATTCCATACTGATTACATAATGCTTTTAATCCACCGTTATAGCCACTTCCTACAGCCTTAAACTTCCATTCACCATTATGTTTATAAATTTCAGCTACGACTAACGCAGTCTCGGTAGAGAAGTCTTCACTTAAATCAAAACGAATAAGTTCCTCGCCTGTCTCTTCGTCTACTACACGCACATATGCATTTCCAACCATACCGAAGTTCTGAAGTCTACTCTCAGCATCATAAATTGTGACCGTCACAGCAAGAGTCTCGTAGTCTGATGGGATTTTATCAAGTTTAATCTTAATAACCTCATCATCTCCATCTCCCTCACCTGTACGGTTATCTCCCATATGCTTTACACTCTTTGAACTATGTTCAAGATTACCATAGAAAATGAAATCCTCATCCTTGCCAACCTTACCATTCTCTTTTGTCATAAACACGGATGCATCGAGGTCAAAATCTGCTTCTCCATCATAATGATTAATATCCCATCCAAGTCCAACAAGAATGTTTTTTAATGACGGTCTACCCTTTGTTAAATCTACTCTCTGTCCTTTACTTAACGAAACTGACATAATTAAATCCTCCTATTTGTATCTTCTTGTTAATTCGCTAACACTTGAATCATTTGTTCCCTGACCGATAGCGTTAAATTTCCACTCTCCGTCTTTCTTATAAACCTCTGCAAATACCATTGCTGTCTTGCCAGCATAATCATCTGAAAGATTGTATTTACAAATTTCCTTACCAGTTGACTCATCAACAAGTCTAATGTACGCATTCTTGATAAGTCCAAAATCCTGCTTTCTTGAAATACAATCATAGATATTTACTACAAATACAATCTTCTCAACCTTATTTGTAATATTCGCAAGATCAACTGTAATCTGCTCATCATCACCGTCTCCATCTCCTGTGAGGTTGTCGCCATGATGATACACACATCTGTCTTCCGCTGATCTGTCACCATAATAAACACATGTGCGATACTTATCATCTTTTCCTAAAATAATTGCTGAAGCATCGCAATCAATGTTTGGCTTAGAACCAAATAATCCTTTCTTAGCAGCATCCCATCCAAGTCCTACCATAATCTTTGTAAGACCACCTGCTACTTCCTTAGATAAATTAATTTTCTGTCCTTTTACTAAATTTACTGACATATATATTCTCCTTCCATTTTATAAATCAAGACCAAAATTTCTACCAATAGCAGCTAAACCACCATTGTAACCTGAACCAACTGCATTAAACTTCCATTCACCGTTCTTACGATACAACTCACCTGCAATAACACCTGTCTCTAATGAGAAATCCTCATTAAGTTCATATTTGAAAAGTTCCTCATTTGTATCAGCGTTGTATGCTCTAATGTACGAATTATCAACCATTCCGAAATTCTGTAAACGATTTTCTGCATCATAAATTGTCGCTGAGAAGCTAATCTTTGTAATATTAGATGGAATCTTATTTAACTCAACAATCATTGTCTCGTCATCGCCATCACCTACACCTGTTCTATTATCGCCAGAATAAATCAATGCTCCGCTTGGATGCTGTGGCTGACCATAAAATACAAAATCCTGTTCGCCTGTTACCTTTCCTGAATCATCAGTAAAAAATGCTGATACATCCAAATCGAAATCTGCATTACCATCGTATCTATTTGTATCCCATCCAAGACCAAATACGACTTTGTTTAAACCTGCATTACCTTTTGTAAGGTCAATCTTCTGACCTTTAACTAAACTAATTGACATATTGTTTGTCCTCCTTATTCTTGGGAAGGCTGTCAACCTTCTCTTTTAATAATTTAAAAGAAATTGGGAATGTGAGTAACGTCAGAAAAATAAATGGAATAAAGCGTGTAATACATACTGTAATAACACTAATTGAAAAGCATATAAGAGTAATAATCTCTACTTTTTTATAACTTTTATCTCTCCTTACCATGCTCTCATCTCCTCAATTACTTATTCTCTCTTTTCTTCTCAATAATCTTTCTGATAAGATCAATTGGAATAACCATAAAGGCTAAAATTACAACTACTACCCAATGTTTGAAATCTAAAGCTGTGACCTTAATAAGATTTTCCGCAAAGCTACAAAGAGCAATCGTCATTACAAAAATTCCGATTGCAATGGCTGAAAATAACTTGTTCTTTCCAATACCATTGAATAAATTAATATGCTCTGTACGAATGTTAAATCCATTAAATACAGCCATGAAACATAATAATGCAAATCTCGCTGTTATAGCCTCTGTTTCAGTTGCAAACATATCTGAAATTGGACTAAATGTAATAATTCCATAGAGTACAATAAATGCTACTGTACTAATTGCAATACGTTTCTTTGCTCCTCTAATGAATAAGCCAGAACCCTTCTTGATAGGTTTCTCTGTCATATACTCATCTTTTGGTGGTTCGCCACCGAATGATAGTGAATTAAGGGAATCCATAATGATATTTACAATCAGAATCTGAACTGAAGCGAGCAATGCACCTGTTACAATCATTGGATAGATAACACTGAGAATCAGAAGTGAAATATTGATAGGTAACTGGAATTCAAGGAACATCATAATATTGTGCATAAATGTTCTTCCAAGTTCTACTGCCTTTACAACGCTTGCAAAGTTATCATCTGTTAATACAATATCTGATGCTTCTTTTGCAACATCTGAACCACCTTGCATACCAAAACCAACATCGGCTCTCTTTAAAGCAGGACTATCATTTACTCCATCACCTGTCATTGCAACTGATTTTCCAATCTCCTGTGCTAATGTGACAAGTCTGAGTTTTGTGTTTGGTGAACACCTTGAAATAACTCTCAATCGAGGAATTATACTCTTTACTTCATCATCTGACATCGCTTCAAATTCATCATTTGTAAGTGCTAAATCTCCATCTTTGTAAATTCCACACTCTGTAGCAACTGCAACTGCTGTCTCAATACAATCGCCTGTAATTTCAATAACTTGAATACCAGCCTTATGTGCTGTTTTTACTGCACTCGGTACTTCATCTCTTACAGGATCTACAACACCAATAATTCCAAGGAATGTCATATCATTCGGTATTTCATTCTCTACTAAATCACCATCTGCCATTGTAACTGCAATACATCTCATTGCATTACTTGTCATTGCTGTAATTGCATTACTTAATGTGTCATTGTCGTTATTGTCTACAATTTCACCACTTGAGTCCATTACTTTTGTGCAATGCTCAATCAGTTTCTCAGGTGCACCCTTATAGTATGTAATTCCATCCTTTGTCGTAAAAGCTGAATACTTATTACTACTATTAAATACCTGCTTTAACTTAACTGGATATTTTTTCTGAATGTCAGCATATGTTTCAGGATTTACAAGGCTAAGAACTGCTCTATCAATTGAATTACCACCTGTAATATTGTTTTCTGAATCAAATGTTGCACTATTATTTAAAGAAATGTTTGCCCTGATATTATTCCAAAGAACTGAATCCTTATTTACATCATTACCAAAGCCATCAATAATCTTCTTTGGAGTCATAATACCTGTCGTAAGAGTACCTGTCTTATCAGTACAGATGATATCAACATATGCTAACTCTGGAATTTTACCAGGATTCTTAGCAAGAATATTGAATTTCTCCATTGTCTTTACATTCTGTTTTGTTACAAGTTTTACAATAAGAGGTAATCCTTCGGGAACAGCAGCTACAATAATTGTTAATGCTACTGAGAAGTTCTGTGCGATTTTCTGAATAATATTCAGAACGCCACCGCTAAAATATTCTCCAAATCCAACCTGTACAATTCCTGAAATTGTAAGCACCGCAAATGTAATAACGGCTGCGATTGTTCCCCACTTAGAAATGAAGTCGCTCAGATTATCAAGTGCAATATCAAGTGCTGTCTTTGGTGCTTCAAGTGTTTGCATTTTAACAAGTGTATCGCCATTTACTGTATTCACACCTACATCAGTAACAATCATTTTTCCTTCGCCTGACATTACTGTTGTACCAGCAAATAAACAATTCTGATTCGTATAAGCATCTGTTGAAGTAGTTTTCTTATGAACATATCCTTCAATTGGTGTTTTCTTGCACTCTTTTGTTTCTCCATTAATAGCTGCATTGTTTACAGAAATCTTACCTTCAATGAGATATCCATCTGCAAAAATCTCTTGTCCCATTCCTACGCAAACGAGATCACCAACTACCAATTCATCCTTGTTAATTGTTTGAACTTTGCCATCACGAATTACGTCACAATACCTGACTGATGTTTTGGCTCTCAACTCTGCTGCTGATTTTTGAACACCAAGTCCAGTCTTAACAGCAATACATGTTACAATTGCTAATACAACAAGAATCATAATTGGATCTGATAAATCCATTACTCCCATGACTCCAAGGAATAACTGCAATACTGCAATTGCAATAAGAATCATTGTGATTTTCTCACTTAATGCCTCTTTTGCGAAGTCATACCACTTGTCCAACTTTGGTTCAGGAAGCTTATTACTTCCATGAAGCTCTCTACTTTTGAGAACTTCTTTACTACTCAATCCATTCATCTGTTTTACTCTCCTTTTCTATAATTTTTATATATGAATGTTAATTGGTTACATATCTATATTCTCTTTTTAATTTGGGAATTTTATTGAGCTGAATCGCTCAGAAATTTTTTACAATGAAACGAAGTTTTCTTGTTAAAATAATTCTTCTTTTGAGAATCCAACTAATGATACAATTTTATCAATAATATCTTCATCATTTGCATTTGTGTCTAATTTAAATAAATCGAGTACAACACTGCCATCTTTCATATCCTTGTATAATTTATTTGCTTCAATTCTTGCATCTTGAAGAGAATATTTTCCCCTCATTAAATTCCAGTTCTCCATTATTCATTTCTAAAATATCATTGCAAAACAATCTCCAATGTTCTACAGAAGGATTGTATGCAACACATTTATCATTTTCTCGATTTCTAATTCTAAACATAAATCGTATCCATCTTCTTTTGCAATATCTTTCATCCATAAATCTATCTGTTCAGGGCTGAATTCAAAGGATAATTGAACGCAAAAATTATGTTTCATAAGTATATCAATTAAATCGCTTAATTCTTTTTCGTTTCTAATATGTACAACAAAATCCAAACCGATATTGTTTTTATTCTCTAAAATTTTATTAATAGCTGCTTTCATATAAATCTCTTTTCCAATTTACCAAATTCCATTTACCGTCTTATCAATAACTTCTCTCATCACTCCACCTGTCATTTTATTCATCGTCTCTGCAACAAGACCTTTAAATTCTGCTCTTATTCGTCTATTATGATGAGTACATGGTTTTGAACAATAATTGTTCCTTCTACATTTTTCACAGTCACCATTTAATTTCCACTGTTCATTTTCCTGAATCTGTTCCATAACTTAGTCTCCTCTTCTATCTAAAATCTTCTGAATAGTTTTCTTATCTTTATCAGACAAACTATCCCAGTCCAACTTAAAACTTCCACAATTTTTGTGGCGATTCCAACCATCATCACAATCATAAGAATAACGGTACGCACAATAATCACATGCCATTTGTTTTTACCTCTCTTCCAAAGAAATCGAACTTTATTCGGATTTAATCTATTACGCAAATTGATAATTCAATATTCCCATCTTTATCTTTGCCGACTTCTTCTATGTCTTCATAATCTGGGTAATCACTCCTATGTCCTATAATTCCACCATCAATATTTCCTTGAATATAATGGTTAACTTTTATTGTGATTTTATCTTTATATTTATCCAATAAATATAAAAGCTCATCAAAGTCTTTATTGTTATCCATGTCTTATTTCACCTCATAATCCAAAGAATTTTTACTTCGATATTTCTATTTTAATTTCTGTTCCTTCATAATTGCCTGTTATATGCCTTTGGGCTACAGATATTCCCTCTTGATATTCATTAATAATATTCTCTAAAGATTCCATAATGTCATAAAAGTCTTTAAGTAGCCAAGGATGTGTATAAGATATATGAATTCCATCACATAAAAATCTCCAAAGAAAATCTTTTGCTTCGCTTTTACAACGCCACTCCTCTTCATATTTAAATTCCATAGAACCAACATAATCATAATATTCAAAATCATCAACTACTACGTCTCTATTAGTACAGCCAAAATCTTCGGCATTCCTTAAACTGTAATCACCGTCTGTATATAATGTATAACTAATATTTATTTGCATATTTTCACCTCACAATCCAAAGAAATGAAAATTTCTTCCTGTTATATTGGAAATCGTTCTTGTGTATTTTCTAAAAAAATATCACTATTTGACTTCCAGCCTCCTGAATTCGCAAGAATATCTTTTCTAATTCGTGCAAATTCGTCTATATGGTTTCTAAAATAATCAATAGCATCTCTTTCTCGTAAAAACTCTGTGTCATATTCCCAAAAGAAATGTCTCTGATTTGTAATAAAAAACGAATTAGTATCTAAACAATAAGCAATGATCCATGATGAATATGTATCATTAAAGTTTTCGTTTTGTTTTAATTCTTTATACACCATTTACCTCCATTTGAATCCGAATTTTCTTCCTACATTAATAATTACTCTGCATCAACCTTTTTAAACAACTTAATTGGATACTCGTCTACATCTCCAAATTCCTTGTATGCATGTTCTTCTCCAAACCATACAATTTCTATATTATTATGGTTTCTATCGGATTTTTTTATAAAATGAGCTTTTCTACCTTTTTTATAAAAGCTTGTATCTTCTATAAGTTCTATAGTATCTCCTGTTTTCATTACATTTTACCTCCATTTGAAAGAGAAATTTCTTTTCTCGTTTTTACTTTCCATCATAAAACACCATAGGAAACTCAGAATCATCGAAATGATGTGTTCTAATCCATTCATGTGCTTCTTCACTTGTTTTAAATCCTCTAGCTGTCTTAGTTTCTCCGTCAAAATCTAACCATTCGACTCTATACATTGTTATCTCCTTTCACTTGAAGCAAAACATTCATCTTTTTCTATATCTCGTTTCAGTATAAGTCTCATATCCTTCTTCTACATCGTGCCAATGACTAAGCTGTTCATACTCTGCTACTTTCTGTTCGATTTCTTCATCCGTTGCATCATCATCAACATAAAATTCATAATTATAAGTTCCTAATGCTCTAACACTAATATATCCTGACACTTTCTTCACGATTTCACCTCCAAACTTCACTTCACTTGAAAACCACATTTCTTATTTTATCTCCCGTACATAATATACTCATCGCCAATTACTGGAATGGTATCGTTGTCAATAAATCGCTCTAGCTTTAAAACCAGTTCTCTTTTAGTATCTTCCATACATGCTTCTTTATATTTATTATTCAGTTCTTCTAATTCTCTTTTCATCATTTTTATCCTTTCTTATTGTTTCTATAACCAAAAAAGATTAGATTGCTATTTTTAATACTCAATATTATTTAAAAACTCTTCTAATGTAATCACATCTTCGTTATATACTGAACCATCTTCTCTCTTAAACCATTCATAACCATCTATATGAACACCAATCATAACATTTATATTTTGCAAATTCGCTTCTATAATATCATTATAGATAGTTGTTAAAAGTTCGACACCTTTTTTATCGAATGTAATTTCCTCACAGCGAACATTCGGAAGATTATCATCTAAAAATTCTATATAAGGATAACAATTATCATAATTCAGAATATTATATATGTTTTTCATTAATTTTTTGCCATATTTTTTTAATTCTTCTTCGTTATTAATATTAACAATTTCAATAGCTATAAATAATTCTGCCTCTGTATTGTCCTTCAACTCAATTCCTTTAAACTTCATATCTTCTCCTTAAAATTAGTATGATTGTATCTTTTTAGCTACATTTTATATATGATTAACTATTATTTTAGTTTTCATACTTTACAATTCTTATATTTATTTCTTAATTCTTTTTCTAATTTCCACAAATCTTCTACAGTTACAATTGGATTTTTTAGCCCAAGTAATTGCCATGCCTTTTCACCAGCAGATTCAAATAAATGAAAATAACAATTAACATAATCGTTTTCTGGATTGCATTTGATATTATATTTTCTTGCTTCTTCTATGGTGATTTTCCATTCATAAAACTGTTCAATCATATTTAACAATGCCATTTTTAATTTTATATTTTCTTCTTCAAGATTCATAATTTCAACTCCTACAAACTTTTATACTGTTTCAACATCTCCGCATAAGTTTCATTCTTACTTGTGCAATACTCTCATCGAGTTCCTTCTGAAGCTCTTTCTTTAATTGTTCTTTTTTATTACGCTGCTCAACACGCTTTTCATAAGCAGAAATGTCTACTTTTCCAATAACCTCTGCTGTAATATTTCTACCTGTTCTATTTGCAAATTCTTCTACAGAAATAATTTCATTAATTTTATTAGGGTTAGATGAATCGCTAAACAAAACCATATCTCCAATCTGATAGTCATTGCCATCATCATAAATTGCAAAATAATACGGAGTTAGACACATTCCATATTTAACGACTGCTACTTTTGTAAATCCTTCTAATTTTGCCATATCTACATCTCCTATTCTTTTTCTTTATATCTCTTATTTTTCTTTTCTCTGCTCTTGAGAATGAACTTTTTAAAATTATCATATTCATCAAATGTTACATATTTACCTTCGGCAACATCTAAACAATTCATATCAGCAGCTAGTTCATACTCATTCGCAGAAACCACGATATATACTTCATATCCTAATTTATGCGAATCATACAAAATAAGGTCAAATAATTCTTTTAACTCAATTACGTTGTCAATTGAATAACCACTATCAACAGCATCAAGTAAAATCCAACGCTCTTTTGTGATAATCTCATCTTCTTCTAAATCAGGTCTAAAAATTTTGGCAAGTTTATCTACTTCACTTCCAATATCTCCATCAATAATGAATTTTCTTAATTTAGAAGTTATAAGTCCAATATGACATATTATTTCTCCTTTCTTTAATTTATAATGGATCATATAGGACTCGAACCTATGACCTTTCGGTTATGAGCCGACTGCTCTAACCACTGAGCTAATGATCCATAACAGCGGATAAGAGAATCGAACTCTTACCTCAGAGGTCAAAGCTCTGCTTGCTAAACCATTACACTAATCCGCTTTATATATAAACAGAAATTATACTTTCAAAAATAACATTTAAGAATTGTCAGAAGTGACATATGTAATCGGAGGATTGTCCTAAGATGATTTCTAATTTCTGTTTCTTACTTAATTATTCTCTGTTATACATTTAGATAATTATCAAAACTTCTCTTCATATATGTAAAATTGGTCTTTTGCGATGGGCTAAAATCAGACTTAGTTTTGTAATTATCAATCCATTTTTCAAAATCTTGATCTTTGTCTTGTGAACAAGCATATGCCATAAGAGTAATTAATGCTGCATGGCATTCTTTATATACAGGTTCATCAATTTTTACACAATCATCAACTAAATCAGAATAAAAACTAATATCATCTTCATTTGCATCTGGTTTATAATTTTCTTTCACAAAATTAAGAATTGTATCATCTGAAAGTTCAGTATTATCATTCTCTGTTTCGGTTGTATTAATATGTAAATAGTCATTCATAAGCTGAATAAGCAAATCAACCTTACCTGTAATAGTTGCCTTTTTCTTCGACTGCTGATCCTTAAAATCTGCCATTGAAACACCATTAACTTCTGTATCTTTAAGTTCACTATTATATGCATTTAAGAAATCAACAAAATTATGTAAATCTTTACCGCTTGTAAGGAAATTATGAAATACTGCAACCCACATTGGAGTATATGTAGTAGTGAACATTGCATTGATATCATCGCCAGCATTCTCAATCACTGATTCAAGCATATCCAATTCAGAAGATAATGTATCGAATTCTTCTTGCTTTGCATTTTCGTCAAGATATTTATATGTAGCTTTTACATTAGATTTCCAATCATTCGGATGGAAAAGCAACATAATCATCTCTGCAACCATTCTATCAAGTTTACCTTTGATCCTGTTTGTAGTGGTGTATTTACCACAATTCTTTAAAAATCCACACTTCTCAGTGATTGTCTTGATCTTTCTTGCAGTATCGGTTGAGATTGATACAATTCCAGACTGTTCATTATTCATAGCTGAGTGATTGTTGTAATCTCGAATATGGTCGGCAATCTGTTCATTTGTACAGTTAAAAAATTTTGTAACATTGATATTGAAATTGTTAAATCTCTTTTTCAATTCATCAGGCAAATCCTTATATGATTTTCCAACAATATCACACACCTTTAATTCAAATTCTGGGATACCATCTTCATCAAGAACTCTATTTCCGTTCTCATCATGAATGTACTCTCTATACTGAATGAAATGCCTCTCAGCTCCTGTCTCTCCAACCTTGAAATGATTCTCTTTAAATGCTTCAGCATATGACAAACGTTGTAACCCATCAATCAAATGAGAAATCGTCATGCCTTTTACATTTTGTTCACAAAGAATAATCTCTGGAATTGGAAGATTAGAAAGAATTCTGCAAATATATCTGTTTCTCTCCTCGTTACTCCACTGAAAAGGCTTTCTCTGTAAGATATACTTACAGTTAATATCACCTGTTTTCTTCATATCAAGTAAAGAAAACATAGAATACTTATCCATTCTATATCCTTCAGACTCGCTAATTCCCATTACTCTTTCTTCCATATGCATATCCTCCTCGATAAATTCTTTTCTATTCTTCGTAAACACTAACAGTCCTTCATTAAGTTTGATAGATTCCATTTCTTTTGCATACCTAGCTGCTGAAATCCCTAATTCTGACCTAATCTTATCAGTTGGGATTTCTTTCATTTTCATTTCAAGTATTTTTCTTTGAATATTACTTAATGACGACATAAAATTCTCAACATTCTCATCAACCGTAAAATCAAATTCACTCGCATCCTCTACGTTATAATCTGATGCAATTTTTTCTTTAATATCTTGTGTTTCTTCTGTAGGCGCATCAAGCGAAACATCTGGAATGAATATCACTTCTCCATTCTTACTGATTCTCGTGTTGCTTCGGCACTGACGGTTCTTATCTCTGATATAAGTAGCATAAATTCTTCGACTAAGAATATTGTAAAAAAACGTCTTAAACGAAGCTCCGTTTGCATTATCTTTGTCATAATTCTTAACACTTTTATATAGAAGAAACTGCGCCAAACTGTAAATATCATCGTGATCCTTTTCACTGATACCACCAATTTTCATAATAATTGGGTTGCACAACTTCTTTAGTTTCTTCATCCCATCGCAACAATACTCATCAATTATGGCGAGTTGTTCTTTGTTAAGTTCTATTTTGTCCACCTGATATACCACCTTACATTATTTTCTGTTCATTTCCTTATGTAATAATTCTACAAAATCTAAGTCATCATCTTTAATTTTTGTGTGCTTGGTTTCTCCAAAACACTTCGGACACCTGCAAAACTTTTCATGCTTGTCCGATGAAAATGACATTATATTTTGCATTGGAATGCGACAATCTCTACAAATCATTTTTATCACCTCATTTAGAAATCGAATAACTCATTCATTACTCTTGGCTCATATCTTCGACCGTCCATTCCTGAAACAGCCGTTTGAATTTCATCTGTAACTGAATCTGAAATTTTCTTACCAAGAATAATACTCAGAATTTCTAACTCATTTTTAATGCTTCTCCTCTTTATTCTTCGCTCTTTGATCATTTTGTATGCTTTGTAACCTTGTGCAGCATTAAGATTCACAAATTCTATGTAATGGTTGATATCAGACAACTCTTTATCAACCTGGCTGAGTTGATTAGTCAACTCTTCTTTTCTATGTAATGCTTCAACAGCAAGTCCATTTAATCCAGATATCTTATCTACCCAATATTGAATATTTTCTGCAATTGACGGTGTTTCTGTATTCTCTTGTACTTCTTCATGTGTAATTTGCTTTACCAACTTTGGAGGCTTATCAATCTTCTCGATATGAAAGACCGATTTCAATGCCTTCGGCAAATTGTTTTGATACACCGAATTAACTTCCTTATTACCAAATACATCAGCCAGCGGTTCGCAAGATGTGGGAACAAATTTCCCATTTTTATCTTTCATAATCCAACGAGAACCATCTGTAATAACATATTGTGCCAATATTATCACTCCTCTTTCTTTTTTGATTTAGTGTAAAATTATATAACAGGACTAGCTGGATTCGAACCAGCGAATGCAGGAGTCAAAGTCCTGTGCCTTACCGCTTGGCGATAGTCCTATAATTTTCTTAATTAAAATTGTAAAATATGAAATATTTAGCAGAAATGCTTGATTGTTTAAAAACTTGACTTTCTAATAAAATCTATGTACAATAATATCAAGCGGAATTTAATTCTGCTATATGTGTTACTTTGCAGTCTATCAAAAGAGGTACGCCAATACCGTTTGTATTTTGTTAGACTGCAATATTTATTTTTTATAAGAATAATATAGAACATATGTTCGTATTTGTCAATTACTTTTTTTCGTACATACGTTCTTTTTATTCCTTAAATGAAAAACTCAGTGCAAAATCAAAAGGTTTTCTAATACATTCAACATTGTATTTTCTGTTTTTTTGGTATTTTATGTGATATAATTCGATTAAAACTGTTGAAAAATGCTTAATTGTTTACATGCCAAAATAGCGGCTCGCATTTTCTTCTGCAAAAGTTAATGCAACAAATTTTTCTGTTTACTAACTTTTTTGTTGCGTTAAGTTTTTCAATTAAAGCGTTCTTTTCATTCTTTGTTTGCATTATATTATATTGACTGTCCAATTTTCAGGACTTGCAAATATCATTGGAATGTTGAGGAAACTTAATATTATGCACAATAAATTCCTGCACTCCATCCAGCGAAAGCAATCCAAAGAAATCATTATCTTGATAATCAATTGTGTTTGCCTTATTTATTATTCTCTTTCCTTCGTCAACAGTTATCTGTCTTGGTCTTGTATGAATAAAGGTAATACCATTAAATGAATCTATCCATATTTTACCAGGAGCCTCATCAATTATCCTTTTTGCTACTTCCTTATCTACATACATTATGCCATTACCTCCTCAAGCTTGTAGTCTGTTCCAAAAAATAAAGAATTAAAACATACTTTATCTACCATTCTTTTATTTTTATCATCAGTAATAGTTCCAATTTTTGAGATCACTTCATCTTTTGAGATTGTTGTGATCTGCTCACCTAATGCCATAGAATATAATGTTAATCCATTATTTTCATTTGCTTGAATACATCCATGACAAGGCATGTTTGTCTTTTTAATCTTACTTGTCAAAGGCATCACTGTTATAATCGGAGCATATTTTGTACCCAATGGATTACTTACTATTACATAAGGTCTTTCATTCGTTTGTACTGAATTTCCTTCATAATTAATTTTTGCCTTTATTATGTCGTATCTCTGTAAATCCATATGTACTCCTCCTCTCTTTTGTGTTTATGTACTTTGGATTACCTTTGATAGTTTGCATTATAGCAAGTTGTCATCAACTTGTCAATAGGTTTATGTCATTTTTTAAAAATAATTGACATATAGTTTGCAACAACTTATAATCAACTTATATTAATAAAGGAGATACTTACTATGCCACAAGGAAAAATCAAAGATGAAAACACAAGGGTTATGGTAGTTCTTTCTAAAGATGTAAAAGAAAGAGCTGCAAAAATTGCAACGGCAGATGGTAGATCTCTTTCTGGTTGGATTCGTAATCTTGTAACAAATGAAGTATCTAAGTTTGACAACGACACCAATAAATAGTGTCGTTTACATATTCTCCAAAACGCTTGCGGATCTACTAGCTCCTGAATCATACACATTATTCATCATTGCGTTTGACTTCCATCTGCCTTGTTCTCTAACAAATGTAGGATCGTTTGATTCTCTTTGAAGAACTGTTGTATATTCGTGTCTCATCATGTGCGGTGTTAATTTCCCACCACTGTAGATTCTAAACATTGCTTTGATGTTATCTTCATTCATACGCTTTCCATTTTTATTAAGAAATAATGCATCTTTGTCAATAATAAAATCAAGTGTATTTCTGTATTCAATCCATTCGGTTAAAGCTGAAATTGCATCTTTTGTTAAATAAACAATATCTTTAGCTTCATCTGAATAATCATAAGTTCCTTTACTTGTTACAAGCGAATACGGTCTTACATGATATGCATCTATAAATTTTTCATCTAAATATATATCCCCTAAATCAAGATTTGCTAACTCTGACTCTCTTAAACCAGTACCACGCAAAACTCTAAGGACACACATATTTCTAATTCTAATGAACTCATCTGGTTTATGGTTTATTTTTTCAATCATCTCCTGGATATCTTCATACAAAGGCATTTTCTGCATTTTCATACGATTTGTCTTTACTGCTTTATATTCATTTGATTTGATTAACTGTATTATATTGTCCTTGCAATAATGACGATCTTTCATCCACTGCCAGAAACTACTCAACTGGTTTTTCTTTGTGACTAATGTACTAAGTTTAATTCCAGTCTCCTTTAAATAATCTAAATATCTAATAATTTTTGAATCCGTTACCTTATCTAATATTTCAGGTGAAATATCAGATATTGATTTACATTCAATATATTTCTTTTCAATTAACCAATTCAATGTGTTACGAATAGTTGTCCAATAATTTATTCTTGCTGCTCTGCTCGAAATAGATAAAAAATAATCTTGAATAAAATCAGGAACATTCTCGTTTCTCAACATTTTGTTTAACTTCTCTTCGTTTCGCTTTTGAACTTCTGCTTTATAACACATGTTCATCAACCACCTTTCTATCATTATTATTCTCCATTTTATCTGTATAATAGCATGATCTAATTTGTTGAGCCATTTCATATACTTCCAAATAATCATCACACCATCGAATTTCTAAATTTTTTGTAATTTCGTTACATTGCAAACAAAATAGATCCTTGCAATGAAATTTTTCTCTCTGATGTCCATATCTCTGTATGCCAGATCCTATATAATTCTCTCCTAAATGTTTACAACATATAAATCTTGACACTCTTTTTGGATTTCCCATATTCATTTTTCGTCACCTCATTTTTCTGTATTAAAAAAGAAGCGATTAATTTTCGCTTCTAATACTTATTTCTGTATTTGATTTGCTTTCAGCAAGAAAGCAATTTTTCCTTTCCTTATAATTTATTCCTCAGCTTAAGTGGCAAATAACATAACCGTTACTATAAATATCATCAATGATATATAGACTGAAAGGTGCGTATCGAAATGCATGTCCTGACATGTATGGAGAATAATGACTATTCATATCTATGCCATATACCGACATTCCTTTTACTGGTGGTTCGAGAAACCATAACATAGTAGATGCAGTAGTTCCGTTTTTCCCATTACATTCATATAACATATGCATCTTTGGTTCAGTATCCTTATTTGGATATATACATAGTCGTCTCAACTTTTTCATATCAATTCTTCCTTTTAAATCTAATTTAAATACCGTTCATCGTCTTCCCATTCTGAAGAAATCGTCAATTCAAAGTTTCATTACCATAGTAAACGGTTTCAAGCATTCATGCATCCTTGCTTTTAAATCGTCTACTGTTGCATCACCAGGCAATCTCTCATAATTATATGGTCTTACTAAATGGTCGATGTCTTGTGTCACTGTAACTTTTACACCTTCTACTTCCCAGACCTGTTTTATAAATTCATCTACTGTAACTAATTCATCCATTTATATCACCTCTTCCAATCTTCCGAGTAAATCATTCATTCATGGTTTTTAATATTTTTTGATTACATTTCATCAAAAAGGCTATTCCATCCATTTTCCTTCATGTCATCTTCTCTTACATAAATATAACTTAATCCATTTTCTTCTTTACACTTTTTATTGATTATATTATCAATAGATTTTTCTCCTTCTGTTTCAGGAACTTCTATTACTTTTTCAATCGCATATCTAACTTTTTTCAAAATATCACCTCCAAGGAAAGTTAAATTTACTTGGTATTTTTATATTATATAGCCTGTAAACCCATCGCAAGTAATATCTGTTAATTCTGGATTTATTTGTGCAAAGTTGATATTATCATCTATGCAAATATATAAATAATTTTCATCTACTGAAATGTGTTGTACTTCATATTTTCCATATGGAACTAACGGAAATTTAATATCATCAACTTTTCCATAAGCTAACTGAACAATTTCGTCTTTTTCTGTTGTTCCTTGAATATAAAAGCTTGTATTTCCACCTGTTATTGTTAATATATCGCTTACTGTCATTTTCATACACTACTATTCTCCTTTACATTCCATAGTAAACTTAGATTTTATGGGCTTTTACATAATCCCAAGTCACAATTTCTGGAAGTTCATTACATTTAAAAATTGTGACATTTTTGCACCATTGTCTAATCAATTCATTTGCCTTGATTTTACATTTCTTTAAATCATTTCCGAAGTCACTTATAATCCACGGTTCTATCTTAGAAAATCCATTGTCATTTTTATCGTTATAAGCAACCGAATATATTTCATTTTTCATAGCTGTATTCTCCATTCCACATGAAAACTTGGTTTCATTTCCTTTTACACTCCAAATAGTTCCTTATTTACTCTAGGTTCATATTTTCTATGTTCCATTCCGACAATACTCTTTTCAAGATTTTCCATATTGCTACTTCTTATAGAAGTTCCTAATGATAGGTTAATCTTTTCAAGTTCGTCTTTATATGACCTTCTCTGAATTCGTGCATCATGCAACATTTTATACAGTTTATATCCTTGAGAAGCATTTAATGTATAAAACTCGGCAGCATGTTCAATATCAACAATTTCCAAATCTATATTATGTACCATCTCCATTAGATATAATCTTCTCTCTTCAATTTCCTTTGTAAATGCAGAAATCTCTTTGACTTTATCAAGAATATCATACTCTAATTCAATGGGCTTCGCAACTGGATTTAATACCTTGTTCTCTTGAGAAACATACTTTACTTCCAAATGGTATTTCTTTACCTGTTTATTAGTTTGACAATATTTTTTACAAACATTATTTGCCTTGTCAATTTTCTGCCACTTAAAAGCTTCTTCTTCACTATGTACAATTGAGAATCCATTCTTTGTATCTTGTGCTAAATAATTATCATTATTACATATAATATATGGCATATTCATCACTCCAATCTTTATAAAACTACTTTCTTTGAACTGGAAAGTATAAGACAGCTTCCGTCACATATACAGCGTGGAAATTATGTAATTACTTTGATATTCTCTTTGCTCTTAGCTTTTCTAAATCTCTAATCCCTTTTGGCTTAATTTCTGGTGTAGTTTGCTGAAACATTTCCGTTGGTGACTGGTCATATGCCTCACACATTGCACAGAATGTCTTGATAACATTTCCCCATTCGCTTTCATCTACCCACTGGATATATGGTTTTCCACCTCTCTGTTTCAAACAGATTCCATATTTATACTGGAGGTTCTTATAAAGTTCATTCCACATATTTCCGAATGGAATACCTGTCACGGCAGCTAACTGCCTAACACCTGCATTCAATTTCTTTCTATCAGACCACGAAAGAATCTCACCTGCTAATGCTTTGTTATCATTCTGCAACTTTTCAATATGCCTATTCTTAAACGCCACAAGATTCGCTGATGCTATTGCAACTGCATTTGCATCTCCGCTTGCTACAGCCATTCCGACACTAAGCATTAATTTCTGCTCTTCTTCAATATCTTCTATTTTAGTTTCCGTTGAAGTCTTTTCTTCTATATTAAGAAGCTGTGAACGGATTTCAGAACTAACCTCTGATCCAGTTAAAAGCATTCCAATTCTAAGAATTGCTCTTTTAGGAAATACTTTGATTCCTGCATTTGATATTGTTAGTATCTTTCCATTATCAAATTGCATCGTAATACTTCCTCTTTGACTTGGACACTTTGTCCAATTCAAAAAATCCTTAGACTTTTTAACCATTACACCATCATTGGAAAACTCTTCTTTGTTTCTTTGATAAATTTTTTGAATCGCATCTTCTGAAATAATAATATCTTTCTTACCCAATGCTTTCTCTTCATCTGTCCTAATTGATGAATAATATTCAGCAATTTGTTTTACTGTTGCCGTTTCATTATCTGGTAAAAGTAACAATGTTTTTACCTGTTCCAATACTTCATATCTTCCGACACACTTATCCCTAAGTTGTCTATTATCAAGTAATGGGTTTTCTGTTTCGTTCTGTTCTTTTGTTAATCGCATATCGCATCTTCCTTTCTTTAAAATAGATTTGTTGATAGCTTTCTAATGGTTTATTCTCCATTCTGCTCGCAAACTATCCAGAGTATTTCAACTCCATCACGACAGCTTTTACAGATAGCCGATCTGCTATTCAGTTTTCAGGGTACAAATTTTGTTTTGGAAAATTCGACTTGAAAAAGTCCAGAAAGTACGATAGAATATAATTGACTTTGGACTAAGTTCAAATCGGGTGGAATGGCAACTTCTAAACTTTGGTCGGTGTAGGGTTGCTATTCTTATTTTCCAACAGTTTTTCAATTGATAGATCAAACAAATTTTGTAATTGAATGGCTACTTTTAGTGATGGACTTCTATTCTGATTCTCAATGTTTGAATATGCAGATTTTGTAATACTAATTTTATCTGCCACATATTGTTGAGTCCATTTATTTTCCAAACGGATTTGTTTTAGCTGGTTCATAATTATCTCCTTTCCAGTTATGTATTCCGTTTGAATACATCATTATTGTATTCTATTTGAATACTTATGTCAAGAGGTGATTTTATGTTTTTCTTTTTTTTTTCCAAGTTTTTCTGAAAGACTAAAGGAATTGAGAACTTCTAATGGTCTTACTATGGAGCAGCTTGGTAAAGAAATTGAATCTACAAGGGGAACTATTGGTAATTTTGAGAATGGAAACAAAAAACCAAGCCTTGATATGCTGATTAAACTCGCTGATTACTTTAATGTTTCCATTGACTATCTTGTTGGACGCACAGATGATCCAAAATTACATCAAAAAGAGGACTGATATATCTTCAGTCCTCGTTCCCTTTCCTCATATGAAACTATTATTTAATCGTTACATATTAAGATATTCAATATCATCCTTCTCCAATAATCCACGATTAACAAGTTCATACGCTATATTATTTAATTCTTTATTCTCTGTTGCACATCTTTGTCCGTTTTTTCCTACTATAACAGTATAAGTATCAACAAGTTTTATTATCAATTCATTATTTTTTGCATTTATTATTTCTGTTTTTGTCATAAAATCACACTCCATTCTACATAATATCATTCAACAACTCAACTGCTTTATCTATATTTTCAATACTACAGTTTAATTCTTGTGTAATATTACATAAACTTCCATCTTCTAATATAGAAGATAATTTTCCTGAATATCTTGTACGCCCATCTTTTTAAGTTCTAATCTCATTTTGAGCTTATCTATTTCTTCTCTTTTTAATATATATACCAACTCCTTCATTTTACTATAACCCTTTTAGTTTAATTATTTTTTCATATGATTTTGATAATCTGAACCATATTTTGTTTTATAATAGTTTTCTATTATCTCATCTGCCTTATTACCTACCGTTCCCCAATATTTTCTAACATCTGCTTCATATGCCTCATCTGCTAATTTATCAGTTAACTTCGTTAATTGGTTATATACTTCCATATTTGGAACAAGACTAAAAGTTGGTGATACTCCAGCAGACTTGATTTTATTATATTCTCCTTCTGTGATAATTACGCCGAAATCATTAGGTGATGACATGTTATATGCACACTGTCCATATTTATTAATCATATCATCATGTACATAAAATTTTCTACATTCTTTGCTATATAAATCTTGAAAAATACAAGCAATAACCTTCCCTGTTGCAATTTCAGTTGTTACAAATTTATTAAATCTAGGGTCATAATTTTCGTAAACAGGGTATCCATATTCAATTGCATTTCTTTTATTGTCATTTGACATATCTCTTTTCCATTTTGACCTATCATCATAATCGTCATGATATACTATTCCACTATTAACACCAATAGTCTGATGATGCTCTTGGTTATTTTTGTCATATTGTGTACTTCTATAAACTTTTTCATGATTTATATAATCCTGACCCTTTCGATCAAAATATGTTATATTTCCATTTTTGTCAAATTTTGCACTTTCTTTCTTTATCTGATAATTTTCTACACCACAATGAATTCCACTAATTCCCAAAGCTCCCAAAAATAATAATGAACCTAACATATTATCTACCTCCGTTTTCATTTTCTTTTATTATATCATAAATTTCTATTTAATAATATACAGTAGCTCCCGATTTAATAAATTTATTTGCTTTTGAAAAAATCACATCTTGTTTCTGTGTGAAAATCTTCTTCTGTCAAATCGTATTCTTTCTTGCAATCTCCCGAATCAGGATAGCACTTCATTTTATCATAATTTGCATGAACACATTGTCCACACCCTGCACATCTTTTTCCTTTTAAATCTTCACTTAATATCTTTATACCTCACTTTCACTTCAAATTTTCGATTCAAACTTCTTTGCCTTTTATGGCTCCAACCATTTTCCGACCACAATTAGGACAGTATGGTGTATCCATACAACCGTAAGATACTTTGCATTTCGAGCATTTGCATTGCTTTATTCCTTTTTCTCTCCAATAAATCCATTTTGCTTTTCTTCTAAACATTTTTATCTACTCTCCTCTAAACTCAGTAAATCATCGTTTCATACTACTACATTTATCTATTTCTTCATCATTCAATGTGACAAAATTACCATTCCGCTCATCTTGGCACTCATAGTAGAATTTTGTTTTCCAACCGTTGAAAGAATTTCCTCTTTCAATAATTATTCTTTCAACTCTGAGAATTTGTTCTGTGCTTGAACCAGAATGAGATGTGGTAGCAAAACAATTACGTGATCTTTTTATTTTTTCTCCAACATTATATTTAACATTTATTTCCATAATATTTTCCTCCATTCTTCCAAAGAAACTCTTGTTTAATCCGCTTTATTTTCCATCCACTGTTTTAGCTTTTCACTTCTTCTATATCCAACGATCTTATTGTAAATACTTCTCCAATCTGTATTTCCAAATGCTGTTGGCATATCATTTCCTTCAAGATATGAATTAAATGTGTCAATATCGTCATCGGATAAAACACCATCCAAGCCTTTTCCTATATCATTGCGACATTTAACAATATTTCGCAGACAGAAATTATCCACATGACCATATTGACATAAATCTCTTGCCATCATTGCGTCACTGTAAAGTTGCAAGAAGTTTTCTTTTTCCTTATTTTCTCTAAGTTGTGCGTACAAAGCATTGCAGATAATAGCAAGATCATTTGCATCTAATTCTACAATTACGTTTCTTTTCTCTTTTGATATACTATGTATATTCATATTCTCCTCCCATTTCTCAATGATTCATAATTTCAATCACGTCTGGATTATCCGCAAACCAGGAATTTTCATCCAATTTCCAAACAGAAATATTGTCTCTCTGTTCATCGTAGCAATCACTATGCGCTTTATAAGCTGCCTTAACTTTTTCTCTTGCATCTTCAATATTATCAGCTCTTACGATTCCAGTTGCCAATGCATCTACTGTATATCCATATAAATTTTTAACACCCATATATCATCACTCCTCCCAATCTAATTCTTCATCGCAATTCACAATTGCAGGAATTATGTAATTACTTGGTGTCGCTCCATCTGAACAACTACAATACATTCCATGCCAATGTATCGTAATATTGTATCCATAAACATCATTTTCTTCGCTATTGTTTTCAAACATTTCATTTACTGCCATCTCATGCATTTTAATGAAATCTGAACGAGAAACTTTAATATCAGTTGTATTCCCCTTACCCGTCAAATGTATCATTGCTTTTCGTAACATCTCGTTTGACTTTTCTATCTCTTCAACTTTATTCTTTGTTACGTTTAAGCTATGATATTCGCCAAGCGTCATCATAACCATTCCATTTTCTGTTACCATATAATCACTCTCCTATTCCGTTTTCTTTTTCGTAAATATCAACCATTTCTGTTATACTTGCATCATATTCATCGAGTCTGTTTGGCAATATAAAAGCACCAAATAACCAGCCGACAATATGATTTTCAACATTAAAATCAACATCAGACATCATAATAAAGATTATATCTGATGCCTTTTTAGGTGATGTTCCAATTGATGTTCCTTCAAATAAGTCATATTTGATTCCATTTTTACTTGTATAAACATATCCGTTTTCTGTCAGGTTAAGCATATAAATTAACCATCCTTTCCGTTTGAAATTGCTATTTCTTTATGCCTCTATAACTTCCCAAGTCCATTCATATTCTCCATCGTAGGATGAAAGATATGCTGAACCATCATCACTGATTGTAAAATCAATCGAGTCCTTATCTTCTTCATTTGCATTATTCATTTCTTCTTCATAAGTATTCTGTGCATCCTTTTCGAGAAATGCATAAGCATCATCCTCATTATCGAATGCATCATGACTTGCGATTTCCTTTTCGTGTACTGAATAACAAATTACTACATATTTTTTCATAATTACTACCTTTTGCCTTTCTATGAAAGTACTCTTTCATTTGGTTATTACCAAATGTTATATACTGTTTTATCAATGATTTCTCTCATAGCTCCACCTGTTATTTCATTCATAGTATCTGCTACAAGTCTTTTCATTTCTGCTCTTGCTCGTCTATTGTAGCGAGTACATGGTTTTGAACAATAATTATTCCGTCTGCATTTTGTACAATCACCACTAAGTTTCCACTGTTCATTTTCCTGTATTGTTTCCATTCGTATCACTCCTTTTTACATCTCTTCATTATTATATGTATAATCAAAATCTCCATATTTAAGCTCACTTCTTATACTGTCACGACTTTCGGTTTCCCAATCCTCTCTGAATAGTTTTGCTTGTTGTTTCGGAGTATTCTCTTTTTCTTTACATATAATATGTTCTCCATCCCAATCATGATAAGTAGTAACTGGTTTATATTCCATGTTACCTTCTTCAATTTCCTTTGAGATTTTCATTTTTAACTTTTGTTGTGATGTTCCAATGAAAAGAAGTCGCATACTAGAATACTCTTTCCATTCATTACAGCTATGTAAATAATATATTTGCTGTGCCATAATATCACCTTTTATCTTTCTTAAAATCCACTGTAAATTACAATTTCCTTTGACTATATGTATTCAACAATATCCGTGTTCGTATTTCTAATTTTACCTTCTGATATATAATCAGATTTCTCTCTGCCACTCTTACATTTTCTATAATAGTTCAGCAACATTACAAGATTGCCATCAGGAATATTGTAACTATATTCAATACCTCCCTTGCTGTCACAATGAATAACTTCTATACCTTGTGATTTGTTCTCTAATACAATCTTACATCCATTGTTTACTTCAATTTCTCTCATACTAGACCTCCTTATACCCATGCTGGCTTTACTTTAGTTTCTGGTAAACTTTCCAGCCACTCAATTATATCCTGTGGTACTTCTTCCATCTTCCAAGCAGTTCCGTATTTATAACCGCACACTGGACATTCTTTACCAATAAAACCGAGTTTGTGATCTTTATATGAAATCCAACCTCTTGTCTTATATTCTGTATTTGAACGTCCTAAACAATCTTTCTCTTTTAATTCGTATGCTTCTCCATAAGTGACTTCTTCACCATCATAAACATCAATAGAATATTCCATATTTGCATATGTTGTTTCCTCTTTAGTTGGATAAAATGGTTCTCCATTTTTCAAACATTCCAATGCTCTTTTCTTTGCGTTATCTTTTTTCTGACAAGCTTCTTTTGTTAAAGTCCATTTCTCAATTTTAACTTTATCCTGAGTGTGTTCTGTCCATCCAAGTTCTCTCATGTGTTCACAATAAGGACGCATATCATTCAAATGCCATCTATCCCAAATATCACATAATTTGTTAAGCATTTCTGTTGTCCACTCATCTGTTGGTGAACCATTTCTAATTTCATCTACGCACTGACCAGCAGAGCCAAGGCAATTTCCGTTTGATAATGGTGCAACTACACCGCACATACTTAATTTTGAATCTTTATATTCAATTCTCACAAATGCATTTCTATCTACTTCGTTTCCTGTTCTTGTGTAAACCTTACATTTACATGGGTTAATGATTTTATACATAATTACGCCTCCTTAATTTCTTTCAACATACTGTCGATACACAACATTAAATTTTCTTCCATATTTTCTTTAACCATTTCCAGATGTTCGTTTACCTGTTTTCTGATTTCTTTTTCTGTTACATTGTGACCGTAATTTGCAACCACTTCATCCATAATTTGCCTATATGTAAAACCTAAAAGTAAGTCCTCATTTTCATGTATAGGCAAATTATAAGTAAACTCTTTCCCATTCCGTGAATCCGTTTCAGGATCATATAACCATCTGCTCATATTCGTTTCCTCCATTTCTTGTAATAAAATAGGCAGCTAGGTATTTATTCTCCTAACTGCCTTTGATTTGCGTTATTTTGTTTAGTTGCTAAATCTTACAGATACTCTGCAAAAACCTGAAGATTGAATTTGTTACTCAATTCTTCAATGGTCATATCTTTGAGTTCCTTTGCAAGTGATAACTCATTTGCATTATAACTCCATTCCATTGTACATCCATTCGCTGTACGTGGGAATTTCACAACTACACAAATTTCGTCTCCATAATTCGTAACTTCTATTACTGTACCAAAGAAACTTTTATGAATCCGTGTACCATATTCTTTTTCGTATTCTGTATCTGGATTAGATACATATACTAAATCGCCAACCTTAAACATCTTAATCACCTCATTTCTTTCCATAATTTACACTCATAGAATGCCAACTCATATCAAACCCAAAATGATACTCTAAGCATTCAACAATCTCATCCTCGTTAAATGCAAGTGCTTTCATTTCTCTTAAGATAATTCTTTCAAAATCATCTTCGTCCTCAACTACCCCCATGAGATAATTGATAAGGTATTTGAGTTTCTTTCCATGCTTTCTGTAATCTGCTAACTGTTTCCGTACATTTTCCGTTATCATTTTGATTTACTCCTTTCAAAAGAAATCTTAGTTTCAATGCCAATATTTATTAGTAATATATTCTGTTACAATATTCAATGCTTCAACTACATTGTCTGGCGTAGACCTAAATTCTTTTAATTTGTCTAAAAATCCAAGTACAAAAGCACTAGATTGTTTCGTTATCCATTTTTTCATTAATATATTATTCTTTCATAGGAAATGCGAATTTATTTTGCCTTTTCAATCAATTTTCTTACACTATCTTTATCAATTCCATAGCACCATGTACATTGATCTTCTATTTCTTCATATTCCTCTCTTGTATCTATCCCATAATGCTCCTCAAGATAGTCCATAACTTCGCTTCTAGCATCTTGTGCAGCATCAAGTTTTTTAGATGCTTTTTCTAACAATTCTTCTAATTTCTTTGTTACTTTCATATCCTTCACCTACCTTCTAATGAATCACGCATTTCTACTCGTCAATTTCATCTGGATAAACAATTACACCATGCTTTCCATCAATTTCAATTTCGTAGCAGTAAACATTATCTGTTTCCTTGCTATCCACCATTTCATAAAACACTTTTTTGATAGTTCCGATTCTCCCTCCATGTGTTCTAACTCTTACTTTGTCTAATTTTTTAAATTCCATAGTTCTACCTACCTTTCTAAATCATCCAATGAAATGTTGCTTCTATGCTTTATTATTCAACAAAATTTCAGCATCCCTATCTAAATCCAACACCTCATTTGCAATTAGATTTGCCGTTTTTCTGTCACATCCTGCCAGTAGCATAATTCTGTTTTCCATTACAGACATAAGATTATTATGATTTTCCTTTAATTCTTCTAATGTTAAAGCCATAATTATTACCTATTCCTTTCCAATTAAAAGTTGCTTTCAAAATTTCAATACAACTCTATTAACTACACTTTGTACTATAGATCGTACATTTTCAGCAGTTACATTTACTTCATAACTACATCCATTTATAACGGTTACAATATAATCTTCTCCGTTGCAACATTCTGCATATACATCTACTACAGAATCTCTATCTTTTGCCAAACCCTCAAATAAAGGCTTCAATAATTCAACGGCTTTATCAATTTCTCTCATTATTTACCCTCTTTCTCTAATCTGATATTGACTCCTCATAGCACTGAAGCTCTTCAATATTTCCAATCATGTTTTCAAGCTGTTCAAGATATCCTTTGATGGATTCCACATCCGCACTTACGCTGTCTGCGATTTCTTCTAAATCTGCATCCTCGCTTTTATCATAATGATTCATGGTTGCAGAGGTCAAAGATTCAGCGACACAATTTAATCGTTCTAATGTTTCTACTTTTCGTTCTGTAAAATCTTCTCTTGTCATATTACTTTTCCTCCACTAAATTATTCTCCTTTATTAATCGTTCTTTTACCATTTTGTTTAAATCCTTATTTACTACAATCGTTTTATGAGTTGTCCGATTCATATAAATAAAATGACTTCCTTTACACCGTGCGAACCTGTAACCGTTCTTATATAGAATAGGTTCAAATTCTCTTAACTGTTTTGTTTTTCTGTATGCCATAATTATCAATCCTTTCCTTATTATATGTGACCGTAAAGCCGTTATTTCAGCTTGCTTTTATATGTATATTCTCTATTACATTGCCTTTACTTTTGAAGTTTTCTTTACAGGCTTACGTTTCTTTTCTGTGAATGGGCTTTCCATTTCGTACCGAACAATCTCTGAAAGATAATCAAATACTGCACATTGTTCCAAATTAAGCAAGTTATCTACAAAGAACTCTGTACCAATACATTTCTCTTTCAAAATTGATTCCATTTGTTCAATTCTGCCTTCATAGTAAGCATACATTGAGTGCATAACTCTGATATATTTTGCTGTATATGCCTTCCCATTGTATGTATCTGCATACCCATTCCACTGCAAATCAGTGATAAGATTAATAATCCTATCAAGTAATTCTGTTCCATTCTTTTCGATTGACCGAATACCATCTTTAATCGGTGTGAAAATACCAACCTGATTTTCAATTGGATCTCCCTTTACAGCCACATTATGACTATTGCAAATGGTTTTTAACCCAATATATCTTTCATCACCAAGAGCAATGGCAGCTTTGTAATAATCAACTTGTGACATTTTCCGTCTGTCATCTGTCTGCCCTAAAAATAATTCAATAGCATCTTTCATAGAGCATTCAATAATTTCACAGATAACAGATTTTATATTTCCCTTATAAGCTCCATAAATTCTATGCATACCATCTACACACCAAAGTTTTCCATCAAAATATAATAATTTCGGGATTTCCCATTTGTGTTTATCATAATGCGTTCCAATTTCCGTTGCTGCAATAACATCACATTGTCTCTGCCATTCTGGAATATGCACATATAATGGATTGATTACCATAAGAATTTTGTCTCCAATCCTGTTATTTGCCTTTGAACTCTCAACCATTTGTTCGATTGAAATTCTTTCTACTTCATCAACAAATTTTGCCTTGTTCCGTGATTCCTGCATTTCTTTTTCAATTACACTTGGTTCTACCTTTCTTGTTTTACCCATTTTTTATATCCTCCTTGAATTTGATTTTTTGCATAAAAATAACGGCTTGTTTTCCTTGCCGTTTAGTTACTAAAGTTATTTTCTGGATATACACAATCCATATTAAGATTGTTTTCAAACCAACAATGATCTGATATTTCTGGAATGTCTACAATAATATGATCTGTATATGTTTCTTTTACAGTTCCTTTATAAAAAGTACCATCCATATTGCAACGGACTTCCTGACCCACTTTAAATAAGTGAATTAAATTTGCCATTCAAATCACTTCCCTTCTTTAAATATTTGTTTGCATCTTTACAACTTTGCATTCCGTGACAAAAATGTTTATCACAACAGTTTATGCAAAGATTGCGTTTGATTTCTCTTACTTGTTTTTCGCTCATACTTCGACCTCCATAAGAAGATATTCATGGTATGCTTTTTCTGTTTCAAACAACATATATTTTCCATTCACATATCCCATGTAACCGTTTGGAACGGTATAGCCTTTCATTGCATTCATTTTTGCCTTCCTCCTCTATTTTTCAGGGTAAATCCCTAGTAATTTTAATGCATTCTTAGCACTCATATTCTTTGTAATTGCTATAAACAATGCATAATAATTTGCCTTTAACATTCGATTTAATAACAATTCTTCCATGATTTCTTCCTTCTATAACAGTCCACAAGCTGATGCAAGTCTTTTATACCATTTCTGTTTTTGTTTGGCTCTTTCCCTTGCTTTGCGTTCCAATCTATCCATAATCGTGAGCTGATTATCTATTTCTGTGTACTCAACCATTTGCGTTGGTGTGAGTGATTCGTATGGTGTAGACAAATTTCTGTCTATGATCTGATTTCCGTCTGGTGTGGTGATGATTCTAAAATGAAACATTTGCGTTTTCCTCCTTTTGTCTTAATCTTCATAGTAGCCAATAATTTCCGTATCTTCTTCTGTTTCCTTATAAAACGGTGAGTATGATTTTCCCTTTACAAGATATTCTTCTCCGTTCCATTGTGTATCTAAGAGTATTTCTCCATTTTCGAGGAATACAGGCATATGCATTTCAATTCCATATGTGGAGACTTCCGGGAATTTCTCTTTAAATTCCTTTTGTGTTAAAACGTTCATAATATCCATCTGTTTGCCTTCTGTAGATAAATACCGTGCTCCATTTGGCATTTCTGTATAAGTTACTGTTTGCATTTATTTTTCCTCCTTTAAAAAAGCGATGCTAACTGTCTTGCTAATATTGCTCTACTCATGTTATAAGTTTTAATTCCATGTGGTTTACGTTTTACTTCTGATCGAACAGAATAAATCCGTGACGGTTGTTTTGCCTTTGCTACTTCATAGTCGCAATAAGCATTATGAGTTGCCTTCTGTTTCTCTGACATCTTTTATCCTCCTTTGCTTTATGCATTCAATTTCGCTTTGAATTACTTCTAAAGTTGCATATTTCCAATTCATAAAAGTATCTTCAACCGATTCGTTAGAAAATTTCTCATATTCTTTTATGAGACTTCCCCTTTGCTCAACGTATTCATTTGGTACTTCTTTATATGAGATAATCTCATAAGCATCGCAGAAACATATCTCTGCTAATGCGTTGTCAATTTGTGATTCAATCGGTTGTTCTTCATTTGCCTTTAAAAAGTAATTTTCTTCACTATAGACAGTTTTAATTGTAAATAATATATTTTTCATCTTACACCTCCTTTGCCTTTATTCTCTTTTCCATTTTATTTTTCCCAATAATATCCTGAATCATCTTTTGTATAAAGCATTAATCCTGTTTTTGTTGCTTCAAAATCTGTGACAGTATTCATATTGAGCATGTCAGAGTTATTTGTTTGCGATGCTGTAGGTGTTTCCGTTTTTATTACGGTTGGTGCTGTGAATTTGCCTATAAAAAGGCTGATAATGTGAGTGCTGCTGTTGCGATGATGTAAATTACTTTCGCTTTCATGTGATTTCCTCCTTATTTTTGGGTATAAAAATAGCACCTAGTAGTTTACCTACGTGGGTGCTTTGTGGTGTGTGGTTATGTTATTTCTTATTTGCTTTTACTTCTGCCAATTGTTTTTGTAGTGCATCAATTTGCGATTGTATCTCTTTTTCTTTTTGTTCAGATTCATCAATCCATTCCATAATATCTCCTGGTTGGACTTTAAGAAATGCGCAAACTTTATCTATAGTATCAGAACTAATATTTTTATTTTGCGAAAATCTAGTGGGCATATTAGTAGAAATACCAGATTCACATAAATCTTTCCATTGCATATTTCTTTCTTTTAAAACATTTGCTAATTTATAATAAACTATCATTATTTCACCTCCATTTTATATACCTCCATTCTATCACAATATTTTGTGATTAGCAATAAAATTTTATTTTCCATATGTCAACGCATATGGTTTTGCATTGAACCATTTACGCATATTGTCAGTAAGTCCCCATGAAGTCTGAGCAAAATCATTTTGATTGTTTATAACTTCTTTCATAGCTTCCTTTTTCGCTTTTGCGTGTTTAATTGCCATACTTCTGTCTTTTCCCATGATTTTATCCTCCTTGAATTTAAAATGTACACTATAAAAAGGGCAAAGTCCTAGCCTTGCCCTCTTTAACTATACATTTTGTGTTTGCAATTACTTATTGTTTTTCTTAGATTTCTTTGTGTATTTATTAGTCAATACACTTGGAATGTCAGTTGGTTTGATAGTTCCTGCTTCTACCATCCATTCAAAGCCTACACCATAAAGATTTTTAAGTGCATTTGCCACATCATATTTGAGGGCTTTTGTACCGTTAGATTTCACAACGGTTTTAGTATCAACTTTCTTACCGATTGATTCAAGGACAGCAGTCTCAAAAGTTGTATTTGTTACATCGAGTTGATATGCAAGATAAAATGCTTCTACTGCTTTCTTAACATCCTCTAAACAAGTAGCAGACTTCATAGCCTTGCGGAATTTTTTGTCATGATCTGTATATTTAAAAGTAGCCTGTTCTTTGAGAAGTTTATCCCATTCAACCTTTAAGCCTTCATTGATTGTGACATAGTTTTCACGCATACGAGTTAAATCATCTGTGGTTACATCAAGTTTACTGTTACTGTTTGTAAGCATATCGTCAATGGCTGCAATACTAGCTTCATTAGTTTTGATTTTTGAGCCGTAAATTTCATTGAGTTCAGCTTTTTTAATGATGCAGCGGAAAAATTCTGAAGTCCGTGTTGACAGTGTTTTTGCAGACTGGAAAAAGTCAACCTTAGCGTTTACAGTAGCATTGTTTGTTGTAGTTGTTGTTTTACTCATAATGTTCTCCTATTCTCCGACTTGACGCAATCGGTGCTATATATTTTTATTGTGTACGTTGTTATCAGTGTGTTATACACACTATAAAAGGTACAAACATCGCTTGCTTCTGGTGTCTGTTCGGGACATTTTTTCTATCTGAAACCCTTAGTCATCAATGCATATCCAGAGCTATTGCATCGAACCGCATCTAAGTTATTTGTACCTTCTAACTATGTATAACATAGAATCTTTTATGAATCTTTCTTATTTTATTGTGCTAGAAAGCTTTTCAGCCTTAGAAACGCACTTCTTGCTTGTATCCTCATTCGATTCGTACAAGATAATTGAGAAAAGACAAACTCAACTATACGGAGTTCTCAACCGTCAAAGGCTAGTTATGTTCGCTAAATGCGTAACTTTTATAGCTAACCTAACGCAATGACTTTATCACTACGTCAACCCTACTTCTAGCTAGAGCAAACTATCTTGTTACCATGCCAGATAAACAAGTATTTAATTCCAAAGCAGTCGGGAACTTTGGTTAGAGTATTTTCCCCCGCTTTTGCAATGCAAATAGTTATCCGCAAGCCG